CTATAGTATGAACACCACTCAACCGATGATCGTCTCTGAAGTCTACTCCTACCACACAAATTGGAAGGAAGGTAAAGTTAATCAAATGTGGATTGAGCAGATTACTGATAAAGAGTGCGACAATCTCTACGTTGCTGTCGCACACAATCCCCGCAATGGTTCGACAATGGAGATGAGCAATCCCCGCACATCTTACCATGAAACTCTAAACTGGGTTCGTCGGTATTGTGGTACTTTCTGTATTCTTCCCTGATGCGATTCTTTCTTTCTTTTCTTCTCATCTTCGCGACTATTCCGAGTGCATTTGCAACAGTAAATCCACAACAGGAACAACGCGCTGAACAATTCTGCCAAACTAACTCAAATCGCTGCTGATTATGCAATTCCAAGTTACTGAAATTGAGTTTGATTTTGATGATGATGAAGAGTTCACTCAACATCATTATGATAACATCACTGCCGACACTATCGGTATGATTTGGGAAGCAGATGATGAAGATGACCTAGTAGAAGAAATCACTGCTGCGACAGGTTGGTGTATCAAATCCATTGATTATCGTATCATTCTCAAATGAAACACTCTAACACAGTTCGTATCATCGACAAACTGGGATTGTTCCCTGAGACTAAAGGTAAAGCACGTTACATCTCCGTCAAGACATACAATCATGCGATGGAGATTGTTGACGAACAAAACAAACTTGGTAACAAAGCTGTCCTGATTAACTGGTGATTTCCCTTCCTAATCCTATGTCTGAAACTCAAAAACGTGGTCTGAATGGATTAACTGAACTTGAGTTCTTTTTGAATGAAAAGTGTCGCGAAGATCCTGACCTGTTAGCAACGATTATCAGTGAGTATGTTTGGAGTTTGACTCCTACTAAACTTGCTGAACTTGAGGACTTTCTTGTAAACAACTTCGGAGACAACTGATGACTCTTTCACACGAACAAATCGAAGATCTGCGGCAGACTTATGCTGAAATGGTTGTTGATAGCATGGACATGGAGACATTGGTATCATTTGCGATTGATTCGATTGTTGATGCTCTGCCTGTGAATGAGCAACAACTGAAACAAGAAATCATTGATCTTTATGATGAAGAAATGTACGAAGATTTGCTGGAGAGTGTAACAAACTCAGCAGGTTGATAACTGAAACTCTGGGGCCTTTAAATTGTCCCTATAGTATGAGCAACAGTCAAATGCAAACCACTTACACTTCGCCTGATACTGGCAAACTCTATCACATCATCGAATCGCAATCTGAGCGTGGTGCATGGGATGAGAATGGTAACTATGCTCCGAAAGTTGTAACACAGTACAGCATCTATGATGACATGAAGATGGTGCAATTTGCATTTGATGAGAATGGAATTGCCAAATCTGTGAGACATCATGAAGGTTTTCATGATGGTTGGACTTCTTCCCGTTTCGACTGATTTTACCACAATGACATTCTCAACTGCTGAAATCTCTGCGCTTCGTTCACTCATTGAGTTTCATGATGATTGGGATGAAGTGAGCGAACTTCTGGGCACTGACATTGATACTTTGTATGAAAAAGTATGTGCTCTTGATGAGGTGATTGCGCAATGATTCAGACGCAATTCTTTATTCTTACTTCTGAACAGTACGAAACATTTAATGATGAATCTGCTGCTGCTGGGGTTAGTCTCGATTACTTTCTTCTAGAGTTTTGTCAAATCGAAGGTGACTGGGTTAGTGTAGAAAACTGATGAGAAGCAGAACTTTAACATTCAAATCACCTGATAAAGTGAAACTGATCGCACTATTTTTCATTGTTGGTATTGTTTTTTTCCCATCAGTTCGTCATGCTACTGCCTCTGCACTTCATACAACTGCTGACATTTTATCATCCGATTCTCAGTAATCACAACTCTGGGGCCTTGAAATTGTCCCTATAGTATGAACACCGCAACCAACCAAATGCAAACCCCGAAAGTCTATGCTGTCATTGCTGGAAATGATTATGAAGGTGAAGATTTCGACACGCTGAAACTCTTTGATTGCAAATCTGCTGCAGAAAAGTATAAGGAAGAACTGGAAAAGGATTATGATTATGTGCTGATGGAAACGAAAGAAGTTTGTATGGAATCTGCAATCGCTGTCTAATCACAACTCTGGGGCCTTGAAATTGTCCCTATAGTGTAAGCACCACACCCAACCAACTTCCTACCATGCGACTCATCGAACGTCAAATGAACAAAGCAATTCTGAACTCTCAGGATTGGAAATCTGACAACACTGAAGTTATCTATTCCCCCGAACGTGATGCAAGTTATGTAATGCTTCATGGCAATCACATTGCGACAATCAATGAGACTTCGCTTGAACTTTACACTTGTGGTTATAAAACAAACACCACCAAGTCTCGTCTCAATGCTATTCTGAAAGAGCACGGAAATGATGCCCGTATCTTTCAACGTAACTTCGAATGGTTTGTTGTAGATAACGATCAAACAGTTCCGTTCACTGAAGGAATGATCTTGGTCTGATGAAAGTTATCACTGTTGCCCTATTCACTGTTATCTTTTTTGCCTCATGTGTCGTCGGTCTAAAAACAATCAATCCAAAGATCGAAGCACAATGTATAGCAAAAGGAGGACAAGTCTTCACAACTCCTGGTAAGTTTAGTTCTTGTCTTTACTCTGCAAACTAACACTCAACATCCCAAACATGATGATGACTAACGAACAAAAGCTTGAGGCATTGACTGATCTTCTATCCAATGTGATTCACTCTCTGGAGATGACAAAGTATGAGATTGAAGATGTATCAGAAGCAGCAAATGTTGTTCGTGAAGCAGACAACTATCACCAACAAATGCTAGACATTCTTCACTCTAACAACGCACAATGATGATGACTGAAAATTATACTGAACAAATTGACTTTCTTATTGCTGACACTCTAGAGAAAGTTCAACATCTAAATCCTGAACTTTATGGTCAATGGTATAGTAAACTCTATCCTCCTCATGGTGATATTAAGAACTGGAATGTAGAGACGCTTCATACACTCGAACAACTCATTATTGATTATACAAAATGACTGAAACTCAAGTGTTCACGATTCGCTACTTTACGCCTTATCAACAACAATGGAGAACGCAAACGTTTTCTACACTTGATGAAGCACAAAGAATGGTCAGTTTCTATCAGTCTTGTGGTTCACCGTGCCATTTAGTTTAATGTCTAAAGTTCTTGCCTTTCTTGATACTTTGACTGATGAACAGTTAGAGACATTGACTGATGAAGAAATCATCCAAATGATGAAAGAACAAGAGGAACAGTAAGTATAAGAGAGGAAGGGAGTTTGCCTCTGTCATGTAAAGAAAGTGACTTCCGTAGAGTATAGATAATGCCTTAAACTTGTTGGTTGGTGGGTTATAGAGAGAGGACTGGTAATCCTCTCTCTTTTTTTATGCTTACTTATACCAATATAGACGAAAAATGTGTAAATGAAAACAATTAAAAAATGTATTAAAAAACATATATGCCCTTTCATTCTCTCGCTATGTGTTTATGCTTTGTGTGTCTTTATGCGTGTAGAAGCATAACGATTCTCCTGTAACTTATGTCCTTAAAATCCTTCTAGACCTTGTTATCTTACACGTCATTGTATCACACTCCCGCATAAATCCGTCAACCCCCCACGGTCACAAAATCCCCACAATTCCCGCCCAGAATCCCCCGGAAGACCCCTAAATACCCCCAGACTTGACACACTACCTCACAGCATCTTATAATGGTTCCACAACACCCAACGGAGAGAGATCATGTCGGTTGCGTATCATCAAGCTCAGAAGCAGCGTTATAGAATCACTCTGGAAATGTCAGTGCTAGCAGACTTTGACCCTCATCAAATTGACTGGGAGAAACTCTTCAAACTTGAGCCAAGTGAGAAGTGTGAAGCATACGTTGAGGACCTCGATTGCCCTTCTAAGTGGTAAAACAGCACTTTTAGTTTTGATAGCATATTACATCTAAAAACCACTAAATAATGAGGTATTAAGTTATCAAAATACCTATGAACTTATTAAGAGAAATTCTAATCGAAAGGTTGGGTGGAAAGTGTGTAGAATGTGGTCGAACTGAAACATTAGAGTTCGACCACATTGATCCCTCTACAAAGTCATTCAATATTGCATCAGGTTATAGCAAACCGAAAGAAGTTTTGTTAGCGGAAGTTGCAAAGTGTCAACTTCTATGTAACAAATGCCACATAGAAAAGAGTAAGAAAGACCTCAAGTTTCGCCCTAAAAATTGTGCTGGCGGCAGACCTCTTAAGTATAAAGATTTGGGTGTAGGAGTGATGATAAGGGTGCCCGAAAGTGTCACCTTTATTCTACCACAACTGCTAGACGTTATGCAACAGTTAGAGGAGAAGGGTGAGGATAGTCGTGAGGTGATTTTACAGGTCCTCAGTGACATCGAAGAACGTCTGAGTAACCGAAACTCTGGGGCCTTGAAAGTGTCCCTATAGTGTAAGGACAACCCAACCGCCCTTAAATGTCTCAAACCGCTCTGAACTTCGCTATCGAAAATGCCTTCCAATCTCTTGCTAAAAAGGATTGGAATCTGTTCGATGCTTGGTATGAGCGTCTGCACAATGTTCAGATGATTGGTGATATTGAGCAGACTGAAATCATCGAATCTGAGTGGAACGCAACCAACCTGGATTTGATGCTTGCCGATGTTATGTCTGCTGCCTGATTTCACCTCTTAACTAACACTCAAATGACCCAAGTTCGCACCGTCACCTACACCAACGTTCGGGACAATGTAGAGCGTACTGTAGAGTTCCCCACTATCAATCAAGCGATGGTATTTGTGCAGTCTCTGCATATCGCTGGTGTGGATGCGATTGTTAATCTGCTACCTGAAGATGTAGCAGTCTGATATACTCAACTCCTGTCGCATGAGTATAAACTAGGCACCGCTCCAGGAACTAGCACAACTGCTAGAATGAGGGAACTAGGGGCACCCTTACTCAACACACAGTTCACTACACTTTCCTTCTTCATTATGTCTAAGACCGTGATGCTTTCTCTGCTGGCTCAAGGTAACAACGGCACTGAGATTATGTCGATTCTTGATGCAATCGTTGCTGATAATGTTACTGAGGATGATGATAGTCAGGGAACGCTGAATCCGATTGAGTTCTGATAGTCTACTGTGCGCCCTCTGGTTGACTCTGGAGGGCGCTTATGTTATGCTTGGTGATGATAGTGATCCGGCAGTGTTTTGCCGCCGATTTGTTATAGCGTGGTGCGGCGTTGTTATGCCCCCCCCCCTTATTAAAAAAAGCAAACTACCCTAACCTACAGAGGTGACAAATCGAGCTCTAAATATCAATTTCAAAAAAAATTTCCGGAGGTAAAAAAATGGGTGTAAAGTGGATTCATAAGGGTGGATATTCTCGCCCAGATAAAAGAACTCTAAAGAAAGGCAGTAAAAAGAAATGAGTCGAAATGTTCCTTATTGGAATTTTTGGAAGGTTGTTTTTGCAGGATGGATGATACGCTATCCTGGAAGAATGATAAAAATTTTCGGAGTACCAATTGGAATTGTATTAATAATGATATATAATGCTGTGAAGAAATAAAAAATTCCGGAAATTTTTTTATGAAAGAACAGGAAAAAATATATCACATATATGCAAAGGGGCAGTGCATATATCACAGTTTATCAGAAGAAAAATTTTCTGAGATCTGGGAGATGTTACACAGGATGATTGATTTTTTGGATATGAGTATTTCATCCGAAGATTTGCAATATGAGGAAGTCAGTGTGAATAAACTGATATCATTAAATTCTTCATATTGACAAATGATAAATAGAACGATAAAATTGATCTGATGGTTTTTTTAACTTATGGCAAAAGGATTTAGTGTTAAGGCATCAACACCAATTTCGAAAGAAGAGTGGGATTATGATGCAATCAAAGAACGAATGAAAGGCAAGTCTATTGTCTTTTGTCTACCTGGAAGAGGTTGTTCTTTTATTTTTCTAAAAGCATTTGTACAACTTTGTTTTGATCTTGTACAAAATGGAATGAGTATTCAAATTTCACAAGACTACTCATCGATGGTTAATTTTGCACGTTGTAAGGTACTTGGTGCAAATGTTCTAAGGGGTCCGAATCAAATTCCTTGGGATGGAAAACTGCAGTATGATTATCAACTTTGGATTGACTCGGATATTGTCTTTGACTCTCAAAAGTTCTGGCAACTTTGTGATCTAGCAATTTCAGCAGACGGCACAGAACGTGAGATTGTTGCTGGGTGGTATGCTACTGAAGATGGTCACACAACATCAGTAGCTCATTGGTTAGAGGAAGAAGACTTCCGTAAGAATGGTGGAGTGATGAATCATGAAACTGTTGAGTCAATTTCAAAGCGTAAGAAGCCATTTACTGTTGACTACACAGGATTTGGATGGGTCATGATCAAACATGGAGTTTTTGAACGTCTTGAGTATCCTTGGTTTGCTCCAAAGATGCAAGTCTTTGATTCTGGTAAAGTTCAAGATATGTGTGGTGAGGATGTTTCTTTCTGTCTTGATGCAAAAGAAGCAGGTATGGTAACCTGGTGTGATCCCAGGATTCGTGTTGGACATGAAAAAACTCGTATTATCTGATGGAAAAATCATACAATCTTTTATATAAAGGTCGTAAGATTTACACGAATCTCAGTGCAGAAGATTGTACTGAGATTCTCCAAGACTTCTCAGAGCGTTTTTTCTCGGGAGAAGACATTGACCCAAATGATTTAGAAATGGAGGAACTTTTAAATGGCTAAAGGTGGAATGAACAAGACGTTGTTTGAACCAGGAGCACCTAAGAAAACTCGTCAAGGAAAATCAGCTCGTACTTTGTTAAGTGCAACCTCTCGTAATGGACGCAAAAAAAAGTATCGCGGGCAAGGAAAATAATTTAACATGCTTCAATTAAACCCACAGATCCCAGTTCTTACTCCAAAAGGTAAGGGTTGGGCATTTTTTTTAGTAGATCGATCTCAAGAGCACGATCTTGAATGGATTGTATTTTTAGATGATGGCGGATACTGTTGGACTTTTCGTAATTCTGATATTAGAATTCAAAAAAATGATACTTTTGGTCGAAGAAATATAGAAAGCTTTGATTTCAAGGGATAGCAACCCCTTTAAAAGTTCTGATTTTTAAATCAGGAGTAAAAAAATGCACAAGCAAACTGATAAGGAACAAAAAACAGAAGAGCAAAAAATGCTCAGGGAAATTTCAAATGATGATTTGATTCCAAAAAAACATGATTTTAGAATTCAAAAAGAAATTCATGAAAAAATTCGTAATGATGATGATTATGATGATTGGGAATACGGAACTGAACCAATTCCTCTAGCAGAATTTTGATCGATATTCTCTAATAAATAAGGTAGAATTATAATAATAAATGCCATTAGAGCGGGTAAGTCAAGGTTTCAAGGATATTAGCATGTCTTTTCAGATTAATCCTCTGAATAATGACTTAATTGCGCTTAAAAATGAAACTGCGATTGCTCGCTCTATTCGTAATATTGTTTTTACTCTTCCCGGAGAAAAGTTTTTTAATCAAAATTTTGGTTCTAGGGTAAGTAGATCTCTTTTTGAAAATGTAGATGAAATTTCTGCATCTATTATTAAAGATGAAATTGAGAACTCAATCAATAATTATGAGCCAAGAGTTCAATTAATTGAGGTGCAAACAATTCCCGATTATGATAATGGTGCATTTGACGTAATCATTTCTTACAGAATTATTGGCGCAGATGTTCCTGCTCAACAATTACAGTTTGTTCTGCAACCTACCAGGTAATTAGGTAAATGCCATTAGTAAATTTCACAAATCTGGATTTTGACCAGATTAAAACAACTCTTAGAGATTACTTAAAATCCAATTCCAACTTTACTGATTACGACTTTGACGGGTCGAATCTTTCAACAATTCTTGACGTTCTTGCATATAATACATATATTACTTCATATAATGCTAACATGGTAGCAAATGAAGTATTCATTGATAGTGCTACACTTAGGGAAAATGTTGTCGCACTAGCAAGAAACATTGGATATATTCCAAGATCAAAGAAAGCAGCAACAGCAACGATTAGTTTCTTTGTTGATGCAACAAACATAACTCCATCTCCAACATCATTAACTCTCAAAAAAGGTCCTGTTGCTAGTACTAATGGTTCATTTGGAAATCAATCTTTTGTTTTTTCTATCTTAGATGATATTACTGTTCCTGTAGTTGATAATATTGCATCTTTTACGGACATTAAAATTTACGAAGGAGTATTATTAAATACTGATTTTACCTATAGTTCAAGAAATCCAAATCAAAGATTTATTTTACCAAACAGTGGAGTTGATACTGACTTGATTTCGGTATCAGTAAAAAATAATCCTTCACCAACAACAGCATCTATAAAATATAATATTCAAGATAGTTTATTTGAAATAGATGGAGAGTCCGAAGTATATTTTTTACAGGAAATAGAAGACGAAAGGTATGAATTAATTTTTGGAGATGATGTATTTGGAAAGGCACTTCAAGAAGGATATTATATCAGCGCATCATATATTGTTACTAATGGAGATAGTGGTAATGGTATCAATCAATTCACCTTTTCTGGAAGATTAACCTACACAAGAAATTCTGTAGAATATGTCGTTTCTTCTGGAATTTCTTTACTAACTACAGGTCTATCGTCCAGTGGTGGAGAAAATATTGAATCTGTAGAATCTATCAAAAAATATGCACCAAGGATTTATGCATCTCAAAATAGAGCATTGACTGCGAATGATTACGAGACATTAATTCCTGCAAAAATTTATCCAGAAACTGAATCAATTTCTGTTTTTGGTGGCGAAGAATTAATTCCACCACAATACGGAAAAGTTTTTATTAGTATTAAACCAAGATCTGGAGATTTTCTTCCAAACCTAATTAAAGAAAATATTAAACTGAAACTTAAAAAATATGCAGTTGCTGGAATTGTTCCAGAAATTTTAGATTTGAAATATCTTTATATAGAAGTTGATTCAAAAATCTACTATAATTCAAATCTTGCCCCTAGCCCTGCATATGTTTCTAGCATAATTCAATCAAATGCTAATAAGTACGCAGAATCATCTGAGTTAAATAAGTATGGTGCAAGGTTCAAATACAGTAAATTTTTAAAGATAATAGATGACAGTCATTCATCAGTTACCTCAAATATTACTAATATCCAAATGAGAAGAGACCTTAGGGTTGTTTTGAATACATTCTCAGAATACTCAATCGGATTTGGAAATCAATTCCATATTAATAGTATGGATGGATATAATATTAAATCCTCTGGTTTTGTTGTAAGTGGAATCAATGAAACTGTTTATCTATCTGATATCCCAGATACCAATAGAACAACAGGATCTATATTTTTATTTACTTTACCAAATTCTTCATCTAGAAGTTCAACAGTTGTTAAAAGAGGAGTTGGTAAAATTGACTATACCAAAGGTATTATAACATTAAATCCAATCAATATTATCTCAGCAAAAACTAAAGATTCTCAATCAATTATTGAGATATCTGCGGTTCCGCAATCAAATGATATAATTGGATTGCAGGATCTGTATTTGCAACTAGATATTAATAACAGTATATTTGAAATGGTTATTGATGAAGTTTCATCAGGTCTTGATCCTTCAGCATCAAATTATATTGTAACTTCAAGCTATAGCAACGGGAATTTAGTAAGATCGTAATAAAATGACAGAAACTAGAATCAAATTTAGCAACATTGTACAAAATCAGCTTCCTGCATATATTAGGGAAGAGTTCCCTTTAGTTTCTGAATTTTTATCGCAATATTACATATCACAAGAATTTAAGTCATCACCAATTGACTTAATACAAAATATTGATAGATATGTAAAAATTGATGAGCAGACAAATCTAACGGAGAGTGCTGTCTTATCAGGAGATCTATCAATTAATGACGATACAATATATGTTTCATTTGACGGATCGGTATCAAATGGAACATATGGATTCCCAGATTCTTATGGTCTAATTAAAATTGACGATGAAATTATCACATATACTGGAAAGACTTCAAATTCATTTACAGGATGTATAAGAGGATTTAGTGGGATCACTTCATATGATAAACCAAATTCTCCGGACGAATTAGTATTCTCACAATCTGAAATTAGAGAACATACTTCTGGAGCAGTAATTACTAATCTAAGCTCATTATTTTTAAAAGAGTTTTTAGTAAAATCAAAATACCAATTACTTCCAGGTTTTGGTAACAGAGAGTTAAACGAAAATATAAATCAGTCTCTGTTTATTAAGCAAGCAAAGGATTTTTATAGAAGTAAAGGAACTGATGAATCTTTTCAGATTTTATTTAAAGCATTATATGGGGAACATGTATCTATAATTAGACCTAAAGATTATTTGTTTAGACCATCTGATGCTCACTACTTAGTAACTGAAGATTTAGTTGTTGAAAGTATTTCTGGCGATCCTCTCAATTTAAGCAACTTAACCTTATATCAAGACGAATATAATAATATTTCGAAGGCATATGCGCCTATCACTAAAGTTGAAAAAATAATATCTGGAATAGGTAATACTTATTACAAGTTAAGTCTTGATGCTGGATATAATAGAGATATTGGCGTAGACGGATCTATATACGGAAACTTCTCAATTCACCCAAAAACAAAAGTAATCGGACAAGTTTCTACCGGAACTACATTTTTATCAGTAGATTCTACGGTAGGATTTCCTCAAAGTGGCGAACTATCTGTAGTTTACAGTGATGGTAGCTCAGGAGTTATATCCTACTCCTCAAAGTCTCTTACACAATTCTTTGGATGCTCAAATATATCTGGGACAATTTTAGATGCAAGCAATGTTGGAATCAATACATTTGCATATGCAGTATATGAAAATGAAGTAATAAAAATAAAAATTAATTCTGTTTTAGAAAATCTTACAATATCTGACGATACTTATTATTATTCAAAGGGAGATAGTGCAGAAATTAAAACATTAGGAATTAATTCAAAAGATAGCATATCAAACAATTGGTTGCTAAATTTATCAACAAAATATGATATTCAATCTTTAGTAAGAACAGATAGCTCAGATAATACTTATCAAATTACCACAAAAAATAATCATATTTTTAAAATTGGAGACAGTGTTACTATCATAGGTAATGGTGGAACTCAAAGAAATTCTACAATAATAGATATTACTTCCCAAAAATCTTTTACAATAAAGGGTCAGGGAGAACTTCCTTCTAATGAAACTTATTCAATAAAAAGAAATATATTAAAGGTAAATTCTTCGGTATTTCCATCAAGCTCTATTATTGATGCTAATGTTCAGAATGTTTATAAGTCCAAAGATAAACTTTTAGTTTCTTCACCATCTTTACCATATTATAATCAACAAGCTCTTGATGCATCAAATAGACTAATAACTTTTACAGGAACATTTGCTCCTGTTGGTATAGCATCAACAGATATTTTTAATATTACTTCTGGTGTTGATCATGGATTTTATACTGGAGATTTGATTTATTATACTCCAGAAAAGACATCAACATCTTCAACAGATAGTGAAGGAAATGTAACGGTATCATCCACCATATTAAGTTCCTTATTTGATGAGGGTCTTTACTATGTTAAGAGAGTAGATCCCAATAACGTAAAATTTGCTAAGAGCAGAACAAATATAAACAATTCAATTTTTATATCAGTTTCTGGTAACGTTACTGTTACTAACAATACAATAGAGCCTTATGATCTTAGGGCAAAATCTTTAGGATCTCAAAAACTATTAAGAGAAATTTCAACTGCAATTGATGATGGGCAAGTATATCCAACAAAACCTGGGACAACTGGAATACTTATTAATGGAGTAGAAATCTTAAATTATAAATCAAAAGATAATGTTTATTATGGTCCTATTGAAGAGATAATAGTAACTGCTGGTGGATCTAACTATGATGTCATCAATCCACCTATTTTAAATATTACAGATTCTGTTGGTGTTGGTGCTACTGGATACTGTGCAGTAAGTGGTAATTTAAAAGAGATTAGAGTTATTGATCCTGGATTTGATTATGAGGGAACTCCATCTGTAAACATTACTGGAGGTAATGGACTTAACGCTACTGCGTTAGCAAATATGAAATTAATTTCATATGAAGTATCTTTCAATTCACAATCAAATGCTGCTCTTGTTTCGTTAGGAAGTTCACTATCAACTATTGGATTTAGCACTTATCACAAATTTAGAAATTCCGAAAGAGTTATCTATAAAACAAGTGGACAAAAAGCAGTTGGTGGATTATCGACAGATTCATCATACTATGTTTCAGTAACAAATCCATATACAGTTAGATTGCATAAAACATTAGATGATGCTGTATCTGGTATTAATACGATTACATTAACATCTTATGGCGTCGGAAGTCATGCTTTACAATCTTACGATAAAAAATCAGTTTTAGCATCTGTCACTATAGTTGATCCAGGAAGTGGATATGAGAATAAGAAAAAGACAGTTTCGTCCAGTGGAATCAGCACTTCTTTAGATTCTATACAATTAAAAAATCATGAATTTAAATCTGGAGAAATAATAACATATAATACAGATGGTACATCAATTAGTGGATTATCAACAAATACAAATTATTATGTAACGAGGATTGATGATGATAGTTTTAAACTTTCACAGGTAGGAATTACTACTTCAGATAAAGATTTTTATTATAAAACGAACCAGTATGTTAAATTAAATTCTGTTGGTTCTGGAAACCATATTTTTAATTATCCAGAAATTTCTGTTGAGATTGTAGGGAATATTGGAATTGCTTCTACTAGCGGAAGCAACTTCAAAGCAATCGTTCAACCAATTTTTAGGGGCGAGATAACTTCTATTCATCTTTCTAATACTGGAGTTGGTTATGGATCTCCGGATATTTTAAATTATAACAGGATTCCATCAGTTACTCTAAATGCTGGAGTTGGTGGACAATTTACCCCCGTTATTTCTGATGGAAAATTAGTCGAAGTAATTGTTAATGATAGAGGAAATGGTTATAATTCTCCACCAGATTTAACTGTAAATGGAGATGGAACAGGTGCTTCAATTACTCCAATCGTTGAAAATGGAAAGATACAATCAGTAAAAGTAATTGAAGGTGGTGCCGGATATAAATCAAGCACAACCTCAATAATTGTTACTTCTGCTGGAACAGGAGTTAAATTTTTACCTAAAATAAAATCATGGAATGTCAATCTTTTCCAAAAGTATTTTAATAATATTACAACGGATGATGGATTTATAGTAAGTTCACTAAATTCGAATTATGGTTTGCAGTATACTCATGTATATGCTCCACGAAAATTAAGAGAAATAATTTATTCAGTAGATCAGACAGGTAATATTTTATATGGTGGATCAAAAACTGATCTGAAAAAAATAGATAATAATGAAGTTGTCTCAACAGATCATTCTCCAATTATTGGATGGGCATATGATGGAAACCCAATTTATGGACCATATGGATATGTAACTAAGCAGGGTGGAATAATATCTCAGATGAAGTCTGGGTATGTTGAAGACTTAAAGCCAAATAGACCATCATTAACAGAATTTCCTCTAGGATTTTTTACTGAAGATTATACTTACTTAAAAGTTTCGGACGAAACTGTTTTAGATGAAAATAACGGAAGATTTTGCGTAACTCCAGAGTTTCCTAATGGAACTTATGCTTATTTTGCAACCATTAATAATTCTTATGCAGATTCTTCAGGAACTTTCTCTGGATATAAGAGACCAGTTTTTCCATATTTAATTGGAGAAAATTATAAATCAAAACCAAACGATTTTAATTTTAAAAAGTCATCAAATCAAGATGAAATTGATTTAAATCAGACAGATTGGTCAAGAAATACTTATCCATATAATTTAATCGATAATAGTTCTTCATATTCATACTTAACAGTACCAAACCTTTTAAATCAGACTATTGATGTAAAGTATGCTTCTCCCGGATATATTGAAAGTATTGGAATAACAACAGGTGGTAGTAACTATAAAGTTAATGATTCTGTAGTCTTTGATAATGATGCATCAGGTGGATACAGTGCAAGTGCTAAAGTTTCAAGATTAAAAGGAAAATCTGTAAATTCTGTTAGTGTTGCAACAAGTACAATTTATAATGTAGAGTTTTATCCAACTGATAATAAAGGATCTCTCATCTTAATTTCTCCAAATCCCCATAAATTCACAAATGGAGATACAATATCTGTTTCTGGATTAAGTACAGATGCAACTCTAATAGAAGGTTCTTATAAGGTTGGAATCTCAACTATCAATACCTTAACTCTTTCGGCAGGAATTGGCGCCAGCACTGTTACTGGAATAGATACTTATTTTTCAGTTGTTGGAAATTTAAATCAAAATTATATTAGAGAAAATGATATTTTTGTTATAGGCAGTGAAAGAGTAAAAGTTTTGGCTGTTGATAACAATTCTTCTAGAATTAGAGTTCTAAGATCTATTGATAGTACTGTAGGATCATCGCACACTGCTACAGAAGTTCTATACGAAGATCCAAGAAAACTTACAATAAATTCTGGTTTTAAAACTTCTTATGATTATAAAATCAATAAAGAAATATATTTTGATCCCAGACAATCTGTAGGATTAGGTACTAGATCTGGAGTTGGAATTGGTACAACAATATTCTTCTCAAATCCTGGAGTAGGAATTACCCAAATTTTTATTCCAACTAAAACGATTTATATTCCAAACCACCAACTACAAACTGGAGATCAACTTGTATATTCTCTAAATGGCGGTAGTGCAATTGGAGTTTCTACAAATGGAATTTCTAGTTCAGTTACTCTCTCGGACCAATCCATTCTTTATGTCGCAAAAGTTTCTGATGACCTGATAGGAATATCTACAGTAAAAGTTGGTCTTGGATCTACTGGAACGTTTTTGGGAATTACTACAGCAACTAATGGGCTAAGTACTTTATTTTTTACTGGAATAGGAACAGGAACATATCATAGTTTTAAAACAAATTATTCAGTTATAAGTGGCAGAATTTCTAGGAATTTAGTTACAGTTTCTGTCGGAGAAACTCATGGATTGCAAAATGATGATAATGTTTTTGTTGATGTAAATCCATCAATATCGACATCATTTGTAATTAAATACAATGATTATAATAGAAAATTATTAGTATCTCCAAAATCATTCTCATCAGCTGGAGTTAATACATCCACCGAAACAATAACAATTACTAATCATGGATTTATTAATGGTCAAAAAGTAATTCATAATTCACCATCTCCATCTGGAGGACTTCAAGATAATCAAATTTATTATGTTGTTATTGTTGATGATAATAATATCAGACTTTCAAACAATTACTACAGTTCTATTGGTCAGAAACCAACAATAGTAGGTATTACTAGTTCTTCAAGCGGAACCCTTTCTCCGGTCAATCCACCAATTCAGGTATATAGAAATTCTACAGTAACCTTTGATTTATCAGATTCTTCCCTTTCATATTTAAGTTTATCAAATAGATACCCTGCATTTGATCTAACTTTCTATAAAGATTCTAATTTTACGGAAGTATTCAATTCGACAAAGGAAACCAACGTTTTTGAAATACAAAAGTATGGGACTGTTGGTGTAACTACTGATGCAAAGGTAATTTTGACTGTTAATGATTACATTCCGGATAAACTTTACTATACACTAGTACCAATTTATAATAATATTAATCTTCCTGCAGAAAAAGCGCAAGTAAATATAGATTCTTCAGTATTTTCAAATAATGAAATTCAGGTAAGGACAAGTGTTTATAATGGTAAGCACAATGTAACTATTGCATCAACAAATTCATTTACATATAATTTATCACAAACTCCAGAAGCAACTTCTTATTCTTCCACAACGTCTATATTGGAATATGAGACAGATTCTCTGTCCGCATATGGACCTATTTCCAAAATTGATATCGTAAACAAGGGACAAAATTATTATTCTCTTCCAGGAATAACCTCAGTTATTTCCAATATTGGATCAAATGCATTATTAGAGGCATCTAGTAATACTATAGGAAAAATAAAGAAAACTAAAATTAACGATATTGGATTTGATTTTCCATCAGATTTTACTATTAGACCAAGTGTTTCTTTACCTCAGATTTGTAAAATAGATCCCTTAGCATCATTTGAGTCTATAGGAATTACTTCTGTAGGAAGAGGATATACTTGCCCCGCAAAATTGGTAGTTCTTGATGGAAAAACAAACCAAATTGTTCCTGAAGTTGACCTTAGATATAATCTTGGAGATACTCAAGTAACAATACTAAGAAATGCTTATGGATTGAACAATGTAACTCCAACGATACTACCAACACAAAATTCAAATGGTGTTGGAATTAGTTCTATAAGTTTTGATTCAATAACTAAAGATGTAACAGTTGTATTATCTGTAGGATTTAGCACTGCAGATTCTTTCCCATTTGCAATTAACGATAAAGTTTTAATAGAAAACATTAGTGTAGGCGTTAATTCTACTGCTAAAGGTTACAATTCATCAGATTATAACTATCAATTATTCACAATAAACTATGTTGACGCAAATCTTGGCGGAAATAATGCTACAGTAAAATACAATATAGGTCAATTTTTAAATTCAGGCGAAATTCCTGGAAATTATGATTCTACAAATTCTTCTGGACGAATTGTACCTCAAAAGTATTTCCCAATCTTTAACCCAATTCTTAAAAAGAATAATTTCTTAATTGATGAAGCAATTAAGTCGCCTTCGGCAAATGGATATGTTGAAAGTTGGAATAATTTGACAAATTATTTAAAAATACGTTCTACAGAAGATTTTGTTATCGGAGAAACTGTAGAAGGTTCAGTATCTAAAACACAAGGTATTATTTCCACTCTCAACAGGTTTGATTCATTCTTAAAATTAAACTCAAAATCAAAAGTTGAGAAGGGATGGCAAGATGATGCTGGATTTTTAAATCAAAATTTACAAAAGATTCAGGATAGTTATTATTATCAAAATTTCTCATATTCACTTAAATCTAAAGTAGATTATGATACTTGGAAAGATTCTGTAGATACTTTAAATCACACTCTAGGATTTAAACGGTTTGCAGATTATCAATTAGAGTCAGCATTACCAAAATTAAATTCCAACTCTATGGTTGTTGGTCTTTCAACAGATTTAACATACTTTGATTCTACAACTGATATTGTAAGTTTTGTTGATTTAAATTGCGTTTATGATTTTGATTCTGTAAGGGAAAATTCTTTACAGATTGGATCATCTAGTTTTTCAGATGAAATAACATTTTCAAGTAGAATTTTGACTGACTATTTTGAGTCAGTTGGAAATAGAGTTTTATATATTGATGATATTAGTTCTCAATTTAATAGTAATCCTAGATCATCAAGATTTAGTGAGGTTCATAGATTTGATCTTGGTGATGCTAGAGCCCAAAAATACATTACCTATGTAAGAGATAGAAGATATAGTGGACAGAGGCAGGTAATGCTCGTAACTCTTTTGCATGATGGTTCTTTAGGATATATTAGCCAATATGGTAGGGTTGAATCTACATATGATCAAGGATCTTTTGATTTTGCTATTGAGGGAACAGAGGGTATTTTATTATTCTATCCAACAAAATATACAGTAAATGATTATAATGTAACTACATTATCATATAATCTAAAAGATAATCTTACTGGCGCAGGTTCATCTAGTTTTGGTGGTATTGTAGATATAAAAACTAGCAGCGTTAGTGTTTCTTCTGGAGCAACCACGATTGTTGGAATTGCTAGTACTTATACGTCAGCAAAGGTTTTAGTGGAAATAACGGGTTCAAACGGTGATTATCAATTTGATGAATTGAGCATTTTGCATGATGGTACAACGATAGAATTTATAGATTATGGACAATTAACAACTATATCCGCTAACCAATATTCAAATACAGGTCTGGGAACTTACTACCCATATCTTTCAGGATCTCAATTAAAAATTGATTTTACTCCATTTGCTGGAATAGGTGTAACTGTTAATACGATACAAGTTGCTATTGGTAATACTTTATCATCTGGTATTGGAACTTTTGATATGAAACGTGCTAGATTAAGTGCAAGATCAACATCAATATCTTCATCACCATCTCCAGTAGCTACCGTAATTGCAGAATATCCACAAGATTATGACTGCGCTTATGCAATACTTCAAGTTTCCGATACAACTAACAATAGACATCAATTATCAGAACTTGTTATCTTAGATGATGACGCAGAGACTTATTTTGCAGAATATGCAAATGTAGAAACTTTTGCTGGACTGGGAACTGTGGGAGCAGCAACAACAACATCAACCAGAATAACTTTTACACCTCTTCCAAATATAAATGTTCAAGTAAAAATATTCTTTAATGCTTTAAGATATCAAGATGATGAGAAAGATGTTGTTGATTTTAATAATGCTACATTAGAAACAAATGATGGCGTGTATTATGGTACAGAAAGAGATATTAAGAGAGCATTTGAACTATCACATGATGGATATAAAATTTTCCAAAGATATTTTGATGCTAGCGATTCCACTGTGGTTGATACTACAACAAATATTATAAAATTACCAAACCACTTCTTTGTAAGTGGTGAGGAGTTAATTTATACTAATGCAGGAGCTGGAAGTACGACAGCGATTGGTATAGCTACAACTAGCTTTGTTGGTGTTGGAACTACTAACAGATTGCCTTCAAGTGTCTATGCAGTAAAACTCAATAATAATTCGATTAGGTTGGCTGCTAGTGCAGCAGATGCTCTCAAATCGGTTCCAGTAACTTTAGATATTACAAGTGTTGGTATAGGTACTACCCATTCATTTACATCCAAAAATCAAAATGCTAAAGTTCTAGTAGCGATTGACAATTTAATTCAATCTCCAGTTGTTGCAAGTGCAGTTACTACTACATTATCAATTAATGCATATACAACTGATGATGTATTATATTTTAGTGGGATTACTTCATTTTTTGGAGGAGATTTAATCAAGATTGGAAGCGAAATTATGAGAATTGATGCTGTTGGATTTGGGAGTACTAATGCAATAAGAGTTCGCAGACCATGGCTTGGAACTGTAGTTGCAGGATATTCAACAGGATCTTTAGTAACTAAAGTTTCCGGAAATTATAATATTGTCGATAATACTATTAATTTTGTTGAAGCACCATATGGAAATATTCCACTGAGCACAAGTACAAATGCACCAGATGAAAGAGATTGGGTGGGAATATCTACATCTTCTAGTTTCCAAGGAAGAACTTTCTTGAGATCTGGTGTACCAAATACGTCTAATGAGACTTATTATAAAAACTATATCTTTGATGATATTTCTTCTGCATTTAATGGAATAAGAAGAGATTTTACACTAAAGTCGAATAAATCTAATGTAAGTGGTATTTATGATGAAAATGCTATCATATTAATAAATGATATTTTCCAAGAACCTGGATTATCAGCAGGATATACTCTTTCAGAAAACACTGGAATAACTTCAATTAGTTTTGTTGGAACTGGAATTTCAGTTTCATATGACATAAACAATTCAAATCTTCCAGTTGGTGGAATTATTGTATCGGTTGGTTCATCTGAAGGATTTGGGTATCAACCTCTTGTTTCTGCTGGAGGAACTGCCTCAATATCTGGATTAGGTACAGTTTCTTCTATCAGCATTGGAAATAGTGGTTCTGGATATAGGGCAGCAAATCTGTATCAGGTTGTTACAAATACTTCATCCATTACAGGCATAGGATCTACTGTTTTTGCTATTGCTAATAATAATAGTGTCTTTAAAGTTTTAGAATTTACAAATAGTGGTTCAAATTGTAAAGTAAGTATTGGAACTTATATTTCCAATGCAAATATCATATCAGTTGGTACAACAACTATCAATATTGGATCCGCTAGCACATCAACAAGACAAATCCCATCTGGAACTAAAGTTATTGTTTCAATAACAAATCCTACAGTAGGGTATGTAAATGTTGGTGTTGGTACTAGTGGTATTAATACCTCTGGAATTTCTACAATCACTCATATTGGAATTGCGACAATTAGGGGTGGATATGTTGTATCTCCAGTTAGCATAACTAATCCAGGATCTGGATACACTTCAACAAGTAGACCATATGTAGTTATTGACGATCCTCTTTCATATTCAAATATTCCATTAATTTATAGTTCATCTTCATCTGGAATTGGAACACAAGCAACGATTGATATTGTTGTTGGACAAGGATCTAGTATTATTGATTTTGAGCTAAAAAATACGGGATATGGATATGGGCAAGGAGAAATTTTAACAATTGCCCCAGGTGGACTTACTGGAATTCCAACAACATCAAGTGCATTATTCAGAGAATTTCAAATTAGTGTTCAGAATACATTTTCAGATAAATTTACTGGATGGTCTATTGGACAATTACAAGCATTAGATGATTTGGATAGTCTATTCAATGGAAAAAGAGTTGTTTTCCCAATCACTTATCTAGGAAGTCTTGTTTCAATACTTGCTTCAAAAGGTTCAAATATAAGTGTTCAAGACTCATTACTTGTTTTTATCAATGATGTTCTTCAAGTTCCTGGAGAAGCTTATTATTTCCCAGGAGGAAGTTCTATAACATTTGCAGAACCACCAAAATCTGGAGATAGTTCAAAAATTATTTTCTACAAAGGAAGCGGTTCTATTGATGTCGTTGAAAGAAATATTTTAGAAACTGTAAAAATAGGTGATGAATTAACAATAGGTTATGATTCATCTAGTGGACAAAGTTCAACATTGCAAGAGGAAACAAGAACAGTTACGAATATAAATTCAACTGATTTGGTAAATACAAATCCTTATTTTGGTCCAGGAAATACATCAGATGAAACACTATTGAGACCTGTTGTTTGGTGTAGACAAACTGAAGATAAGATTATAAATGAGAAAGGAATTGGAAAAGATAGAATTCTCTACGAAGCGTCTATTTATCCATCATCATATCTTATTCAATCTGTTGGAATTGGATCGACAATTGTTTATGTTGATAATATAAGACCATTTTTCAATCCATTAAATGAGAATAACACATCGCTTTCTTTCCAGAAAGATATTGCAATTATATCTCAGGATTCTAAAGTAGCAGCAGCTGCAACTGCAGTTGTATCTACTGCAGGAACTATATCTAGAATAGTTATTTCTGATGGTGGAGTTGGATATACAACTAATCCTTCGGTAACTATACAAAATCCTGTGGGTTTGGGAACAACTCAAAGAGCACAGGCATCATCAACAATTTCTGCTGGTGGTACAGTTTCTTCTATAACAGTAACTTCTCCAGGTACAGGATATACATTTATATCTCCACCAAATGTATTGATTGAGTTACCATTCTTTAGTATTGAAAGTAATACTGTTAATTCTTATGAGGGTGATTTTGGAATAATCACAGGTATAGCAACTACTTCAGTTGGAGTTGCATCTACAGCAATTGTATTTGATTTTCTTATTCCAAATAATTCGTTCTTAAGAAATTCTGCGATAAGTGGTGTGACGACCGTTAGTGCAATTCAACCAGGATACTACTTTGTCGTATACAATTCTAATGTCGGTAGAGGTGTAACTTCTCTTAATTCTTCTAGAGCAGTTGTTGGAGTAGGATCAACTTTCTTAGATAATGTATATCAGGCTGTAGCAGTCTCAATAGCTCAAACATCCACAGTTGGATTTGGATTCACATATGTTGCAAAAGTAACTGCAAGTCTTTCATCATATAATGGACTAAGTGGAATTGGGTTTAGTAATTTTTATGGAGAATTTAGTTGGGGAAGAATTTCTTTAGGTTCAAGATCTAAAGATAATTCATATAATGCATATACCTTGAGGGGATTTGTTGGTTTAAGTACTGGTACAATGATTAGAAGGTCAAATTCTCTGAAGTATCTGAACTATATGTGATAAATAGATAAAAAACTCATAAAATGGCTGCAATTATAACCGATCAAATTAGAATATTGAATGCTAAAAATTTTGTAGCGGGAGTTACTACCTCTAGAAATTCTTATTATTCTTTTATTGGTTTGCCAAATGCAACTGATATTCAGTCTGATTGGGATACCACCCCACCTTCACCAAAAGATAATTTTAACGAAGAAAATAATTACTGGGATACGATGATTGCATTGAAAAAAATCAATGCAAGTGATATAAGACAGGTCATACAAAAGAGAGTTTGGTCATCAGGTACAGTATATGATATGTACCGTCATGACTATAGTAGATCAAACACTGCGAAGGTCTCTGGATCGACAAATTTATACTCTTCATTCTTTTATGTTTTAAATAGTGACTATAGGGTTTATATCTGCTTACAGAACGGAACAAATCCAGAAAATCCAAATGGAAAACCTTCATTAGATGAGCCAACATTTACAGATTTAGAGCCAAGATCTGCTGGTTCTAGTGGAGATGGTTATATATGGAAGTATCTGTATACTATTAAACCAAATGATATTGTAAAATTTGATTCTACAGATTTTATGCCAGTTCCTTCTGATTGGGATACTGCAGCAGAAAATTCTGCCGTAAGAGATAACGCAGTGGATGGATCTATTAAAATTGTAACAATTACTAATAGAGGAGTTGGTGTAGGGACTGCAAATAGAACTTATACGAGGGTTCCAATTAGAGGTGACGGTACAGGAGCAGAGTGTACAATTGTAGTTAACAATGATCAGCAAGTAGAATCTGTAGTTGTTTCAAATCAAGGATCTGGATATACCTATGGGAACGTTGATTTAGCTGCTGGAGGAGCTCCAACTGGAACAACAACTCCAACTTTTGATGTTATCATTCCCCCTCAGGGAGGACATGGATATGATATCTATAGGGAACTTGGAGCATACAATGTTCTTCTTTACTCAAGAATAGAAAATGATGTAGAAAACCCAGATTTTATTACAGGAAATCAAATTGCCAGGGTTGGTATTGTAAAAGATCCCAAATCTTTTGCATCTTCTCAAATATTAACCTTAGATAAGGCAAGTGCCCTACCTGCACTTAGATTAACTGGAATAGGTTATAGCTCTGCCACATTTACTGCAGATTCTTACATATATCAGACAGTATCGACGGGAACTACTGCTGTTGGAAGAGTTGTAAGTTATGATCAAACAACAGGGGTATTAAAGTACTGGCAAGATAGAACTTTTGCAGGGTTTACCACCGCAGGAATTGGGATAACAAATCCATCTTATGGATATGACCTCACTGAATTTACAAGCTCACCTTCAACAGGCGGTAGTGTAACTATAGTTGGTGGAAGTGTTAATTTATCAATAAGTACTTCATTTACCGGTCTATCAACAGTAATAAATAGTAGGACCTATTATCTTGGGCAATCATTTACAAATGGTATTGCTTCACCTGAGGTTAAAAAATACAGTGGTAGTATCATTTATGTAGATAACAGGCCATCAATTACAAGATCATCAAATCAAAAAGAAGATATTAAAGTCATTTTGCAGTTCTAAAGAATTATGTCTCAGCAAACTAATCTCAATACATCTCCATATTTTGATGATTTTGATGCAAATAATGACTATTATAGAGTTCTTTTTAAACCTGGATACCCTGTACAGGCAAGAGAACTGACAACTTTACAATCAATATTACAAAACCAGATTGAAAAATTTGGACAGCACTTTTTTAAAGAGGGTGCTAAAGTTATTCCAGGAAACACTGCATATAATGCACTTTATTATGCGGTCGAGTTAAATAATACTTATCTAGGAGTGCCCCTATTAGCTTATGCAGATCAGCTAATAGGGTCAAAAATTACTGGGCAAATTTCTGGAATTACTGCAGTAGTTAATCAAGTATTGTCGCCAACCGATTCTGAGAGAGGTAATATAACTTTATACGTTAGTTATATTGGTTCTAGCACTCAAAATAATTCAACTCAACAGTTTTTTGATGGAGAATCTTTAGTATCAAACGTATCAATTTCTTCCGGACTTCTTGGAAACTCAACCATTTCTGCAGGTTCTCCTTTTGGAATTACAGTAGCAAATAATGCAACTTCAATTGGATCTGCATTTTCAATAACAGATGGTGTTTATTTTGTTCGTGGACAATTTGTAAATGTTAATTCAGAAACATTAATTCTTGATCAATATACAAATAAACCAAATTATAGAATAGGTTTATTTGTTAATGAGGAAATTGTAAACGCTGATATTGATGAGTCACTAAATGACAATTCCCAGGGATTTAATAACTATTCAGCACCAGGTGCAGATAGATTAAAGATCTCAGTCTCTTTATTTAAAAAAAGTTTAGATGATTTTAATGATAATTCATTTGTTGAATTAGCAACTGTTAAAGATGGTGTTCTTATATCACAAAAAACAACGACCAGTTACAATATAATTTCAGATGAACTAGCAAGAAGAACATATTCAGAATCTGGCGATTATTATGTAAACCCCTTTGATGTTTCTATAAAAGAATCTTTAAATAATGGATTGGGAAATCGTGGTATTTTCAATATTGGACAATTTACTTATGGTGGATCTACACCATCTGATGATTTAGCTGTATATCAAGTATCTCCAGGAAAAGCCTTTGTAAGGGGATATGAAATTGAAACAGTTTCCTCAACATTTTTAGACGTACCAAAGCCAAGAACAACAAAAACATTAGAAAATTTAGGAATTAATTATAATACCGGACCAACATTAAGATTAAATAGAGTTTATGGTTCTCCAGTTGTTGGTGTTGGAAATACTTATGTTCTAAGTTTAAGAAGCGAAAGAGTTGGATCTGCTCAAACAACTGCCCCAGGGAAAGAAATTGGAGTAGCAAGAGTTTATGATTTTAAACTAGAATCTGGATCATACAATGCTTCTAATTTAAATACAAATCAGTGGAATATATCTCTTTATGATATTCAAACAACAACTGAAATAACTCTCAATGAGCCAACTACACTTTCAATTCCAACTTTTGTAAAAGGAAATTCGAGTGGAGCTACAGCATTCCTAAAAGATGCAGTTTCAAACTCAAAATCTCTTGTTTTATATGAAAAAAATGGAGATTTTATAGCAAATGAATCATTTAGCTTTAATGGTATAAACAACGGAAGAGTTGCTGTCGCAGTAACGTCATATGGAATTTCTGATATTAAATCTGTTTATGGTATTGTAGGATCTGCGTCTACATTTACAGCTGATACAATTCAATCTAACGCATATTCTGTTGGAATAGCAACTATTAGTTCATATTCTGGAAGTATTAGTACAATAACAAGCACAAATGTTTTATTCCCAGGAACAATCGTCAAACCCGGCAATTTAGTTAGATATACTAGTGCTTCTTCACCCGATCCAATAATTGCTAGGGTTGTTAGTGTTGGTGCAACTTTGGTCACTATTACTCAAGTACAATCAGTACCTGGAATTACAAGTAGTGTATTACCTTCAAGTTCACTATCAGTAACAGATTTACAGATATTAACAACCAATTTAGAAAGTTCCACCGATAATACTCTTTATACAAAATTACCAAAGAACAATATTTCTTCAGTAGATCTTACCAACTCTTCACTAACAATAAGAAAATCATATACCGTTAATATTTCCGGAAATCAACTATCTACTCCAGTTAGTGCAGGAACTAATGAAACATTTTTACCTTTTGATGAGGAAAGATATTCATTAATCAGGTCTGATGGAACAACCGAGGTTCTTACTTCTGATAAATTTGCTTTTATTTCTGGTTCAACGCAGTTGCAGATATACAATTTAGGTTCCAATAATATTGGAGCTACTTTAATTGCTAGTTTAACAAAATCTAAACCAAAAGCAAAAATAAAGAGAAAAAATAGAGTTAATTCAATATTAATCAATAGATCTGCTTATTCATCTTCGGGTATTGGATCAACTACTCTGAATGACGGTCTAGTATATGGAAATTATCCATATGGAACTAGGGTTCAGGATCAAAATTTATCCCTAAACGTTTCAGACGTTGTTGAAGTACATGCGATTTATGAATCATTAGATACATCAAACCCTTCAGCGCCAACAGTAATATTATCTTCAATTAGTGGACCATCGACAAAAACTGCAGATTTAATTATTGGAGAACAATTTGTTGGTCAACTTAGTGGAGCAATTGGCATATGTGCAGAAAAACTTACAGACTCTCAGATTTCATTTATTTCAAAAAATCAAAATAATTTTAAAGAAGGCGAAACAATTAAATTTGCAGAGTCAAATATAACAGCAGTAATTACTACTTTAAATTCTCCAAGTTCAAATATTTCATCCAACTTTATTTTTACAAACGGTCAAAAAGATACTTTTTATGATTATGGAGTTATTTCAAGAAAATCTAATGCTGAAGAACCATCAAGAAAATTAAGAATATATTTCTCAAATGGATACTATGATTCTACAGATGATGGAGATATTACGACAATAAATTCTTATACTGGATTTGATTATGGAAAAGAAATTCAAACTGTTAGTGGGATAAGAAATTCTGATATTATTGATATAAGACCAAAGACTACTGATTTCTCGGTTGCAGAAAATGTAAGATCTCCATTAGAATTTTATGGAAGAACTTTTAATGGATCCGGAAACTCTGCAGCAAATATACTAGCTTCAGATGAACAGATTGTAACTACTTTTTCATTCTATCTAGGAAGAATAGATAGAATTTACGTCACAAAAGACGGAAAAATGCAAGTTAAATATGGAACTCCATCTGAAAAACTTGAAAAACCTGTTTCTGTCGATGATGCTCTTGAAATTGCGACCGTAATTCTTCCACCTTATCTTTATAATGTATCCCAAGCTTCAATGGAGTTTTTGGATCATAAGAGATATAGAATGGTTGATATTAAACAACTTGAAAATAGAATTAAAAATATCGAATATTATACCACACTATCTCTTCTTGAAACTAATACTGCGAATTTATTTGTTTCTGATGATAATGGATTGAATAGATTTAAATCTGGATTTTTTGTAGATAATTTCACTTCTCTTCTTGCACAAGAAGATAGTATCTTATATAAAAATAGTATTGATATTGAAAATAAAGAACTTAGACCAGCACACTATACAAATTCAATTGATCTAGTTGCCGGTCCAGTTATTGGTATTGACCCAACAGATGATTTGCAATTTACTCCAATAGAAGGAACAAATGTTAGAAAATCTGGAGATATTGTAACACTAGATTATGCTGAAGTAGAGTGGTTTAAGCAATCTTTTGCAACAAGATCGGAAAGTGTAACTCCTTTCTTAATTAGTTTTTGGCAGGGAACTGTAGAATTAACACCTTCATCAGATACATGGGTAGATACAACTCGTTTAGAAGCAAAGATTATTAATACTGAAGGAAATTATGCAGAAACTCTTGCAAATGCAGTTAAAACCTTAAATGTAGATCCTCAGACTGGATTTGCTCCTGTCGTTTGGAATGCATGGCAAACTAATTGGACTGGAACTGAAATTGTTAATACAACAGCGACAAGAACCGAAGTTTCTGGAGGTGCTTGGAGAGGTGGTGGTGGAGCTCGTGCATCATTTGAAACCCAAACAACTTCTGTAATCCAAGATCAACTTAGAGAGACTAGAGATACTGGTGTTACTAGTAGAACTGGTTTGAGGACAATTGTTACGGAACAATTTGATAAGACTTCAGTTGGGGATAGAGTCGTAAGCAGAAATCTTATTCCTTATATGAGATCTAGAAATATTCAATTTATTTCTAAAAAAGTCAAACCATTAACACAATTATATGCGTTCTTTGATGGTGTAGATGTTACAAAATATTGTGTCCCTAAACTTCTTGAAATAAGCATGGTTTCGGGAACTTTCCAAGTTGGAGAAACTGTAATAGGTGTAGCACAAAAAACTGGACTTGGACCAGAATCCGGACAAAATACTCCTAAGATAACATTTAGAGTTGCTCAATCAGATCATAAAGAAGGACCATACAATTCAGCGACTTCAACTTTCTCATATAACCCATATACTGGACAAACAATTCAGGCAACCTATTCTTCAACCTCAACAATTTTAAACGTTGATACTTTCTCTTTATCGAATCAACCACAAGGACAATATAGTGGATGGGTTGAATCTGGAATGAGACTGGTTGGTCAAACAAGTGGTGCCCAAGCTACAATTACTAATTTAAGATTAGTATCCGATATATCTGCAACATTGATTGGTAGTTTCTTTATTCCAAATCCAAATATCAATATCCATCCAAAATTTGAATCTGGTACTAAAACATTTACTCTAGTCAATAATAATTTAAATGACCAGAATGCAGCTACAACAATTGCAGAAGAAGGATTTATTTCAAGTGGAACACTAGAAACGGTTCAAGAAAATATTATTTCTGTTAGAAATGCAAGAATTCAAAATAAGCAAGAATTTGAGCAAAATGCAGTATCAAGAACGACAGGAACTCAGATTGTTTCGAGTAGTGTTATTTCTAGAACCCAGAGACAAGTTCTTGTTGGATGGTATGATCCTCTTGCACAATCATTCTTAGTTGAAGATGAAACTGGAGTTTTCTTGACCAGATGCGATGTCTTCTTTAGATCTAAAGATGATATGGATATTCCTGTAACGTTCCAATTAAGAACGATGCAGAACGGATTCCCAACACAGAAAGTTTTACCACTTTCAGAGGTCACTTTAGATCCAGATCAAGTAAATACCTCATCTGACGGATCTGTTGCAACTTCATTTGTATTTAAAGCTCCCGTTTATCTAGAGGGTGGAAAAGATTATTGCGTATGCCTTGCTTCAAATTCTACAAAATATAGCGTATATATTTCAAGAATTGGAGAAAATGATCTATTAACACAAACATTTATTTCAAATCAACCAACTCTTGGTTCTCTATTCAAATCACAAAATGCATCTACTTGGGAAGCAAGTCAGTGGGAAGATCTTAAATTTACTCTTTATAGAGCAGACTTTTTAACTTCAGGTACTGTAGAGTTTTACAATCCAGAATTAACATCTGGTAATAATCAAATACCAACACTACTCCCAAATTCTCTGATTACAAATTCAAAGAGAATTAGAATTGGAATTGGATCAACTTTAAATGATTCTGGTTTAACTTTGGGGAATACTGTTCTACAATCAAATACAAATGCAACAGGAAATTATGTAGGATCTGCTGGAATTGCTACAGGAACTCTTGGTATAATCAATCCTGGAATAGGATATACACCTACAAGTGGTGGATTAACTTTCAACAGTATTAATCTTACAACTATTACTGGTAGTGGTAGAGATGCGACTGCAAATGTTACCATTAGTAATGGAGTGGCTGTTGCAGCAACAATTGTAAGTGGAGGAACTGGATATCAAGTTGGAGATGTTTTAAGTATTGGTCCTATTGGAATATCTTCAGTTGGAAAAAATATAAGACTTTCTGTTGGATCAATTTCTGCAGTTAATCAACTAATTCTAGATAATGTTCAAGGAGATTTTATAACAGGAGTTGGAAATACAGTACAATACATTAATAATTCTGGAGTTACAACTACTTTAAATGCATCTACTGGAGGAAATGTAACAATAAGTCAGATTAATACTGAAACTGATGGATTACATATTCAAGTTAATCATAAAAATCATGGAATGTATTCCAATCAAAACTATGTAACTATTTCTGGAGTAACTCCAGACATTGCACCATCAAAATTAAATGTTGCATATAATTTTGATTCTACTTCATCTCTTTCATTAAGCAGTATTGCAAACTTTAATACATTTGAAAATGTTGGTGTCGGAACTACCAATCCTGGATATATTTTGATTGGAGAAGAAGTTATTTCTTACACATCCACATCTGGTGGAGTTATTGGCGGGACAATTACAAGAGGATCAAATCCAAAAAATTATCCTGCAGGAACTCCTGTTTATAAGTATGAACTTGGCGGAGTCTCTTTAAACAGAATCAATACTACACACAATCTCAGTGATGTAACAGTATCTGATCCAATAACCTTTGATTCATATTATGTTAAACTTAATATGACCTCAAATGGAACTGACAGATCTGTTGGAACTGGTTTCCCTAAACTCTACTTAAATTCATCAAAATCAACTGGAGGATTTAATATTAAAGCAACTCAAAATATTCCATTTGAATTAATTACTCCAATGGTACAAAATCTTACTGTTCAGGGGACATCATTAAGTGGAGAACTCAGAACAGTAACTGGAAAGAGTATTAGTGGGTCAGAAATTCCATTTGTAGATAATGGATTTGAAACTATCTCCTTGAATAAAACAAATTATTTGGATAGTACTAGAATAATCTCATCTAAAGTTAACGAAGATATTAAATTAACAAATTTACCTGGAAATAAATCATTAAATATGAGATTGTCTCTGAACACAACAAACACTAAACTGAGTCCAGTTATTGATACTCAAAGAGTTAATGTTATAACTACTTCAAATAGAGTAAATAGCGTTATAAGTAATTATTCTACTGATAATAGAGTTAATAGCATATCAGATGATCCTACTTCTTTCCAATATATTTCAAAAGAAATTAATTTGGAAAATTCTGCATCATCTCTATTAGTTCTAGCAAATGCGAATATCAACCTTTATTCAGATATTCGTGTTTTCTATGCAATTGGACAAAATCAAAACTTTACTCCAGTTTTTGTACCATTCCCAGGATATATGAATTTGAATGATAGAAAGCAAATTATTGATCCATCACTAAATGATGGTCGTCCAGATTCTTTTGTTTCTCCATCAACACATTTAGCATTTTCCCCACAAGACTTGGAGTATAAGGAATATTCTTTCAGTATTGATCAATTGCCTGCATTTAGATCATATAGAATCAAAATTCTTCTGACTTCTACGAATCAGACTTATGTACCAAGATTGAAAGATCTTAGAGTTATTGCTTTAGCATGATATGAATTATATTAAAGTTGAGGGTCACTCAAATTTAATGAGAGACCCCAATACAAATTCAATAATAAACAAAAATATGACAGAATATCAAGAGTATATTTCAAAACGTAATGCAAAAAATGAGGAGAATCAAAAGTTACAGAATCTTGAATATGATCTTGCTAATATGAAGGGTGACCTTGACGAAATTAAATCTTTACTAAGGAGTTTACTTGATGGATCCAGATAAAATACAACTTGAAAATTTAAGTAAAAGTTTTGAATACTTTAAAGTTTCAAATGAAATAGATAATATAGAAGATATTGAATTAATCAAAAATATTGCAAAGTGCTATTATAAATTATACTTAAAGCAACAAGAAGTAGTATCCTCTTTAGGAGTCCCAAATGTCAACTAAAAACATAACATTTGATACTGATTCTGGAGTTGCTTATCATGTTCACTTTGTTATTAACTCCGGAGCAGATTTTAGGGCAAATTTTAACGTAAATAATGTTTCCAATGCTCCCTTCAACTTTACTGGATGGACAGGAACATCCAGAATGGCTAAAAGTGTCTCTATAGGTTCCTCATCTTACCCCGTAGCAACCTTTAATGTCGGTTTTACTAGTGCTTCCTCCGGAAAATTTAATATATCTTTAGGTTCATCTGCCACTAGAACATTAACCGAAGGTAGATATGTTTACGACATTTTGGTCAGCTCTGGTTCTACAGTTTATAGAATAGTAAGTGGAAATATCGTAGTTATACCAGGAATTTCTTCGGCACCCTAAATATCTCTAGAGGTATTAGATAAATGGCTCAACCATCTACTAGACAAGAATTAATTGATTATTGCAAAAGAAAACTGGGAGCACCAGTCTTGGAAATTAATGTAGCTGATGAGCAAATTGAAGATTTAGTTGATGATGCTATACAGTTTTTTCAAGAGCGTCATTTTGATGGCGTATATCCAACATTTTTCAAATATCAATTTACTCAAGATGATGTTGATAGAGGTAGAGCAAGGGGAGCAAATTCTAGCGTAGGAATTGTAACTACTAATGTTACTGCAAATGTTGCAGGAATAACAACTACTTTTAAATATGAGGAAAATAGCAATTATTTGCAAGTTCCTCCAGGAGTCATAGGTGTAAATAAAATATTCCAATATGATGGATCTAACACTATTACACATAACATGTTCAGTGTTAAGTATCAGTTATTCTTGAATGATATTTATTATTGGGGAACTACTGAGCTTTTGTCTTATGCAATGGTAAAAACATACTTAGAAGATTTGGATTTTCTACTCAACACGCAGAAGCAGATTCGTTTCAATAAAAGACAAGATAGACTTTATCTTGATATTGATTGGGGAGCCGTAAATGTAGGAAGCTACGTTATAATTGATTGTTATTCGGTGTTGGATCCAAATGATTATAGTCGGGTTTGGAATGATTCATTTATTAAACCATACTTAACATCATTGATAAAAAAACAATGGGGACAGAATATGATGAAATTTACTGGTGTTAAACTTCCAGGTGGCGTTGAACTTAATGGTCGTCAAATGTATGATGATGCCCAAAGAGAACTTGATATTTTAATGGAAAAAATGTCGAATACTTATGAACTTCCACCTCTAGACATGGTTGGTTAATTAAATGCTTAATCCATTTTTTCTTCAAGGTTCTGAATCAGAGAGAAATCTTATTCAAGATTTGGTCAATGAACAATTGAGAATGTATGGAATTGAAGTTTATTATTTGCCAAGAAAGTATATTACACAAAAAACTGTTATAAAAGAAGTTATAGAATCTTCGTTTGAAGATGCTTATCCAATAGAAGCTTATCTAGTAAGTTATGAGGGATATGGAGATAATCCAACTATTCTTTCAAAATTTGGAATTCAAGCACTTAATGAATTAACTTTAACCATATCAAGAGAGAGATTTGAAACATATATTTCTCCTCTTATGAAAAATGAACAAAATATTCGATTATCTACTAGACCGAAAGAAGGAGATTTAATTTATTTTCCTCTTGGAGATCGTTTGTTTGAAATAAAATATGTCGAACATGAACAACCATTCTATCAAATTAATGGAAATACTAGTTATGATTTACGATGCGAATTATTCAGATATGAAGACGAAGTAATTGATACCGGAATATCTGAGATTGATAATTATATTGGTGGAACTGGTACAGGCGATGTAGATTATGAAACTAATGTTTACGCATCGATTCAAACATTAACTCTTGTTGGGACTGCATCGACTGCATCTGCAATAACTACATTGGTTAACAATGGTATAAGATTCTTTACTGTTACTAATAGGGGTGGTGGATACTCTTATCCACCAAGAGTTGCAATTTCTTCTGCACCAACGGGCGGTATGACTGGTGTAGGATCAGCAACAATGATTGGTGGTATTGTTGTTTGCGACAGGAATGTTAATCCCAATTTAAAATCAGTTCAATCTGTGGAAGTTATAAACCCAGGATATGGATACACTATTGCACCTAAAGTTGCATTTTTTGGTGATGGTGTTGGAGCGGCGGCGACAGCAACAATTGGTAGTGGAATCGTAGGAGTAATAACGGTTACAAACGGAGGATCTGGATATACATCTCCACCGCCAATCACATTTGTGGGGATTTCGACTGTTTCTGCTGCTGCCACAGCAGTAGTAAGCTCCGCCGGAACTATTACGCAAATAAGAATAACGAATGCTGGTCTTGGATATTCACAGGCACCAACAATTATAATAGGAAATCCTTCAACAACTTCCAGTGGAGATTATATTTTTAATGAAATAATAACAGGATCAATAAGCAACACTACAGCAAGAGTTAGATCGTGGAATTCTGTGACTAATAAACTTGAAATTTCAAATGTATCTGGAGAATTTGCAATTTCAGAATCTATTATTGGATCAGATTCTGGCGCTTCGCATGTATTAAGAGTAGTTGATTCAACCCCAGTCAATGATGGATTTTCAGATAATAAAAATATAGAAACAGAAGCAGATTCAATCATAGATTTTAGTGAGATAAATCCGTTCGGAATGCCGTAGTATAAATATATTTTATTATGATCAAATACTAGTAAAAAATTTATAGCAATGTTTGAATATTTTTATAACGAAATCTTAAGAAAAACCGTAATTGCTTTTGGTTCTTTATTTAATGGTATAGAAATAAAGCATACGAATACATCAGATAATGTTGTTAGTGTTATAAAAGTTCCACTTGCGTATGGACCAACACAAAAGTTTTTGGCTAGACTTGAGCAATCTGCAGATCTTAGTCAAAAAACTCAAATAACTTTACCAAGAATGTCATTTGAGTTTACTGGATTGACTTATGATGCAACAAGAAAAGTCACAACAACTCAAACATTTACTGTAAAAGATTCCACTGACGGCACAGAAACGAAGAAAGTTTTTATGCCTGTTCCATATAATATGCAATTTGAATTAAGCATTATGTCAAAACTTAATGATGATTGCCTTCAAATAGTTGAGCAAATTTTACCTTATTTTCAACCAGCTTATTCTTTAACAGTTGAACTATTAGACAACATTAATGAAAAAAGGGATATTCCAATAGTTTTAGAAAATATAACTATGCAGGATGACTATGAGGGCAATTTTACTACTAGAAGAGTTTTAATTTACACTCTAAGATTTACAGCAAAAACATATTTGTTTGGACCTGTTGCCTCTGCAACGAAGGATGTTATCAAAAGAGCTTCTATTGGATATATTTCGGGCGGAACTACTTCCTCTCCAAAAAGAGAAGTTGTATATGCTTCCGAACCTAGAGCAATTAAGAACTATACCGGAATTGTTGTTGCAAACATCACTAAAGATATTGGAACGTCAGATACACTAATTTCAGTAAATAATGCAAGTCAAATTAGTGCAAATAGTTACATTGAGATTGAGGGTGAAGAAATTTACATTAAATCAAAATCTGGAAATGTTCTTACAGTTGAAAGAGGTAGAGATGGGACAAATATTATCTCGCATATTTCTGGAGCAGAAGTCAAATCAATCACTACTGCAGACAATCTTCTAATTGAAGAAGGTGACGATTTTGGATTTAGTGGATCAATCGTATAAAAAATTAACATGAAAATGACAAAAAAATTTGATGATTTGAATGATGCATTTAATATTGCGGGAGAAATAATTTCTACTGATTCGGAAACTAATATTGAAAAAATAGAAAATAAAGTAGAAAATATTGCAAACATATCTGAAGATATTAAAAAAGATTATGATTATACTAGAGGTAATCTCTATTCTTTAATAGAAAAGGGGCAAGAAGCAATCAATGGAATTTTGGAACTAGCACAAGAAAGTGAAATGCCTCGTGCTTATGAAGTCGCTGGACAACTTATAAAAAATGTTGCAGATATTGCAGATAAATTGATGGATCTTCAAAAGAAACTCAAAGATATTGATGAAAATACCTCAAATAAAGGACCAACGACAGTTAACAATGCTTTATTTGTTGGATCCACCGCAGAGCTAGCGAAACTTTTAAAGCAACAGTCTCAAGACACAAAAAATCAATAAATATAAAAAGATTCAGAGTATATAAATGCAAAGGTTTAAACCACATAAAACGGTTGAGCAAATAGCAAAAAAACATCGTTTAGACGTTGCATTTATACAAAAGCAACTTGATATTGGAGAGCCTATAGAACACGAGCATACTAATGACCATGCTCTTGCAAGAGATATTGCTCTTCAACATTTGGATGAAATTCCAGACTATTATACTCGTCTTAAAAAAATGGAAGCATCTGCAAAGAAAGAACATAAAAAATTTAAAGATGTAAAAGAATCTCACGAAGAACAAAGATATTGTCCATTATGTGATAAAAGAGAAACTAGATCGGAGTGTAGTTATGGGGAAAAAGCATGGGATAAGGTATCCGTAAAAGATGAAGAATATTCAATGGTTCGCTCAGAATTAAAAACTATGGCGGATGCTATTAAGAGATTGGAAATGAAAGTTGGAAAAGGTGAAGGAAATTTAGAAGCATGGGTACAATCAAAAATCACTAAAGCAGCAGATTATATCGATACTGCAGCAGACTATGTTACAAACGAAGAAATAGAAGAGTCATGCTGGAAGGGATATAAGCAGATAGGAATGAAGAAAAAAGGAAAAAAAACTGTACCAAATTGCGTACCAGAAGAAACTAAATTGGTAGAAAAGATTATTGCTGAGATTATTGAGGAATCAAAATCGGGAGATTCTTCTCTGCACGATTGGTTCACCAAAAGTAAATCATCGGATGGAAAACCAGGGTGGGTTCAATTAGGTGGAAAATATGCAGGAAAACCATGTGCAAAACAACCGGGACAAACAACAAAACCAAAATGCGGTAGTTCCAAAATGTCTGCAGAAATGTCCCCAGAAGAGGAAGAAAGAGCTGCAAGAAGAAAAAGAAAGGAAGATCCAAATCCAGAGAGATCTGGTAAAGCAAGAAATGTTGCAACCGAAGAATACGTCGATGAGGATGCATGTAAAGAAAAAGTAAAATCGAGATATAAAATTTGGCCAAGTGCATATGCATCTGGAGCACTTGTAAAGTGCCGTAAAGTTGGATCTAAAAATTGGGGCAATAAGTCAAAGTCTAAAAATGAAGACGTTACTATTGAAGATTTGAATGGTAACACATTTGCAGAAGTTATTGATGTTATTAAACCAGATCCAATTAAAGGTTTTAAATCCCAGATAGAAGAAGCAACAAGACTTCAATCTGAAACTGGAAATATCATTGCGGTTGTTTTAAGTTGGAGGGGAAAAACATATTCAATTAGAATGTTTTTCCCACAAGTATCAATTCCATCAAAAAAAGAAGTAACCTCAGAAATACAAAAAATATACCCAGGATCTATTGTTTTGCAATTCAATGTTTCATCAATTCAAGCGGGAATGCCGCTCATTCAAGTAGTAAATTCTAAATCAAAAAATTATCTTTTAAACAACAAAACAATTGGTGAAGAAACTATAGAAGAAGTTGCTGCATGGCAGCGTAAGGAAGGAAAAAACCAAAGTGGTGGACTTAATGAAAAGGGAAGAAAATCTTACGAAAGAGAAAATCCGGGAAGTGACCTTAAAGCGCCAAGCAAAAAAGTAGGAAATCCGCGTAGAGCATCATTCTGCGCCAGAATGAGGGGAATGAAAAACAAATTGACTTCAGCAAAAACTGCAAATGATCCAAATTCAAGAATTAATAAATCACTTAGAGCCTGGAATTGTTAATATAAGAGAAATTTATTATGGCCGATGATATTTACTTAGGTAATCCTAATCTAAAAAAAGCAAATACTGCTATAGAATTTACTCAAGATCAAATTCTTGAGTTTGTAAAATGTAAAAATGATCCAGTTTATTTTGCAAAAAATTATGTGAAGATTGTCACATTGGATCATGGTCTTATGCCTTTTGAAATGTACCCATTTCAAGAAAAATTGGTTAATAACTTTCATAAGCATAGGTTTAATATTTGCAAGATGCCGCGCCAGACCGGAAAGTCAACTACTGTGGTATCTTTTCTTTTACACTATGCAGTTTTTAACGATAATGTAAATATTGGTATTCTTGCAAACAAAGCAGCTACTGCTAGAGAATTATTAGATAGACTTCAAACAGCTTATGAGAATCTTCCCAAATGGATGCAGCAAGGAATCATCTCTTGGAACAAAGGATCTTTGGAACTGGAAAATGGAAGTAAAATCTTGGCTGCTTCTACTTCTGCTTCTGCGGTTAGGGGCATGTCTTTCAATATCCTATTTTTGGACGAATTTGCGTTCGTTCCGAATCACATTGCAGATTCGTTCTTTGCTTCTGTTTATCCTACAATTACTTCGGGCAAAAACACAAAAGTAATCATTGTTTCTACACCGCACGGTATGAATCATTTTTACCGAATGTGGCATGATGCTGAAAAAGGAAAAAACGAATATGTCTTTACAGATGTTCATTGGAGTGAAGTTCCGGGAAGAGATGAACAATGGAAGGCACAAACCATTGCAAATACTTCAGAGCAACAATTTAAAGTAGAATTTGAGTGCGAATTTCTTGGATCTGTTGATACTTTGATTGCCCCATCAAAACTTAGAAGCCTTGTCTATGACCATCCTAAGACTCGTAGCGCGGGTTTAGATGTTTATTTGGATCCGGTAGATCAACATGATTATTTAATTACTGTAGACGTTGCTAGGGGTGTTGGAAATGATTATTCGGCATTTACTGTTGTAGATATAACTCAATTTCCTCATAGAGTTGTTGCAAAATATAGAAATAATGAAATAAAACCGATGCTTTTTCCAAGCATAATTCATGAGACAGCAATTGCTTATAATGATGCATATATTCTCTGTGAAGTAAATGATGTTGGAGATCAAGTAGCAAGTATTCTCCAGTATGACTTAGAGTATAATAATCTTCTTATGTGCTCTATGAGAGGAAGAGCTGGTCAAATTGTTGGGCAAGGATTTAGTGGAAAGAAAACACAACTTGGAGTTAAGATGTCCAAAACTGTAAAAAAAGTTGGATGTCTTAATCTCAAGACTATGATAGAAGAAAATAAATTATATTTGAACGATTATGAAATAATTAGTGAACTTACAACTTTTATTCAGAAGCACAATTCATTTGAAGCTGAAGAGGGATGTAATGACGATTTGGCAATGTGTTTGGTAATTTATGCATGGTTAGTTGCTCAAGATTATTTTAAAGAGTTAACTGATCAAGATGTAAGAAAACGTCTTTATGAAGAGCAAAAAAATCAAATAGAACAGGATATGTCCCCATTTGGATTCATATCAGATGGATTAGATGAAGAAAGTTTTGTAGATGTTGATGGAGATAGGTGGCATCTTGATGAGTATGGTGATATGGCTCATATGTGGAATTATATGACGTAATGGAATTAGATAAACAAATAAAACTTGGACATTTATTGCTCACCGATAGAAAATGTAGAGTTTGTGGCGAAATAAAGAATCTAACAGATGACTTTTATAGGACTAGAAAAAACCGAGGACCAGTTGCATCATCTTATTCTTATGAATGTAAAGATTGTACAGTAAAGAGGGTGATAGAAGCGAGAAGAAATAAGCCATATCAAAGTGACTGGGAATACCCAAATTGGTAAGTAGTTCACCACACATTTCCCCACCGTAAAGTAATTTTTTAATAAATATTTTCAGATAAACTGAGACTTTACGGAGAAAAACATGGCGACTCCTCAATTATCTCCAGGCGTACTCGTCAGAGAGGTTGATCTAACAGTAGGAAGAGCTGATAATGTTTTAAATAACATTGGAGCAATTGCAGGTCCTTTCCCAATTGGACCCGTAGATTTTCCAATTGATATTGCAACCGAACAAGATTTAATCAATACTTTCGGCAAACCAATTTCATCAGACACACAATACGAATATTGGATGAGTGCATCCTCCTACCTTTCATATGGAGGGGTTCTAAAAGTTGTTAGAACTGATGGAGCAACTTTAAATAACGCCAATGCGGGTGTTGGTATTGGTACTACAGCTAGTGCTAAAATCAAAAATTATGATGATTACCTATCCAATTGGTCTGAAGCAACTAATTTCACTTATGCAGCAAAAAATCCAGGAACATGGGCAAACGGATTAAAAGTTTGCTTTATCGATAACTATGCTGACCAAACTATTGGTATTGCATCAACTAACCCAGGAAACCTAGGCGCTGCTATTGGACTTGGAGTTACTGCAACTCTTACAAACGTGGTCCTCTCAGGTGCAGGGTCAACATCGTTGTTTAATGGATATCTTAAAGGAATTATTACTGGGGTTACTACAGATACTGTAGCAGGAAATAGTTCGATTGATGTTCATGTCATTTCTAGAGTTTCTTCTGCTGGAACAGAGACCTTCATCAATTATGCTCAAGGAACTACTTCAGCATCATTCACAACTGCAAGTACAATTAGATTTATAAACACAACTGGAATTGCTACTGGAGCATCTGCAGCAACTGGAGTAACTCCATCATCAGTTGTTGACTGGTATGATCAACAAACTTTAGGTCTTACAAATAGCACAATTTTCTGGAAATCGATAGCACCAAAACCAACATCTAATCAATATTCTATTGATAGATCTGGCGAAAACGATGCTATGCATATTGCCGTGGTTGATGACTTAGGAACAATCACAGGAAGCCAAGGAGCCTTAATTGAAAAGCACGTAGGCATTTCAAAGGCTCTTGATGCAGTGTCTTCGGTCAATTCCCCACAGAAAATATGGTATAAGCAGTATCTTGCAGATTTTTCAACACAAATCTGGGCTGGGGTCAATCCATCATCTGGTGCGGATTCTTTCTGGGGAACTTCACCAAGAGCAATTGGATTCTCTACTTTCTTTACTCCATATACTACAGCACAAGGTCTCTGGGGACAAAACGCACAAGGAATCAAATTCAGTGCAATTGGAAATAAAACTTATAACTTAAGTGGTGGAACCAACTACTCAGCTGCTGGCGGATATGCAGCCACTCTCGGAGATTTACAAAACTCATACAATCTTTTCTCAAATAAAGATAATATCCAAGTTGATTACTTGATCATGGGTCCTGGTTTGACCAACAAATCAGATTCACAAGCAAAGGCAGGTTATCTAATATCTCTTGCTGATGGAAGAAAGGATTGTATGGCGGTTATTGGACCACATAGAGCGGATTTGATTGGTGTTACAAACAATGTAACCCAAACAACTAACTTAATTAACTACTTTAGCCCCCTTTCCTCCTCATCATATGCAGTATTTGATAGTGGATATAAGTACACTTATGATAGATTTAATAATAGATTCGTATATATTCCTTGCAATGCTGATGTTGCAGGTCTAATGTGCCGTACAAACATTGTTGCATATCCATGGTTCTCCCCTGCTGGACAGCAAAGAGGAGTTTTAAACAATGTTGTAAAACTTGCATATAATCCATCCAAAGCACAAAGAGATCAACTCTATCCATTAAGAATCAATTCGATTGTTACACAACCAGGAGTTGGGACACTTCTCTTTGGAGACAAAACTGCAATTGGTTATGCATCAGCTTTTGATCGTATTAATGTTCGCCGCCTGTTCCTTACGGTAGAGCAAGCGTTGCAAAAAGCAGCACAAGCTCAACTCTTTGAACTCAATGACGAACTAACAAGAGCAAACTTCAGAAACATTGTTGAACCATACCTCCGTGATATTCAAGCAAAGAGAGGTCTTTATGGTTTCCTTGTTGTTTGCGATACTTCAAATAACACTCCAGATGTTATTGATAACAATGAATTTAGAGCTGATATCTACCTGAAACCATCCAAGTCTATCAACTACGTCACTCTGACCTTTGTGGCCACCAGAACTGGTGTAAGTTTTGAAGAAGTTGCTGGTACAGTTTGATTTTTAATTAAACCAAAAAAGGAGGAACTAAAAAATGGCACATTCTATTCAGGATTTTAAATCAGCACTTGTTGGGGGCGGTGCCCGCCCCAATCTATTCCAAGTTGAAATTCCAGCACCACCAGCAGGAGTAAATTTAACTTCGAATTTCCCAATTCTTTGCAAAACTGCCGCACTGCCTGCATCAAACATTGCTTCAATTGATATTCCTTTTAGAGGGAGAATCTTTAAGGTTGCAGGTGATCGTACATTTGATACTTGGACAATTACTGTTATCAATGATCAAGACTTTACAATTAGAAAAGCATTTGAAACTTGGATGCAATCTATTGGACAGTATGGAGATGCTAGTGGTTTTACTGATCCATCCGATTATATGGTAGATGCATTTGTTAAGCAGTTTAAGAGAGGTGCTTCCGCTACTGGAACTGGAGTTGCTACTGGAACCGGATTAGAAGTCGCTGCAACATATCAATTTTACAGCATTTTCCCAACCAATATTTCTGCAATTGATCTTTCATATGATACCTCAGATACAATTGAGGAATTTACTGTTGAATTCCAAGTTCAGTACTGGACACCTGCCGAAAATAAAGGCTAATAAATAGTCTAAAGATAAAGACTAAAAAAATAAATTATGGCAAAATTATTTGGATTCTCTATTGAGGATACTGAAAACCAATCACCCACTGCTTTGTCTCCAGTCCCACCTAATAGTGAGGACTCGGCTGACTACTATCTAAGCAGTGGGTTTTTTGGTTCTTACGTAGATATTGAGGGAGTTTATAGAACAGAATTTGATCTAATTAAAAGATATAGGGAGATGGCACTTCACCCAGAATGTGATAGTGCAATTGAAGATATTGTAAACGAAGCAATAGTAAGTGATACTAACGATAGTCCTGTAGAAATTGAACTTTCAAATCTTAATGCTAGTGACGGTATTAAAAAGAAAATCAGAGAAGAATTTAAATATATTTTAGAACTTTTAGATTTTGATAAAAAATCCCACGAAATTTATAGAAATTGGTATATTGATGGAAGACTTTATTATCATAAAGTAATTGATTTAAAAAACCCAGAGGCAGGTATTCAAGAACTGCGATATATTGATGCAATGAAAATGCGTTATGTGAGACAAGCAAAGAAAAAGGAAGGTAATAGATATACATTCACGAACAGGAATATTGATAATCCAATGGATTTTGAGTTTCCTGAAATTGAAGAATATTTTGTATACAATCCAAAAATGACTTATCCGACAGGAACCCCTGCTCCAGGAGCTCTTGGAGGTTCTAGTCAAGGAATCAAAATGTCTAGGGATTCTATTACATATTGCACTTCGGGTCTTGTAGATAGAAATAAAGGATCAACTCTTTCATATCTTCATAAAGCAATTAAGTCTCTCAATCAACTTCGCATGATTGAAGATAGTCTTGTTATCTATAGACTATCTCGCGCTCCAGAAAGAAGAATTTTTTATATTGATGTAGGCAATCTTCCTAAAGTAAAAGCAGAACAATATCTTCGTGATGTAATGATGCGTTATAGAAACAAACTTGTTTATGATGCAAGTACTGGAGAAATTCGCGATGATAAAAAATTCATGGCTATGCTTGAAGATTTTTGGCTCCCTCGTAGAGAAGGTGGTCGCGGAACAGAAATTTCCACTCTTCCCGGAGGACAAAATCTTGGAGAAATTACTGATATTGAATACTTTAAGAAAAAACTCTATCGCTCTCTAAATGTTCCACCATCAAGAATGGACGGCGAAGGTGGTTTTAATCTCGGTCGTTCTTCAGAGATTCTTCGCGATGAAGTAAAATTTAGCAAATTTGTTGCTAGACTAAGAAAGAGATTTTCTGCAATGTTTAGCGATATGCTAAAAACTCAACTAATTCTGAAAAATATTATTACACCAGAAGATTGGAATGTTATGGATGAGCACATCCAATACGACTTTTTATATGATAATCATTTTGCGGAACTTAAGGATGCAGAACTATTAAATGAAAGACTTAACATGGTACAGGTTGCCGAACCGTATGTAGGGAAATATTTTTCACAAGATTATGTGAGACGTAAGATTCTTCGTCAAACTGATATTGAAATTATTGAGCAGGATAATTTAATCAAAAAAGAAATTAAAGATGGTGTTATTCCTGATCCAAATATTCCTATCGATCCTACAACAGGAATGCCAATTCAACCAGGAATGGGTATGGATTTAGGACAACCAGTAGTAGAACCAAATCTTGATGGGGCAGCAGACGCTGGATCTACAAAAGTAGATGGAAAAGCAGTTGAAATGAATACAAATATTGTAAAAATGCCCAAGGGTGGTGAGATATAAATATACACAGTTACAAATTAATGCATAAAAATGGATGATTTACTGGATATGATTCTCGCGGACGAATCTCCCTCACAAATTAGTGATCAAATTAAAGATTTACTTTTTGCAAAATCTGCAGAAAGAATAGATTCTTTGCGTCCTTCTGTAGCAAATTCTATGTTTGGTCAAGATGAACTAAGTAATGATGAAGGAGAATATGGAGCAGAAGAAAACTGAGAGTGATGAATAATGGCAGGTCTGTCGGACTTTTTTAAACTTATTGAAGAAGAAAAAAAGAAACAGGATAAAGAACTATATTCTCTTCTTGGTGAAGAATTTTCCACGGATAAATTTATTGATACTCTGATTTCATCTGCAAAAAAAGAGGTAAAAAAAGAAAAAATTATTGAAAAGAAAATAGAAAAAATATTTAATGATATCCTAATAGATGAAAAAGATTCTACAGAATCAAAAATAGTTGAAGAAAATATAGAAGAAATAATAGAAGAAGAACTTTTTGAAGAGACTGTTGAGGATCCTTTGATTGAAAAATCTTTGGGTCTTCTTTCAGAACCATCTAATATTAAACAACAAAACGATCCATTGACTCCAATAGATCAAAAATTTGCAACTCTTGAAGATTTACAGAATCACTATAAGATTTTTATTTCTCGTATTCAACAACAACTTTCTACTCTTGGGGGAAGTGGTGAGACTCGTTTAGAATTTTTAGATGATGTTGATAGAAATTCAGTAAAGGTAAATAATAAATTTCTAAGATATAATTCAAATACTGGGAAATGGAAAGGTTCTGACGCTGGAGAAGGTCCATTTATATCTTCAACAACTTATGTAACTACATCATCTTATACAATTCTTGAAGGTGATTATTACATAGGAGTTAATTATGCCGGAGCGGTTACAATCACTCTTCCAAATGGAGTGATTCAAGGAACAACATACATTGTAAAGGATGAACTTGGGGAAGCTTCCAAGGGAACAAATAGATATATAACAATACTTCCATCTGGATCTGATTTGATTGATGGTAGAGATAGAGCAATTCTTGCTTTTGATTATGGTTCACTTACTTTTGTTTATAGAAACGGTTGGAGGGTAGTTTAATGTCTCATTTATATCAACCAAGTTTAGACCAACACGATGCATTTGGTCGTTTAAGAATTTCAAGTCCACTTACACTTTTTGATTCATCGCATAGATATAGGGATAATAATTTATGGACTAGTTTAGTTGTAGGAACTGGTTCTACTGTTGGATTTGTAACGACACAAGGATTAGTGCAGATTGGTATTGGAACTACTGCAGGATGTTCTGTTATCAGAGAAACAACAAAGGTATTTTCATATCAACCAGGAAAATCTCTGGAAGTTATGAATACTTTTGTAATGAATGCACCAAAACAAAATCTAATGCAAAGAGTTGGATATTTTGGAGCAGATAATGGAATATATTTTGAGGTTGATGGAAATACTGTAAATTTTGTTGAAAGAAGCATTGTATCTGGAATGATGTCTGAAAGCAGAGTTCCACAATCACAATGGTTATATGATAAAATGGATGGAACTGGTCCTTCTGGACTTGTACTTGATACATCTCAAGCACAAATCTTCTGGATGGATATTGAGTGGTTAGGAGTCGGAACAGTAAGAGTTGGTTTCGTAATTGATGGACAATTCATTCACTGCCATTCGTTTCACCACGCAAATAGAATTCAATCAACATATATTACAACTGGTTCATTGCCTCTAAGATATGAGATTGCAAATACTGGAATTACAACAAGTTCAAGCACACTTAAACAGATTTGTTCCACGGTAATTTCAGAAGGTGGTTATGAACTTCGCGGATTGCAACAGGCAGTAGGAACTGCAGTTACATCACCAGTCAATTTACCATTACCTGCCGGAACTTATTATCCAATAATATCACTTAGACTTAGGACAACACCAAATCGTCTAGATGCAATTGTAATTTTGACGGCAATTTCAATGTTGGGTATCACAAATAATGCAAATTATAATTGGCAGGTGAGAGCAAGTTGCATTACGTCTGGGGGAACTTGGAATATTGCAGGTATAGATTCTGCTGTAGAATATAAAATTGACGGAGGAACAGTTAGTGGTGGTAGAGTTTTAGCAAGTGGATATTTCAATTCTTCACAGCAAGCGTCAGTTCCAGTAGATATTCTTAAGGAAGCATTATTTTCTTTCCAATTGGAAAGAGATGGTTTAACTTCAACTCCATATGAGACGGCACTAGTTTGCTCTGCAAGTGTGAATGCCGACATTCTTGCTTCTATGGATTGGGAAGAAATTAGTAGGTAATCTCATATTTTATAAATAACTAATAAATGTATTATAAGAATAATGACGCATAGACCAGTTGGGGCTGGGTCCTCATTCACATTTACTGCAGGAACTGCATCAACTTCATCTACATTTTCAGTTCAATCTGATACTTTAAGAGTTGTTGCTGTTGGTAACGCTGCACATGTTGCAATTGCAGCAAGTCCAACTGCATCAACAACTGATTATTATATTCCCTCCGGAACTGCAATAACTCTTGCATTGACTAAAGCATCTAATAGAGTTGTCGGTGTTACTACAGGAACATCAACGATTCTTACCTTTGCAGAGGGAACTCAGGCACCTTTCGGTGTTGGTGATTATATTAGTTTAACTGCAAATGCACAGTCATATTATAACTTTACTCACCAACAAGTTACGTCAGTAGATACTACTTCTGGCATAAATGGATTTTTCCAAGGGAGAATTGTTGTAAGTTATGATTCAAGTGGAATTGTAACTTCCTTCTCTTCTCCAAATGCAACAGCAGTTATTTCTCAAAGAATTTCTGCTTATGGCGCAACTGGAGATGGATCACTTTATTATCAGCAAGTACAAATTACCAACCAAGCATGATGAAACTTATCACAGAAGAAATAGAATCAGTAGAAGTTATTTCTGAAAATGTAAACGGTAAAAAGACTCTGTATATTCAAGGACCTTTCCTTCAGACTGAGCAACCAAATAGAAATAACAGAATATATCGTCTTCCAGTAATGGAAAGAGAAGTTAAAAGATATACTGAACAGTATGTAAATAAGGGACGTGCTCTTGGCGAACTTGGTCATCCAGATGGACCAACTGTAAATCTTGATAGAGTTTCTCATAAGATCGTTTCACTTCATCGTGAAGGAAATAACTTCATTGGAAAAGCGCAGATTCTTTCCACTCCTATGGGAAAGATTGCAGAATCTCTCCTTAAGGAAGGCGTAACTTTGGGAGTTTCTTCTCGTGGAATTGGATCTCTAAAACCAACTCGTGAAGGATATAACGAAGTAGGCGAAGATTTTATGCTTGCAACTGCTGCTGATATTGTCGCTGATCCTTCTGCACCTGATGCTTTTGTTCAAGGAATTATGGAAGGAAAGGAGTGGGTATGGGATGGTGGGGTTTTGAGGGAGAAAGAAGCAGAAAACACTAGACGCAGAATAAACACTCTTGTTGATGAAGGAATTCTTGAAGAGTATAAAATATCATTATTCAATGAGTTTTTAAATTCATTGTAATTTATTAATTTATAAATAAATATAGATTAAATTAGAGGTTAATCGGAGAGTTCAAATGTCTCGTGGAGATTTACAAGAAATGGAAGTAGGCACAAAGCAATCCAGAACCGCCGTAAATGCAAATGCAAAGGCGGGAGCACCAATGCCAAAACTAGATGCAGGTGCTGTTGCAGGTCAAACTGGAGATTGGGAAGATCTTGGTGGACCAGATCCTTCAAACTACCGCCCAGATGATGATTCAGCAAAACTTAAAACCCCTGGAGCAACTCTTAAGCAAGTAAGAGATGTTGTCAATAAGGGCGCTAAGGCTGCAGAACCGATGAAGGGTTTGAATAAAGAAGATACTGAATATGATGAAGATGAAGAACTCTTAGAAGAAATTGACGAAGAAGACGAAGATCTAGTAGAAGCAAAGAAAGAGAAGAAGGAAAAGGAAGAAGAGGATGAAGAAGATGAGGATGAAGAAGAAGATGAAGATATGAAGGAAGAGTATAGCATTGAAGAAGATGTCAATGCTCTCTTAGGAGGCGAAGAACTTTCTGAGCAATTCAAGGAGAAAGCAAAGACAATTTTTGAAGCTGCTTTAAAATCAAAAGTTACTGAAATTAAAGAAGCACTTGAAGTTCAGTATGAAGAGAGACTTTCTGAAGAAATTGAGGAAGTTAAAGAAGAACTTAAGAATCGTGTAGATTCATATCTAGAATATGTTTCTGACGAGTGGTTTGCTGAGAATACTCTCGTTATCGAGAAAGGACTCAAAACCGAAATGACTGAATCATTCCTAACTGGAATGAAGCAACTTTTTGAAGAGCATTATGTAACAATCCCTGAAGATAAATATGATGTACTTGAGAGTATGGTAGAAAAACTTGATGAAATGGAGACAAAACTCAACGAGCAAATTGAGAAGAATATCTCCCTTAACAAGCGTCTCGCAGAGTCGGTTGCTGATGGGATTTTAGATCAAGTTTCTGAGGGACTAGCTCTTACTCAGAAAGACAAGCTCGCTTCACTTGCCGAAAGTGTTGAGTTTGAAAGTGAAGAAGAATATCGTGAGAAACTGGAGACCTTGAAGGAGGCATACTTCTCAAGATCTGCATCTCCATCCGCTAAAACTGAAACCCTTTCAGAGGGAGTAAGCGTTGCACATGAGTCCGTCTCAAATTCAATGGCTACTTATCTGAAAACTCTTTCAGCATTCAGCAAATAATTGAATTTAATATAATTCAAACCCCAAACAAACACACTAGAAAAGGTAAACGCAAATGTTCCAATCAGAGCATCTGCAGGAAAAGTGGGCACCACTCCTCAACTATGAGGGTCTTGATCCAATCAAAGATTCCCATCGTAGAGCAGTAACCGCTGTCCTGTTAGAAAACCAAGAAAAATTCCTTCGTGAGCAATCAGCTTTCGAAATGTCAGGTTCATTCCTGTCAGAAGCACCAACCAACTCAGCTAATGCTGTTGGTGGTTCTGGTGGTTTCGGTGGCGGTGCAACTGCTGCTGGTCCTACCGCAGGTTTCGACCCTGTTCTAATCTCACTAATCCGCCGTTCAATGCCTAACCTGGTCGCTTATGACCTGGCTGGCGTTCAACCAATGAGTGGTCCTACTGGACTCATCTTCGCAATGCGTTCACGTTATACCAACCAGAGTGGTACTGAAGCATTCTACAACGAAGTAGACTCTTCATTCTCTGGTCAAGACGCTGGATTCAACATTGCTGGTTTTGGTAGCACAAACGCTGGTCTTGGTACAACTGGACCACAAAGAGGCACCAACCCATCAGTTCTTAACCCAGTTGGTGGTGGTGGCGATCAAGTAGCATACAACGTTGGACAAGGCATGCCAACGGGTGATGCAGAACAACTTGACGGTACTACTGGTGACGCATTCAACCAGATGGCTTTCTCGATCGAGAAAGTCACCGTTACTGCAAAGTCACGCGCTCTGAAAGCTGAGTACTCACTTGAGCTCGCTCAAGACCTCAAGGCAATCCACGGTCTGAATGCTGAAGCGGAATTAGCAAACATTCTCTCAACTGAGATTCTTGCTGAAATCAACCGCGAAGTCATCAGAACCATCTATAAGGTTGCTGAACAGGGTGCTGTACAGAACGTTGCAACCCCAGGTATCTTCGACCTCGACGTTGACTCCAACGGTCGTTGGTCAGTTGAGAAGTTCAAGGGTCTTCTGTTCCAAATTGAGAGAGATGCTAACGCTATCGCTCAGAGAACTCGTCGTGGAAAGGGTAACATCATCATGTGCTCTGCTGACGTTGCTTCAGCACTGACCATGGCTGGTGTTCTCGACTACACCCCTGCACTCAACGCTAACCTGAATGTCGATGATACCGGCAACACCTTTGCTGGTACTCTGATGGGCAAGTTCCGCGTCTATATTGACCCATATTCGGCTAACTTGACCTCAGCTAACGCTGCACCAGGTAACCAGTATTATGTCGTAGGTTATAAGGGTTCTTCCCCTTATGATGCAGGTCTCTTCTACTGCCCATATGTTCCTCTCCAAATGGTACGTGCCGTTGGTGAGAACAGCTTCCAGCCCAAGATTGGCTTTAAGACCCGTTATGGTCTTGTTTCCAACCCATTCGCTGAAGGCACCACTCAGGGTCTTGGTAGACTACAGGTTGACTCCAACCGTTACTACAGACGTGTTGCAGTTAAAAACCTCATGTGAGTCTTTCTCACAATTTTTCAAAGGTGCCGAAAGGCACCTTTTTTTTATCTAAATATTTAAAAAAACAATGGCAACTCAGATTGAAAATAGAAATTTTCTATCCCCTACAGGATTTAAATTTACTTTAAAAAGAAGTCCAAAAGTTGCATTTTTTTGTAATGAAGCAAACATACCCGAATTAAATCTTGGAATTGCTCTTCAACCGACATATTTGAAAGATATCGACATTCCAGGAGATAAAATTGTTTTTGGTGATTTAAATTTAAGATTTTTGGTTGACGAAAATCTTGAAAATTATATGGAAATTCAAAATTGGATTCGTGGATTAGGGTATCCAGAAAATCTACAGCAGTTTGCAGATTTAGAAAATCAAGGATTGATTCAAGGGAATTATGCCAAAGATAGGCAGAACATATATTCTGACGGCACCCTTCAGATCTTAACAAGCAGTTCTATTCCAAATTTTCAAGTCGTTTTTAAAGATTTGTTTCCTTATTCGTTAGGAACTCTTACCTTTGATGCAACATCTACGGATATTGCATACTTTACGGCAGATGTAAGTTTCAAGTATACTATCTACAGTATAACTGATCTTAGTGGAAATAATTTATGAGTATTGATTTAGCAACTATTCAAGAGATGTGGGAGAAAGATTCAAAAATAGATCCAGATAATCTTCATACAGAATCTTTAAACATACCAACTCTTCATGCGAAATATTTTGATTTATATAATACAATAAATCTATTGAAGAAAAAAGCAGAACAACAAAGAAAAAGAATTCGTCATGAAAGATATGAATATTTTACAGGAAAGGCAGATCCAGAAATTTATTTAGAAAATCCATTTCCCAAAAAGATAAGAGATAAAGAAACGCTTCAAGGATATTTGGATTCTGACGAAAAATTATCTCAAGTATCTCTTAAAATTGAGTACTATGAAACTCTCCTAAATTATATTGAGAGTATTCTTAAGGTTATTCAAAATAGAACTTACCAAATTAAGAATGCTATTGAATTTATAAAATTCCAGGCAGGTTATGGTTGATACGACGAATTTGATTATAAGCAAGTCTAATGAAGTTTTTTTAAAGATAAGAACAGAACCTCATATAGAGTATGAATTAAGAGATCATTTTAAGTTTGAAGTTCCTGGGGCTAAATTTATGCCCCAGTATAGAAACAAATACTGGAATGGTGAGATACATTTATATGATATTAGATCCAAGCAGATTTATGTTGGTCTTTTAGATAGACTAGTAAGTTTTTGTGAGCAATATGGATATTCATACAAATTTGAAACCAATAAATTCTATGGGCAACCCTTTGAAGTAAATGAAGATATATCATTTGAGGGTGTTAGAGATTACATGCACTCTATTTGCTCACATTCTCCTCGACAGTATCAAATAGAGGGTGTATATGATGCATTGAGACACAATAGGAAACTATTGATAAGTCCCACTGCATCAGGAAAATCTTTGATGATTTATTCTCTCGTAAGATATTACGTAGATAAAGGTCAAAAAATTCTTTTAGTTGTTCCAACGACATCTCTCGTAGAACAGATGTATAAGGATTTTCTAGACTATGGTTGGGATGCTGAATCATATTGCCACCGTATCTATTCTGGAAGAGAAAAAACAAATGAACATTCTGTTACGATTACTACGTGGCAATCAGTATATAAACTAGAACGTTCATTTTTTGAAGATTACAATGTGATTATAGGAGATGAAGCTCATTTGTTCAAGAGCAAATCTCTAGTTGAAATTATGACTAAACTTCATCATGCAAAGTATAGATTTGGTTTTACCGGAACTTTAGATGGAACTCAAACACATAAATGGGTTCTTGAAGGGTTATTTGGACCATCATATAAAGTTACAAGAACTGATGAATTAATGCAACAAGGACATCTATCTCAGTTGGATATTCGATGCCTTGTGCTTAAGCATCCTCCTCAAAAATTTGAAACCTATGAGGATGAAATACAATATCTTATTTCTCATGAGCAAAGAAATAAATTTATAACCAATCTTACTTTAGATTTGAAAGGAAATACTCTTGTTCTTTTCTCCAGAGTAGAAGCGCATGGAGCAGTTTTATATGAAAAGATAAATACTAACAAGCGAGATGATCGTAAAGTATTTTTTGTTCATGGCGGTGTCGACACCGAAGAAAGAGAGTTGGTTAGAGAAATTACAGAAAGAGAAAATAATGCAATTATTGTAGCTTCTTATGGAACTTTTTCTACCGGAATTAATATTAAAAATCTACATAATGTAATATTTTCTTCTCCTAGCAAATCAAGAGTTAGGAATTTACAATCAATTGGAAGAGTGCTAAGAAAAGGTAAAAATAAAACAAAAGCAGTACTTTATGATATTGCAGATGATTGCACATACAACTCAAGAAAAAATTATACTTTAAATCATCTCATTGAAAGAATAAAAATCTATAATGAAGAAAATTTTAATTATGAAATAATAACTATACAACTTAAGAAAAATGGGAATTGAAGAAGACTTTTATGCTACAGTCAAATTAAAAACAGGTGAAGAAATATTCTGCAAGATCGCTGCATCAGAAGAAGAAGATAGGACAATGTTAATTATTTCCAATCCTATTGTTCTAGTAGAGGTTAAGAGTAGGAGTGGAATGATTGGATATAAAATTGAACCATGGATCAAAACTTCTACAGAAGATATGTTTATTATTAATCTTGAAGATGTTCTGACTTTATCTGAATCATCAGATATAGAAATGATTATTATGTATCAAAATTATATTCGTCAATCAAATAAAGAAAAAACAAATCAAGCAAAACTAACAAGAAAGATGGGATACATCTCAAATGTTAATGATGCTAAAGAGATCTTAGAGAAACTTTATAAGAATAGCTAAACCTAATCTTATCAACCTCAACAAAGGTAATTGTACAGGTATTTGAATACCTTGTCAACTATTTGTATAGATGTTATAATCCATACATAATAATGATAAAAACTTATGATAACCACAGCAGTCATGACCAAGAGAAAGAGGTCAGAGCATTACGTCAATAACAAAGAGTTTCTTGCAGCTCTAATTAAGTACCGCGAAGACAAGGAAATTGCAGAAATCCAAGGGAAACCAAAACCTCCTATTCCTCGCTACATTGGGGAGTGCTTCCTGAAGATCGCAAATCATCTTTCCTTCAAGCCAAACTTCGTGAACTATATGTTCAAGGAAGATATGATTTCTGATGGTATTGAAAATTGTGTCCAGTATATTCATAATTTCAATCCCGAGAAGTCACAAAATCCTTTTGCATACTTTACTCAGATTATTCACTATGCTTTTCTTCGTCGTATTCAAAGAGAAAAGCGTCAATTAGAAATCAAAAATAAAATTCTTGAGCGTTCTGGATACTCTGAAGTGTTTGGAGACGACAACACGGTTGACGGAAGCAATTATTCCGATTACAATAGCATCAAGGACAACGTTCATTCAAAACTTCGTTACTGATGCGTATCGCTATCATCACAGACACTCACTATGGTGCTAGAAAAGGTTCAAAACTTTTTCATGATTATTTTGAACTTTTCTACAAGAATGTGTTTTTCCCGACGCTGGAACAGTACGGGATTGATACAGTCATTCATATGGGCGATGCTTTTGATAGTCGTAAGTCAATTGATTATCAAAGTTTAGAGTGGGCTAAAAGAGTTGTATTTGAACCTCTTAAAAATTATCAGGTTCATATGATTGTTGGTAATCACGACAGTTATTATAAGAACACAAATAATACAAATTCTCCACAACTTCTTCTGAAAGATTATCCAAATATTCAAACTTATTCCGATCCGAGTGAGATCAGAGTTGGAAATCTTGATATTCTTCTTCTACCCTGGATTTGTTCGGAAAATGAAGAAAAGACTCTTAAGATGATTAAAAAGACCAAGGCAAAAGTTGCTATGGGACATCTAGAACTTCAAGGATTCCGTGTAAATAGTCAGATTATTATGGAACATGGACTTGAAGCAAATATTTTTAAAGACTTCTCTAGGGTATTTTCTGGTCATTACCACACTCGTTCTAATAATGGAAATGTATTCTATCTTGGAAATCCTTACCAGATGTTTTGGACTGACGTAAATGATACTCGGGGATTTACAATTTTCGATACAGAAACATTAGAACATATTGCTATAGATAATCCTTATAGAATGTTTTATAATATTTACTATGAGGATACTAACTATCAAACATTTGATACTCGTGAGTATGAAAATAAAATAGTGAAAGTAGTTGTTCGTAAAAAGTCAGATACTAAAAAATTTGAAAAGTTTATTGATAAACTCTATTCTTCCAATATCGCAGAACTTAAGATTATTGAAAACTTCGATATTCAAGAACCAGAAGATTTTGAAGCATTTGAAAGTGAAGATACTATTTCGATCTTGAATAGATATATTCAGGAGGCAGAAATTAATCTTGATAAATCTACCATTCAGAAAATGATGCAAGAAATTTATCAGGAGGCTTGTGAATTGGTTTAATGTTTATTTTAACAATTAATGGTAGAGAAACAGAAGGTGCATATTCAGTAATTGATGATGAGGGAGAGCATATCTTATATCTCTTTGAAGAAGAGGACGATGCTGTAAGATATGCTATGATGTTAGAAGAAGATGGATACCCTGAAATGCATGTAATTGAAATTGAAGATGATGTGATGATAAAAACATGTGAACTTCATGGATATCAATACACTCTTATTACTCCAAATGATATTGTAATTCCACCAAATAACTCTAGTTATGATTTTATTTAAGACTATTCGTTGGAAAAATTTTCTTTCTACCGGCAATCAATATACTGAAGTTGACTTTACAAAAAATAAAACTAATTTGATCGTTGGTACGAATGGTGCAGGTAAGAGTACTGTTCTTGATGCTCTGACCTTTTCTTTGTTTGGAAAACCATTTCGTAAAATTAATAAACCTCAACTTATCAATTCCGTAAATGAAAAGGATTGTAAAGTTGAGGTTGAGTTTTCTGTTGGAAAAACAGAATGGAAGATCGTGCGCGGAATTAAACCTGCCTTGTTTGAAGTATGGAGAAATAATTCTATTCTGGACCAATCTGCTGCTGCATTGGACCAACAGAAATGGTTGGAACAAAACGTTCTGAAAATGAACTATAAGTCTTTTACTCAGATTGTTATTTTGGGTTCTAGTACTTTCGTTCCTTTCATGCAACTTTCTGCTGCTAATCGTCGCGAAGTGATTGAGGACTTGCTTGACATTAAAATTTTCTCTTCTATGAATGTGGTTATCAAAGAGAAAATTCGTCAGGCAAAGGAAGAGATTAAAGTTCTGGATCTTAAGAAACAATCTCTTGCAGAAAAACTTAAGATGCAAGAAGAGTTTATTGAAGAGTTAGAGAACAGAGGAAAAGAAAGTATTGATAACAATAATCGGAAAATTTCCGATTTGGATAAAGAAATTCAACAACATATGGATGAAAATACTTCTCTGGAAGAACCTCTTTATGAGTATATCCGAGAGCAAGATAAGTTAGTTGGATATGCAGATAAGCTTCGTAAGTTGGGAAATCTGAAAGGTAAAATATCTCAAAAAGTATCGACTATTACTAAAGAGCATAAATTCTTCACAGAAAATACGGTTTGTCCTACCTGCACTCAAGAGATTGATGAGACCTTTAGAATAAATAGAATTACCGACGCTCAAAATAAAGCAAAGGAGTTGCAATCTGGTTATAAAGAACTAGAGGAGGCAATTAAAGAGGAAGAAGAGCGAGAGCGTCAATTCACCGCTCTATCGAAGGAGATTTCTAAATTAACGAATGGCATTTCTCAAAACAATATTAAGATTAACGGACTACGGAGACAAATCCGAAATCTTGAAAATGAAATTCAAACTCTTACCGAGAACCTTGCAAACCGAAATTCTGAACATGAGAAGTTAGAATCCTTCAAAGACAATCTAAAAACTACATACGACGAACTCGCTTCTAAAAAAGACCTAATCAACTACTACGATTTTTCGTATAGTTTGCTCAAAGACGGTGGAGTAAAATCCAAAATCATTAAGAAGTATCTACCGCTGATAAATCAGCAAGTAAATCGTTATCTTCAGATGATGGATTTCTATATTAACTTCACACTTGATGAGGAATTTAACGAAACCGTCCAGTCTCCTATTCACGAAGATTTCTCCTATGCTTCCTTTAGTGAAGGAGAAAAAATGAGGATTGACCTTGCACTACTCTTTACTTGGAGAGAGGTTGCAAGATTTAAGAACTCCGTAAATACAAATCTTCTGATTATGGATGAGGTATTTGATTCATCTCTGGATGGATTTGGAACAGAAGAGTTTCTTAAGATTATTCGTTATGTAATTAAAGACGCAAACATTTTTGTTATCTCTCACAAAACTGGTCTTGAGGACAAATTTGAAAGTGTCACAAAGTTTGAGAAAGTCAAAGGTTTTTCTCGTATGGTGGTCTGAACCACTCAAGAACAATGCAAGTCCCAAACTGGAAGCACCATTCCAAGAAAGAACAGAAACGAAAACTTAAACCGCAAGCACTGAGGCAAGCAAAAGCACGACTAGCCCAGTTCAAAAAGCGTCACATGGGTCGCCCACAAGGCGACCTTTCGTTTTATGATGGTCTCATACGAAACAAATCCAATGGCTGTCAATCACGAAATCAAGTCTCAACTCGCCAAGTTGCTTGCGACTGAAGACCTTGTAGTAGAGCACAAGAAGGTTGAGACTGCCTGCTTTAACGTTCATACGAGGGTTTTGACTCTTCCGATGTGGGAGCGTGCTTCTGGGACCGTCTACGACCTTCTGGTGGGGCATGAGGTTGGACATGCACTCTTTACCCCCGATGAGGATTGGACTGAAACTGTAAAGGTTCCTCCGCAGTTTGTGAATGTGGTTGAGGATGCTCGCATTGAGAAACTGATGAAGCGTAAGTATGCTGGACTTGCTAAAACTTTCTTCTCTGGTTATAAAGAACTGAACGAAGAAGATTTCTTTCAACTTGAAGATGAAGATGTTTCCAAGTTTAATCTTGCTGACAGGGCAAACCTTTATTTTAAGGTAGGTAATTTTCTTTCTCTTGAGTTTACTGCTAAAGAGAAGGAGATTATTGACCTGATTGCAGTTTCTGAAAGTTTTGCAGACGTTCTGATTGCTGCAGAAGAACTTTACAAGTATTGTAAGAAAGAAAAGGAACAAGAAAAGGTTGATGAGATTGAAACTCAACAACCTCAAGGTTCTGCAACTTCTCCTACTGAGAATCAATCGGATGAAGGTGAAGGTGATAGTGAAGAAGAAGGTAAAGCAAATAAACCCGATACAAATGGTGAGTTGGATGAAAACAAATCTTCCGATAGTAGTCAGCAATCTACTTCTTCTAATGTGAGTGTAGATGAAGAACCTGAAATCAAGACTGTAGATAATCTTGAGGATAAAATCCGTGAGCTTGTAAGTAAAGATGGATATGAGAATGTCTATGTTGAAGTTCCGAAAGTAAATCTGGAAACGATTATCGGCAAGAACTCTGAGATTCATAAAGAGATTACTGGTGCTTTTAATCAGCAACAGAACTCTTACAATGAGTGTAACAACACCACTTCAGTTGATTTGTTTAAAGAAGCAGATACTTCTTTCCGTCAGTTTAAAGTTTCCGCTCAAAAGGAAGTGAACTATCTGGTGAAAGAGTTTGAGTGCCGTAAGTCTGCGGATTCTTATGCTCGTGCATCTACTGCTCGCACTGGAGTTCTTGATACTGCTCGTCTTCATTCTTACAAGTTCAGTGAGGATTTGTTTAAGAAAGTGACTGTGCTTCCTGATGGTAAAAATCATGGACTGATTTTCATTCTGGATTGGTCGGGTTCTATGGCTAATGTTCTTCTGGATACTTGCAAGCAACTCTTTAATCTGATTTGGTTCTGTAAGAAAGTTTCTATTCCTTTTGAGGTTTATGCTTTCACAAATGAATGGCGACGTAACGCATATGATTATGAAACTGGGAAACATGTTGCAGCAGACCGTACCTCTCACTATGAAAAGAAAGAAGGTGTGTTTTGTATTGATGAAGACTTTGCCTTGATGAATATTCTCACCAGCAAGGTTTCTGGTAACGAACTGGAAAAGCAACTGATGAATATTTGGCGTCTTGCTGTGTATTTTGGAGATACTTATCACACTCCTTATACTTGTCCTTCTCGTCTATATTTGTCTGGAACTCCTCTAAATGAAAGTTTGGTTGCTCTGCATCAAATTCTTCCCAAGTTTCAAAGTGAGAATAAACTGCAGAAGGTTCAGTGCGTGATTCTGACTGATGGTGAAGCAAACGTTCTTCCTTATCATAAAGAAGTGAAGCGTGCTTGGGAAAAACAACCTTATCTTGGAGTTCATGGTATTGGTTCCAATTCTTTTCTGCGAGATAGGAAACTTGGAACTACCTATAAACTGGATGGTGTTTATCAGGGATATCATAAGTTCACTGATGTGATGCTTCTCAATCTTCGTGATAAGTTTCCTTTTACAAACTTCATTGGTATTCGGGTTCTTTCCAGCCGTGACGCATATCGCTTCATTAGTCTCTATCATTCTGCTTCTGATGAAGACTATAAGCAGTACATTAAAATTCAGGATGATTGGAAGAAACTGAAGAGTTTCACGATTACCAAATCTGGATATCACGCTTACTTTGGTCTTTCTTCCTCTGCTCTGTCTCAAGATGCTGAGTTTGATGTTTCAGAATCTGCAACAAAAGCACAAATCAAATCTGCTTTTGTGAAGTCTCTGAAGACTAAGAAACTTAACAAAAAGGTTCTTGGTGAGTTCATTTCTCTTGTTGCATAAATACCTAAAAAGTATTTCTGCGTAAAAATGAGAACCTATCAAGAATTTGTTTCTGAAATGACCTATGGTAGAGGTCGTGGACCAATCGGTAGAGCAGATAGGAACAGTGGTAGAAATCGTTATCTGGGGTCTCCTACACCAGAACAGGAAAGAGAAAACAAATCTGCAGCAGATAAAGCTGCTGCAGATGCTGTTGCAAAATTAAGAAGAGCAAGAGCAAGAGAAATGAAGGAAGAGGTAGAACTTGATGAAGGTATGACGATGAAGGACTTTAAGGCAAATCGTCAGAAGAATAAAAGAAGAGCTGCTTCTGCCGATGCTGTGAAGAGAGGTCATGTAGGTAAGGAATGGTATAACAGCGGTAGAAAGTATTCTCCAGATGAAGCAAAGAGAATGCGTTCAAAACTGGATGATGAAGAAAGACGTACAAGACATCGTAGTGCTGTAGAACCTGATAATGAGAGTGATGATAACTTCTCTGCAGACAAGACGAAGAATCCAAAGAAACTCCGTAAGCAAAAAGCGATGGGAGAACTTGGTGAAGCATTAGATAAAAAATTCGATTCTATGAGAAGTCGTGGTGGAAGAAGTGCTCCTCCAGAAGAGCGTTCTGTTGGTGGCGAAATGAATAGAAAAAGTAAGGATTATTGGGCGGATACTTTAGGTAAGAATAGAGATAGAGGAAAGGGTAGTAAAGCAAAAAGAAGAGCTGCGGCACTTGGGGAGGATAACGTTCAGGAGTTATTCATTACAAGAAAATCTCCAGAACAAAAAGCAGATGAGGCAAGAAAGAAAAAAGTAGCAACACTCATTCGTTTAATGCAACACGCAAAAGACCCTGCTGCTGATGTTGCTAAGTCCAAAAAGGAAGGTTGATGGACCAGTTGCTGAACTGACTACTCGGGGTCTCTAGGACCCCTTTTTTGTCCTATAATAACTTCAGTGAAACAAACCACTCACATCATGACTCGCACTAAAATGACTGACGACCAAATCCTTGAGGACCTCAAAAATACTTTTGGAAAAGAATTCACTGCTGCCGATGTTCGCGGATACTGTGCTGCTAAAAGCATCTCCTATCAAACTGTTACTAAGCGACTGGAGCAGTTTAAAGTTGGTCGTGGTAAGTGGAATCTGGAAGTGACTCAAAAGAAAGTGGAAGAAATCGAACGTTCCTTTAATTCCGTTGCTGTTCTTCCTGAAGTACATCAAAACCTCATTCCTGATAAAGATGATACCTTCGTCAAGTTTGGTAACTTTAACGATATTAAAAAGATTATTCAGTCCCGTCTCTTTTATCCTACGTTCATTACGGGTCTTTCGGGTAACGGTAAAACGTTCAGTGTGGAGCAAGCGTGTGCTCAGCTTAAGCGTGAACTCATTCGTGTAAATATTACGATTGAGACTGATGAGGATGATTTGATTGGTGGTTTTCGTCTTGTGAACGGTGAGACTGCCTGGCACAATGGTCCTGTGATTGAGGCACTTGAGCGTGGTGCGATTCTGCTTCTGGACGAGATTGACCTTGCTTCCAATAAGATTCTTTGCCTCCAGTCTGTTCTTGAGGGTAAAGGTGTCTTCCTCAAGAAGATTGGTCGTTTTGTAAAACCTGCCGCTGGATTCAACGTGATTGCTACTGCAAACACGAAGGGTAAGGGTTCTGATGACGGACGCTTTATTGGTACTAACGTTCTCAATGAGGCATTCTTGGAACGCTTCCCTGTGACCTTCGAACAGTCTTATCCTGCTCCTGCAGTAGAGCAGAAGATTCTGGAATGTATTGCTCTGGACCTAGGTGTGGAAGACCGCGACTTCTGTAAGCGTCTGGTTGACTGGGGTGATATCATCCGTAAGACCTTCTACGATGGTGGTATTGAGGAAATCATCAGCACCCGCCGACTGGTTCATATCATCCGTGCTTACAGCATCTTTGGTGATAAAGCTAAAGCGATTCAAGTTTGTGTGAATCGTTTTGATGATGAAACTAAGCAAGCATTCTTGGAACTGTATGATAAAGTTGATGTTGACTTTGTGATGCCTAGTAATGAGATGCAGGTTGAGGGTCTTCTTGACGAACAACCTCAATCTTGATAGAATATAAGGAGGTAAATGTGCCTCCTCTTTTGTCCTTTTACTATGAAAATTATGCCCGAAAACTTTGAGAGCACTTATAAAGATTCTATTGCTAACTATTGGTGTGATGATGGAATTAGTTTCACTGGAAATCCTAACTACGCTCCCGATACTATTACCTTTAATTTGAATATGCCCGAAGATACAAACAAAAACGGTTTCTGGAAATATGAGGAAGATAAAACTCTGAAGCAAGTCGAAGAGTATCTTGTTAGTACATACAAATCCCACTATACTTCCGAACAGTCTAAAACTCAAACTCTTGATTTGATTGAAAGTATTGGTGACGCTGAACCATTTACTCGCTCAAATGCTATCAAATATCTTTCTCGTTTTGGGAAAAAGAATGGTAAATCCAAACAAGATATTCTAAAAGCAATTCATTATTGCATTCTTCTTTATCATTTTGCTGGTCTTCACAAGAACAAATCTGACCAATATAACTACTGATTATTATGAAACTCTCTGATAAAACCCTTACGCTTCTTAAGAATTTTTCTTCTATCAACCAGTCTATTCTTTTTAAAGAAGGAAACTCTCTTCGTACTATTTCTGTAATGAAGAATATTCTCGCTGAAGCAACAATTGAAGAAGAACTTCCTAAAGACTTTGGTATCTATGATCTTAATCAGTTTCTGAATGGTCTAAATCTTCATCAGAATGCTGAACTTGATTTTGAGAACGATAATTATGTTGTTATCCGCGAAGGAAAGTCTCGCTCAAAGTATTTCTTTGCAGATCCTAATGTAATTGTTACTCCTCCGGATAAAAATATTTCTCTTCCATCCGAAGATGTTTGTTTCATTCTTGATACCAAAGAACTTGATAAACTACTCAAGGCTGCTGGTGTATATCAACTTCCAGATCTTTCTGTGGTTGGTGAAGCAGGTGTAGTGAAACTAGTTGTTCGTGATAAGAAAAACGATACATCTAATGATTTTTCTATTGTTGTTGGGGAGACTGATGAAGTCTTTACTTTCAACTTCAAAGTGGAAAATATCAAAATTCTTCCTGGTTCCTATGAAGTTGTGATTTCATCTAAACTTTTGTCGCGATTTAAGAATACTGGATATGATGTGCAGTATTATATTGCTCTAGAGCCTGATTCAACATTCGGATGAATATCTTTGTAACAAGTGAATATCCTGCAGAGAGTGCTATCTGTCTTCCCGACAAGCACATTGTCAAAATGCCTTTAGAATGTTGCCAAATGCTTTCTATTGTATCATCTAAATGGTATCACAACTACGGACCTCTTCTTAAGGCAGACAATACTCCCTACAGTACAGAGAAGGGTGCCTTTCGCAACCATCCTTGTACAAAATGGGCAGCAGAGAGTATTCATAATGCCTACTGGCTGATTAAGCATGGTCTTAATCTTTGTGATGAATATACTCTACGTTATGGTAAGGTTCATTCCTGTTACAAGACACTCGTAGATGCCTTTTATTTGTTTCCCCGTGGTAAAATTAATAAGGTAGAAAACTTTGTTCGTGCTATGCCTGATGAGTATAAACTTGACACAAGCATTGACACTTTTACTGCTTACAAGATGTATATCGCATCCAAACCTTGGGTTGCATCTAATTATCTTCGTATGCCAGAACGAAAACCTGAATGGATTTGATTATGACAAGTGAATTTCTTTATGTGGAAAAGTACCGTCCTCAAGTGATTGAGGATTGTATTCTTCCCGATGATACTAAAAAAACTTTTAAGGAGTTTGTGGAGAAGGGTGAGATCCCAAATCTACTTCTTGCAGGACCTCCTGGTATTGGTAAAACTACAATCGCAAAAGCATTATGTAATGAATTGGGGGCAGACTATTATGTCATCAACGGATCCGACGAAGGACGTTTCTTGGATACTGTACGGAACCAAGCGAAGAACTTCGCTTCGACCGTTTCACTTACGGGATCTTCTAAACACAAAGTTATCATCATCGACGAAGCTGATAACACAGGCAACGACGTACAACTCTTACTACGGGCAAATATTGAGGCATTTTATAACAACTGCCGATTCATCTTTACCTGCAACTATAAGAATAAGATTATTGAACCTCTGCACTCCCGTTGTGCCGTCATTGACTTCACAATCAAAGGCAAACAAAAGCAGCAACTTGCAGGAGCATTCTTCAAACGTCTCCAAACAATCTTGGATCAGGAAAGGATTGAATATGACCAAAAAGTTCTTGCGGAATTGGTATCTAAGCACTTCCCAGACTTCCGCAGAGTCCTTAATGAATGTCAAAGATATTCAACTGGAGGAAAGATCGACACTGGCATTCTTGCATCTTTCTCAGACATCTCAGTAAATGAACTCATCAAGAATCTCAAAGAGAAAAACTTCACCGAAGTACGCAAGTGGGTGGTCTCCAACTTGGACAACGATGCTACTAGTTTACTTCGTAGGGTGTATGACTCCTGTTATGATTGCCTTTCACCCCAATCTATCCCTGCTGCCGTTCTTGTTATTGCTAAGTATCAATACCAATGTGCGTTCGTGGCTGATCAGGAAATTAACCTCCTAGCAGCATTGACTGAACTGATGTGTGAGTGTGAATTCAAATGAAATCTCTTAAGACACCGTTGCGCTATCCTGGAGGCAAGTCCCGTGCTTGCGTCAAAATGGATCCATACTTCCCAGATCTCCGTAACTATGATGAGTTTCGTGAACCATTCTTGGGTGGTGGTTCTGTTGCTATTCACGTTACAAAGAAATATCCTTTTCTTAAGATTTGGGTAAATGATCTATATGAACCTCTGGTGAACTTCTGGCAACAACTCCAGATGTTTGGTCCTGAACTTAAGGATCATCTTCTACATTTTAAGAGTGCTTGCCCTGATCCTTTGTCTGCACGGGGATTGTTTGATATTTCAAAAACTATTCTGGAAGATCCTAATACTGGGGATTTTGAAAGAGCGGTAAGATTTTATATTGTAAATAAGTGTTCTTTTAGTGGTCTGACTGCAAGTTCTTCTTTCTCACCTCAGGCATCTAATTCTAACTTTAGTGTTCGTGGAATTGAAAAACTCCCCGAGTATGCTAAGTTAATTGAAAAGTGGCGTATAACTAATTACTCTTACGATTACTTGATGGATGGAGACAAGAGTGCTTTTATGTATCTCGATCCTCCCTATGATATTAAGGATAATCTCTATGGGAACAAGGGATCAATGCATAAAGGATTTGATCACGATAAGTTTGCTGCCGATTGTGATTCCAACAATATGGATATGTTGGTGAGTTATAATTCTGACCAACTGGTAAAGGATAGGTTTAAGAATTGGAACGCTGCTGAGTTTGATCTCACTTATACGATGCGTTCTGTTGGTGAATATATGCGAGAGCAAAGACAACGTAAAGAACTGCTGCTGTTTAATTATGGAATTGAAGGACTGGTTAAACTCGATCAATCAGACAAAACAGAATCTAATTGATGAGAATCCATCAGTAGAGAAGGAATACGCACCATATATTATCAATCGCTGTCTCTCTGGGCATATTGATTGCATTATGTTTGCGAATGAAATGAATATCAGTCATCATTTAGATAAAGATATGCAATATTCATTTTATCTAAATATTCTTAGGAAACGGAAGAGATTTTCTCCGTGGCTCCGTAAGGATAAAGTTGCAGACTTAGAATGTATTAAACGTTATTATGGATATAGTAATGAAAAGGCATCCCAAGCTCTGAAAATCCTAACAAAGGAACAAATAAATTTTATTAAAAAACGACTTGAAATTGGAGGAAAAAAATGACTACTGCGCATCAAACAGTAGAACCCGAAGTCCATTGGTCTCAGGACAAAATGGTAGAGGTTATTCTTAATGAACCAGATGACTTTCTGAAAGTCCGTGAAACTTTAACCCGTATTGGAGTAGCATCCCGTAAGGAGAAAAAGCTCTATCAATCTTGCCATATTCTTCATAAGCAAGGTAGATATTATATCGTCCATTTCAAGGAGTTGTTTGCTCTGGATGGTAAACATGCAAATCTTACGATCAATGATGTACAGCGCCGCAATCGTATTGCTCGCTTACTTGCTGATTGGGGTCTTATTACGGTAGTAAAACCAGACTCTGTTGCTGATATTGCTCCACTGAATCAGATTAAGGTTCTCTCTTATAAGGATAAGGGAGACTGGGTTCTAGAACAAAAATATAATATTGGTAAGAAAGGTAAGACTCAGGAAGATGTTTAATGCAATTTGCTTATTTCTTTTAGTTATTGCTGCATATTCAAATTTATATTTAAATTTAAAATCAACTCGAAGACGATAAATAAGTATGAGACCTTTCGTGCGGTCTCTACAAAAGTCGGAACACCCTAAAAAGAGGTTCGGTTTTTACCGTTCCTCTTTTTTTCGTTTCTTGTATAATTAGTAATGATGAGGTGAGGTTCTTTGAATCCCTCATTCGCTAAAGCGGAGTCTTCGGATCCGTAATGTTAAACAAACACTCGCTTTTTAAGGAGAACTAAAATGTACTCGACAATTGCAAAGTATAACACTGGAAATATTGAAAAATTTCTAAATGACGTAGAAAAGCATTTTATTGGTGGTGATGAATGGTTACACCGTTTTGGAACAACCCACGAATCTTCAGTAAATTATCCCCCATATAATCTAGTTAAAGAAAGCAGCACAAACTTTAGACTAGAAATCGCACTTGCTGGTTACAAGAGAGAAGATATTGAAGTATCTTCTGAGTGGAATAAACTTTTTGTGGAAGCAAAGAAAGTAGATGACTCTGTTGATGAATATGTTCATCACGGACTTGCAAAGAGAGCATTTACTCGCACTTGGACACTTTCTGACGACGTAGTTGTTGGTGATGTTTCTTTTGAGGATGGATTGCTCACCATCAAACTAAATAGAGTTATTCCAGAACATCAAAAGAGAAAAGTATATGAAATCATTTGATGAATTTAAAACAATCGCCTATAAAGGAGCAGTCCCGCATACTGTTTATTCTGGCGAAAAGGAAAAGCGCATTCCAAAAGGAAAAGCAGTTCGCATAAGAAGCCATTCGAGTGCTGGTGGTGATGGTGACGGTGGAGAATAAATAAAGACGACTATCGTCGGCGTAAGAGGAGCACCTGGTCAAAACCAGGTTGACTCCTCCTTTTTTTCTTGGTATAATATCAGAAGGTATATAGAAGTTATGACTATTAAATTAATGTTACTTAAATCTGGAGAAGATTTAATTGCGGATGTTTCTGAAATGGTTATTGGTGAAAACGAAAATACTAGAGTAGTTGGATATTATTTGACTAAACCTTGTTTGATTAGGATGAGAAACCCTAGTTTGGTTGAAAATTCCGAAACAAATAAAAAAACTGGATTTGAGGTCTCTCTTTGTCCTTGGATACCGCTTTCATCTGATGAAAAAATTCCAGTTCCGGCAGATTGGTTGGTAACTCTAGTAGAACCAACAGCTAAGCTAAAAGAAATGTATATTGAGGATGTTTTGAACTATGGAAAAGAAAATGATAAAAATAATAGCACTGATGAACAATCAGATATTAATCAGTCAGATTGAAGAAGTTGGTGCTGATATTGGAGAGCCTGATTGTAAATTAATTAATCCTTTCATGGTTAATGATAATCCAATCTCAAGTCAACAAAAAACTTTAGAACCATTTCTTGTTGGATATACAAAACAGGATACATTTATGATAAGTTCTGACAAGATTCTTACTCTTGCAGATCCAACGCCAACACTTCTTGAAAAATACGAGGACCTAATTAAAGAATGAGTCTACGCTTCTACACTAATGTTCAGTTGATTGGAAACCAGTTTTTGGTACGTGGGGTTGAAAATGGAAAAAGATTTGAAACTAGAGACGAGTTCTTCCCAACTCTCTTTGTAAAAACTAAAAAAGAATCAAAATATAAAACATTAAGTGGAGAATCTGTCGAAGCTGTAAAACCAGGAACAGTCAGAGATTGTCGTGAATTTTATAGTAAGTATGAAAATGTAGATGGATTTGAAATTTACGGAAACGATCGATACATCTATCAATACATTTCTGAAAAATATCCAGAAGATGAAATTAAGTTTGATATTAATAAGATCAAACTCATAACTCTGGATATCGAAGTTGCCTCGGAAGAAGGATTTCCTGATGTTGAATCTTGCTCCGAAGAAATCCTTGCTATCACAATTCAAGACTACACAACTAAAAAAATTATTAGTTGGGGCGTCAAACCATTCAAAAATACGCGCAGTGATGTAACATATCACTATTGCCCTTCAGAATACGAACTTTTAAATCATTTTATTAATTATTGGATGTCTGATGTTCCAGATGTAGTTACTGGATGGAATATTCAGATGTATGATATTCCCTATATTTGCAAACGTCTTAATAGAGTTCTTGGTGAAAAACTAATGAAACGTTTTTCTAACTGGGGACTCGTTACTGAAGGTGAAGTTTTTATTAATGGACGTAAGCACACTACTTTTGATGTAGGTGGATTAACTCAACTTGATTATTTGGACCTTTATAAGAAATTTACTTACAAAGCTCAGGAATCATACCGTCTTGATTATATTGCCGAAGTTGAATTAGGGCAGAAAAAACTAGACCACTCTGAGTTTGATACTTTCAAAGATTTCTATAGTAAAGGATGGCAGAAGTTTATTGAATACAACATTGTTGACGTAGAACTTGTTGACCGTCTGGAAGACAAGATGAAACTGATCGAACTTGCTTTGACTATGGCTTATGACGCTAAAGTCAATTATGCTGATGTATTTTATCAAGTTCGTATGTGGGATAATATTATTTACAATTATCTCAAGAAGCGTGATATTGTTATTCCACCAAGAAACAGGTCTCAAAAGAATGAAAAGTATGCTGGTGCCTATGTAAAAGAACCAAAACCAGGCAAATATGATTGGGTTGTGAACTTTGACTTGAACTCTCTGTATCCACACTTGATTATGCAATATAATATCTCTCCAGAAACTCTTCTGGAAGAGAAGCATCCTACTGTGAATGTAGATAAAATTCTAAATCAATCTATTAGTTTTGAGATGTATAAGGATTATGCTGTCTGTGCAAATGGTGCAATGTTCCGCAAAGATGTTCGCGGATTTCTTCCTGAACTGATGGAGAAAATGTATCAGGACCGTGTAATCTTCAAAAAGAAGATGATTGAGGCAAAGAAGCAGTATGAAAAAACTAAATCTAAAGAACTGGAGAAAGAAATCGCTAGGTGTAATAATATCCAGATGGCAAAGAAAATTTCACTTAACTCTGCTTATGGGGCCATTGGAAATCAGTACTTTCGTTACTATAAACTTGAGAATGCGGAAGCCATTACTCTTAGTGGACAGGTTTCAATCCGATGGATTGAAAGTAAGATGAACGCTTATCTAAATAAACTTCTTAAAACTGAGGATGTTGATTATGTTATTGCTTCTGATACTGATTCCATTTATCTCAATATGGGTCCTGTGGTTGAAACTATATTCAAGGGAAGAGAGAAAACTACTCAAAGCATTGTCTCGTTCCTTGATAAGGTCTCTAGTATGGAACTTGAAAAATATATTGAAAGTTCTTACCAAGAATTGGCGAACTATGTGAATGCATATGATCAAAAGATGCAGATGAAGCGTGAGAATATTGCTGATCGCGGAATCTGGACTGCTAAGAAGCGTTATATCCTAAATGTTTGGGATAGTGAAGGTGTTCGTTATGAAGAACCTAAACTGAAGATGATGGGGATTGAAGCAGTTAAATCTTCTACTCCAGCTCCTTGTCGTAAGATGATCAAGGATGCCCTAAAATTGATGATGAGTGGAACTGAAGATGAAGTAATTGATTTTATCGAGAATGCTCGCAAAGAGTTTAAGAAACTTCCGCCCGAACAGATTTCATTCCCTCGTTCAGCATCTGATGTTCAAAAGTATTCTTCTTCATCTATGATTTATGAAAAGGGTACTCCAATTCATATTCGTGGGGCACTTCTCTTTAATCATTACATTAAACAAAATAAACTAACTAATAAGTATTCTCTCATACAAAATGGAGAAAAGATTAAGTTCATTTATCTCAAGAAGCCCAATAGTATTCATGAGAATATTATTTCATTTATTCAAGAGTTTCCTAAAGAACTTAATCTTGACAGATACATTGATTATGACTTACAATTTGAAAAAGCGTTTCTAGAACCTCTCAAAATCATTCTTGATTCTATTGGGTGGAATGTAGAAAAAACTGTAAACCTTGAATCATTTTTTACTTAATGGACTTCCTTAAAGATATTGTAAAAGAAATTGGTGGTGAATATACACAACTTGCCGCAGAGATTGATGAAACTGAACGTTATGTTGATACAGGTTCGTACATTTTTAATGCACTGGTTTCAGGTAGCATATTTGGCGGTGTATCTGGCAATAAGATTACTGCTATTGCTGGAGAGTCTTCTACTGGAAAGACTTTCTTCTCTCTCGCCGTTGTTAAGAATTTTCTTGATACCCATCCCAATGGGTATTGTCTCTATTTTGATACTGAAGCTGCTATTACCAAATCACTCTTAGAAAGTCGAGGAGTTGATACTTCTCGTTTGGTTGTTGTAAATGTAGTGACTGTTGAAGAGTTTCGTGGAAAGGCACTTAAGGCAGTAGATCTCTACATGAAAAAACCTGAAGGAGAGCGCAATCCTTGCATGTTTGTGCTAGACTCTCTGGGTATGCTTTCAACGAGTAAAGAGATTAATGATGCGCTAAATGATAAAGAAGTGCGTGATATGACCAAATCACAACTGATTAAAGGTGCATTCCGTATGCTTACTTTGAAACTTGGTCAAGCAAATATTCCAATGATCGTTACTAATCACACCTATGATGTTATCGGAGCTTACGTACCAACTAAGGAAATGGGTGGAGGTAGCGGACTCAAGTACGCAGCGTCTACGATCATTTATCTCAGCAAAAAGAAAGAAAAGGATGGAACAGAAGTGGTCGGAAATATTATCAAGGCTAAGACTGCTAAATCGCGTTTGAGTAAGGAAAATAAAGACGTTGAGGTTCGTTTGTATTATGATGAGCGTGGTCTTGATCGATACTATGGTCTACTTGAACTTGGAGAACTTGGTGGACTTTGGAAAAATGTAGCAGGTCGTTATGAAATGGATGGGAAGAAAATCTACGCAAAACAAATTCTTGCAAATCCTGAAGAGTACTTTACTGAAGAAGTAATGAATAAACTTGATGAAATTGCTAAAGATGAATTTAGTTATGGTACATGAAAAACATCAAAATTATTAAAACTAATATTGATGTTTCTAAAATTCAAAAACAACTAGAAAAGCATCCAGAAGATTGGGGATCGCAAAAAGGACTTAAAAATGTAGAACTTAAAGATCCACATACTCATATAACATCAGTAGATGTCCTTCAACTTGTTATGGGGGGAATAGAATCCCAAGGGCAACAAGTTGGGGACACTCAAATTTGTATTAAAACTCCCGCATATAAAAATCACACTGAGGTAAGAAAATTTCTAAAAAAAAATTTTTACACATTTGATCGTTGTGGATTTTTAGCACTTCCAATAGATGAAATTGTTGGTGCTCATATTGATGAAGGAGTATATTATTTGACCAGAGATAGGTATCATCTTTCTATTCAAGGTAGATATCAGTACTTTGTTGGAAATGAAACTGCTATAATAGAACCTGGAACACTATTTTGGTTTAATAATAAAATGCCTCACGGCACAGTAAATATTGGAGATGAAGTTAGAATTACTTTTGTATTCGATGTTCCACATTCTCCAAGTAACCCACAGCATAAGATAAGTGATGGATAAAGTTGAGTTTTTGATTTTAAGGAATTTGCTTTATAATGAAGATTATATTAGAAAAGTAATACCTTTTCTTAAATCTGAATATTTTGAAGATCAAAATCAAAAGATCGTTTTTGAAGAAATATTAGATTTTATTTCGGAATATAATCAACCAGCAACCAAAGAAGTTCTTTGTATTGAAGTAGAAAAACGCAAAGATATTAATGATACATCCTTTAAAGAAATTCTTCAATTAATTTCTTGTTTAGATGATGTTCCAACAGAGTTTAATTGGTTAGTTTCCACTACGGAAAAGTGGTGTCGTGATAGAGCAATTTATCTTGCTCTAATGGAATCTATTTACATTGCTGACGGTAAAGATGAAAAGAAAAATAGAGATAGTATTCCTTCTATTCTTTCTGATGCTCTTGCTGTAAGTTTTGATAATCATGTTGGTCATGATTACTTGCAGGATTACGAACAAAGATACGAATCATATCACAAAAAGGAGGATAAAATTGAATTTGATCTTGAATACTTTAACAAAATTACCAAAGGCGGTCTCCCTAACAAAACTCTTAATATCGCTCTTGCTGGTACGGGCGTCGGGAAGTCTCTATTCATGTGCCATGTTGCTAGCTCCGTCTTGCTCCAAGGACGGAACGTTTTGTACATTACGCTGGAAATGGCAGAAGAGCGCATTGCTGAAAGAATTGATGCGAATCTCTTGAATGTTCCAATCCAGGACATTGTGGATCTTCCAAAACAAATGTTTGAAAGTAAGATCACAAATCTTGCTAAAAAAACTCAAGGTACTCTTATAATTAAAGAATATCCAACGGCATCAGCACATGCAGGTCATTTTAAGTCACTTCTTAATGAACTTGCACTTAAGAAGTCATTTAGACCTGATATTATTTTTATTGATTACCTTAATATTTGTTCTTCCAGCAGGTATAAAGGAAACAGCAATATCAATTCTTATACATTTGTCAAAGCAATTGCTGAGGAACTTAGGGGACTCGCCGTTGAGTTTAATGTCCCGATTGTCTCCGCTACTCAGACCACTCGTTCAGGTTATGGTAGTTCTGATGTTGAACTTACTGATACTTCTGAATCCTTTGGTCTCCCTGCTACTGCTGACCTTATGTTTGCCCTTATTAGTACAGAAGAGTTGGAGGGGTTGGGACAGATATTAGTAAAACAACTTAAGAATCGTTATAATGACCCTACCATTCATAAGCGTTTTGTGATTGGTATTGACCGTGCTAAAATGCGTCTTTATGATTGCGAACAATCAGCACAGCAAGATATACTTGACTCTGGAAAAGAAGAGGAGTATGATTATGAAGAAAAGAAACCTAAAAAATCATTTGAGGGATTTAAGTTTTGATTAATATTGAAAAACAAACCCTTTCTAACGGATATACTAAATTTACTATGACTGATAATAAAGTAATCGATACAAACAAATATATTGAATTTGTTCGTCAAACTACAAGTCCTGCTAGTAGTGATTTTGCTCAACTTCTTGCTCGTATGACTGAACTTGAAGCATCTAATGATGCCGATGTTCCTCGTCTTCTTACTGCTGCACTTGGTATGAGTGCCGAGGCGGGTGAGTTTACTGAAGTTGTTAAAAAGATTTTCCTTCAGGGTAAACCTTATAATGAAGAAAATGTTTTTCACTTGAAGCGTGAACTTGGAGATATCTGTTGGTATCTTTCTCAAGCATTTATGGCTCTTGATACTAACTTCGAAGAGATTCTTAAAATGAACTATGAGAAGTTGAGTGCTCGTTATCCTGAGGGAACTTTTGATGTTTATCGTTCTGAAAACCGTGTGGAGGGAGACCTATGACTAAAGAAAAGCAAGTAACAATCAAAATGGATGCTCGCGCCGCTGCAGCAGTTCGTCAAGTTCTATTTGATTCTCAAAAAGGATATACTTATAATGAAGTAAGTGTTCCTCCTCGTATTGCTGATATTCGTGGAGTTATTCAACAACTTGATGATAGTATTGGTGCTGTTCTTGGTATTTGATTGTGACCTCCTTCGGGAGGTCTTTTTTTATAAATAACTAAAAAAGTATTTCTAACCATGGAAGGCAAGCACATAAAAGATTTGATGGAAGCATATTTGCAAATGTATGCTCCTAAAGAAGAAATTGAAGAAGGCAAATCTTCCAGACCACGCTATCCTGGTGGTAGAGGTGTATTAGACCAGGAAAGAAGAGATGAAAAGAGAGAAGCATCTGCCGAAAACATGCGCGGTCATACTGCAGGTGCTGGTACAGTAACAAAAAATCCAAAGAAACTCCGTAAGCAAAAGGCTATGGGAGAACTTGGCGAAGCAGTAAAGGGTGCTGACCCAGAAATGAGAAAGGCAGCATCTGCAGAAAGAAGAGCGGGTGATAAACCTCTTTCTAAAAAAGTTGGTGATGCACACGCTGCTAATATGGCAAGAAAGATTAGATTTTCTGATAAAGTTACCAAAGCAAAGGGTCATATTCCTGGATATGCTTATGCTGAAGAAGTAGATATCTTTGATGTTGTCCTTGAGTTCCTCCAAGTAGAAGGTATTGCAGATACTCTAGAAGAAGCAGCATGGGTAATGGCAAATCTTATTGATGAAGAGATTGTTTCTGATATTCTTGATGAAGCATCATACTCTGCAAAAGCAGCAAGAGCAGGTAAGGATATTGGTAAACCTGGTAAAGCATTTGCAAAGATTGCTGCTTCTGCCGCTAAGCGTTATGGATCTAAAGAGCGTGGTGAAAAGGTAGCAGGTGCAGTTCTTGCAAAACTTCGTAAGGAAGAAATAGAACTACTTGACGAGGTATTAGATACTCCTGAAAAAGCAAATGAATATGCCAAGAAGAATGTAAAATCTATGCTTGGTGCTTTCGCTAAAGGTGTTGTGAATAAAGATATGAGTCAAATGAAAACTATTAAGAAAAGAACTGAAGGTGCAAAGATGGCAAAAAGAAAGGCAGAAAGAAAGGCAGCAGAAGAAAACTAAATAACCACGGAAGGTTGCTCCAACCCCTTGACTTTTTAGTTGGGGGGTTTTATAATATCTGTACTCGGGGAATTAGCTCATTTGGTAGAGCACTGCCTTTGCACGGCAGGGGTGACCGGTTCGAGTCCGGTATTCTCCACTTCTAAATACTTAAAAAAGTATTGTATAAATGGCGGTTTTATCGGGAAAAACTACAGCAGGTGAAAGTGCCTTTGATAAGTATATAAAAAATAATCCAAAATGGAAAGATTTGGATTTATTAGTTGAAGAAAAAATGGAGGCAGTTTTTTATAAAGAAAATAAAAAAGATATCCATAGTATGCTTTCATCTGGAACAAAACTTGAACTAGTTTCAAATCAACAAATTTCAATAGGAAATTTAAAATTAGCTCATGTAAAAGTTGGTACTAAAAGAGGTTATGTTCCTATCAATAAAATTAGAAAACCAACAAAAACAAATGTTTTGGCTGCAGAAGAGGCAGCCATGAGAGATTTGAATAATCTTATCCAAAAACTTGTTACCCAAATTGGACCTATTAAAATATGCACGCCTGTTGGAACTTATGAAGGTATAACGGGAGTCCGGAATATTACCGAAAAAGTTCTTGGTAGAGAAGCAAAAGCAGACTTTGCTTTAGTCGCAAATGGTAAAGATAAAATATTCATTTCCCATAAAAAAAGTGGAGGTCCTGCAGCATATCAACAATATGGTGGAGTTTCTCCAAAGTCTGGATCACAATCTAAACCAACATTAATATATGATAATAAAGAGGTGCAAGATTTTTTGATGAAAGTTACCTCTTATATTGAGAATGATAAGTTAGTTCATCCAGTGTATTCTTCTGTACTAAGTGATCAATTGATTAATCAATCTGTTTTTGGTCCTTCGTATGGAGGAAATTTTGGAATAGATAATGTTCAATGTATCGGACAAGGGGATCCAATTCTTAAACCAAAAAGAAATGAAGAATCTTGTTTTACTTTAGATTTTTCAGATCATGTTTCTTGGAATGGGGATACTTCTTATTTTAAAACAGGTCAATATAAAGCTGTTTTTGCTGCTACTTTTAGAGCCGGAAGAGGATTTGATGTTGGTGGGATAAGATATAATGGAGCTAGAGTCGCTATTTATCCAATAGCCTTGGTTCAGAATAGAAGTGGCGCTAAAGAGATTTAATAAATATAAGTATATCAACACAAAATATGAAAAGTTTCCTTAATTTTCTAACTGAAGCAAAAGAATCGCAGGCAGCAATGCAAGCGAAAAAACTTGGATATACTGGAGACGGTCATGGCGGATGGTTAGATCGTTCCGGTAAACTTGTTGCAAGAACAGATAAAGGAAAACTTAAGTATATTGATGGACGCCAACCAAAAGGCGCAGAACAACCCGCAGGACAAGCACCTACAGGAGCAGCAGCATCCTCTCCCCAACCAACTGCAGCAGCACAAGCACCTGCACCACAACCTCAAGCAGCGCCAGGACAAGCACCAGAAGAGCAACCTGCAGAAGAACTCCCACCACTTACTGTTGTCTTTGGTCGATTCAATCCACCAACAGTAGGACACGAAAAACTTCTCAAGTCCGCAAAGAGAATTTCTGCTGGTGGAGATATTAAGATATATCCTTCAAGAACTCAAGATCCAAAGAAGAATCCTTTAGATCCAAATTCTAAAGTTTCATACATGAAAAAAATGTTCCCTGAGTTTGAGGAGAACATTATTAATGATGATGATATGAAAACAATTTTCGATGTTCTTGTAAATGCTAATGAAGATGGATATACAAATGTAAATATTGTAGTTGGTTCAGATCGTCAAGCAGAATTCGAAAACCTAGCACAAAAGTATAATGGAGATCTTTATACCTTTGACCAGATCCGCGTAATCTCTGCTGGAGTAAGAGATGCTGATGCTGAAGGTGTTGAAGGAATGTCAGCATCTAAGATGAGACAGGCAGTGATGGATGATGACTTTAAATCATTCCGCAGAGGAACTCCAAAAACACTTGATGATGGAGAAACTCAAGCACTTTTCAATGCTGTTCGTCAAGGAATGAATGTTAAGAAATCAAAAGTCAAGAAAGAATCATACTCTTTATGGGAGATTGCTCCAAAGTATGATATGAGAAATCTTCGTGAGAATTATGTAAGAGGAAAAATATTTAATATTGGTGATAAGGTCGAGAACTTAAATACTGGATTGGTTGGTGAAGTAATGCGTAGAGGAACTAATCATTTAATTTGTGTAACTGAAGAGGGTTATATGTTTAAGTCTTGGATTAAAGATGTGATGGAAGCATACCAAGAAAAAAAAGTCGATTCTATTCAAAGAGTTTCTGGAAAACCTAATACTTTGGTTGGAACTGAAGGATTCAGAAAACTTGCGATGAAGATGGCTTCCACAAAAAGGATTACTAATTTTAATGTTGAGCAATTCATAAATAAGTATAAGGCAAAGAAAGTAAGTACTTATTAAGATGTCAATCAATCCACTGAACGATATATCAAAAATTTATTTGGAAAGTGTTTCTAAGTCTTCTTATCTTGAAACTGATATGAAGAAGAGACAATCTGAAAACGAGAAAGCTATTGCTGATATGAAAAAAACAGCCGCATACAAAAGTATGGCGGCTGCTGCGGCAAAGAAATTTGATGAAGGATTGGATCCTGTAGGAAAGGAAGATTCTGATGTTGATAATGATGGTAAGAAAAATACAAAATCAGACAAATATCTTTTAAATCGCAGAAAGCAAATCAATAAAGCAATTGAAACGCAAGAAGAAGCAAAAAGATGGTGGGATGATGATGGTGATGGAAAGGGGTGGGAAAAGGGAGAAGTTTCTGGTAAGTTTAAGAAAAATAAAAAAGTGACTAAAGAAGGATTTTCAAATTGGAGACAAGATCTTTCTGAAGTAATGACTGATACTGAATTTGGTAAAAAAATAAAAGAGAAAAAAATTAAAAATAAAATTAAAATTAACCCTTCAATATCAGAAACAGTTGAAAATCTTGGTGGTACTCTGATAGAAATGGTTGAAATTGATGAAGTAGAATTTGTTGTTGAAAGTGTTTATGATGAACTTTTGGAGGAGGGATATGATGAGGATGATATTGAAGAAGCAATTGAGTATGCTTTAACCGAAGCGACAGTTACTTATGGACATGATACTGATAAACCTCATCAAAAGAAAAGTGGTGCAGGTCATCTAGTTAAAGCAGTCGGTAGACTTGCAAGACAAAAACTTGCAAGTAAAGTTAGTGGTGCTAAAAAAGCAGCTGCTGGTGCAGTTGCAAAAGGAGCAAGAAAGGTTGCTAAAGGTGCATTAGGTGTTGCTCGCAAAATGGAAGGTGGCGATAAAAAACCAAGCACAGCACATACTAAGACAAGAACTGCATCAACCTATCGTGGTGCTGGTGTGGGGCAAAAAGAAAAAGTAAGTAGTGGTTCTTATACTGGACCTGCTAAAAAGAAAGCAGAACCAGTTGCTGATCCTTGGGAAGGAAGTGCAGTAACTCCAACAAAGGCAAAGGCAAAAACTAAAAAAGCAGCAGCACCAAAAGCAAAGGCACCTGCAGCAGCTGCTCCAAAGAGAAAGAGAAAGTCTAAGTTAGATTCTCTGCTTGCTGATATTAGAAGTGAGCAAGTTCATATTGATGAAAAAACTTTGACTGCCGCAGAAACAAAGGAAAAGGAAAGAATTGTAAAGTCAATGAAGGATAAAGCGGCAGATTTTGAAAAAAGATATCCTGGTCGCGGAAAAGAAGTTATGTATGCTACTGCCACTAAAATGGCAAAGAAAATGGCAGAACAGGCAATGGAACTGCAACCAAAAACGCAACAAACCGGCAGTCCACAGCAGGATGCAAAAACAAGATCTGCTGCACAAAAAGCCAAGCAAACTGCAATAAGTATTAAACAAAAAGAACTTCAAGCACTTAGATCAACCCCAGCAGGAACTCCTGTTTCTGGATTTGGTGGTTGAATTAATAAATAGGTTAGGATAAATCTTAACAAGGAGGTTATTATGTTAACTAGCACGCTATTATTAACGATCGTTAAAGGAATTAGTGTAGCAAACGTTCAACTTATTCTTGGTATTCTTCTTGCTATTTCGGAAGTTCTTGGTGCTGATCCAAGAGTAAAATCAAATGGAATCGTTTCATTTATTCTACTTCAAGCACAAAATTTCTTAAAGGCAAAAAAAGGAGAGTGAATTAAGACAAAATAAAATAATTATAAACAGAGGCTGGTATCAGTCTCTGTTTTTTATAAATATTTCTACGAATTAAAATTAGTAAAGGTAAAAAGAATGGCACTCTGGGGCATCTCAACAACCACTGAAACAGCAGCAAATAATTATGCGCTTCCAAAGCACATGTCTGAAAATGATAGAAATAATACTCCTTGGAATTGCTTTGCAGACGTTCGTGGGTGGATTTATAGAAGATATCATTCTAGCGAACAATCTGGTCTTTCAACCGATTACTATGATGAAGTAATTGTTCCAGTTGTTGGACTGAACACTGGAAATGATTCTCCAGGAAATGGTGCAAATAATACTGGTATTGGAAGTGCAACTCCTGTCGCAGTATTCTTCGAAGATCCAAATAGATCTTCAAGAATTTCCGTAGGTGGAGGAGCAACTTCTGGATTCTCTACAACTGGAACTGCATATGTTCATGTTGTATGGAATGAAAATGTTTATTGTAGTGCTGGAGCAACTGTTTTACTTGGACAGTTTAACGCTGCTGGTGTTTCAATAGGTACAACTGTTGCGACTGCTGCTTCAGTAGCACCAAACTGTGCAGTTTCTGCATATGCTAATGATGCTGGTTATCTTCTTTATAATAATTTTAATGGACAAATTTCAAACCGAGTAGCATTTGCATTTACTGCATCTGGTGCTGGAATTGGTACAGTGTTTAGAATTGTTCTTACTCCTGGAGTTGTAGGTACAATTACAGATTTCTCTGGTGGTGGAACGGCAAATAAATCCTTCCCCGCTGATATTTTGAGAAATGTTGGTGGCGCAGGGACAACTGGATCTGTAGGCATTGGAACAACTACTCTAACAATTACTGCTTGATATTAAATGATTTTTAATGAATTGAATGAAGATAATTTTTTATTATTTGCTATTAAAAATTATGAAAATCCTCAGGCTGTAACCAGAGAAGATTTTGAAAAAGATCTTAATCATTTTAAATATATCAAAAGACTCTTAAAAAGATATAAGAATACTGGTGAGCTAAAAACTCACCTTCTTCTTAATCATTTTATTGTTCTTTATAATATCTTTGGTGAAGCAACAACACCAATGCTATTTTTTAAAATTGAAAAAGATCTTTGGTCTTCAATGAAAAGTTTTATTATTTTTCTAGGTAGACTACCAGAATATCCAAAATCTACAATTCATGATATTAAAGTTGATTTTAATTGTTTAGAAGAACTTTACAAAATCTACAATGGATCGCAAGAAAATTGACTGGATTATTTCACTAATAAGAGAAGAAATGGTAACTTCTTCGCCAACAAATAATGTTGGTTCTGGAAAAATTGCAGGAACTCCTCAAGCAGATCCTGGAAATCCTCCAGTGTTTGGAAAGAGGAAGAAAAATATATATCTCGGAATTGGTTCTCGTAAAAAGTGGATGAAACCAAAAAACTAAATAATTTTAATACTACTTGGGGTATTTGTTTCGTAGTAAAGAAATAATATCTTTAATTAGAAAATGTTCAATCAGAATACTACGGCAGATACCAAAATAGCTGTTTTAGAAGAAAGGCTTTCGTCATACGAACTTATGATGAAAAAAATAGACGAGGCCATTCAAATAATGGGTAAGACGAGTCAAAATATTAGCAAAATGCTTGCTGTTCATGAAGAAAGAATAGAACAGTGTGGTAAAGCTGATGATTTACTTACTAAAATGATCTATGAGATGAAAGAAGAAGGTGAAGAGCATTGTAGTAAAGTTTCTAATAGAATTGATAAGATAGAAGCTGATATAAAAGAAATTGTTAAATTTAGATGGATGGTTGCTGGTAGTGGAATTGTAGTCGCCATTATTATTACAACAGTTACAACCCTTGCTTCTGGATGGTGGGACCCAATGCAAAATGAAATGCATCACCAACCTAGTCAGCAACAAGTAACCAAATAAATAATAGAGTGTTGGCATAAGATGCCAATGAAAACTAAAAACAAAACGACTCTCTATTCGCTTCAAAAGATTACAAATTCGGTTGTGAAATGGACTGGATTCATGACTGCTTTGTATCTTGACAAGACGCGATAATCTGGTATAGTAGATGAACCTGGTATAACTTCATTATGGATTTCGTTGATGTAAAGTACATCAATTTGCTTTCTTCGCGTTTTCAGAAATTTAAGAAAGTAAAACATAATCTCTACAATTTTCGCTGTCCAATTTGCGGAGACTCGCAGAAGAATAAAAATAAAGCAAGGGGATATCTTTATCAAGTAAAAAACAATACTAACTTTAAATGCCATAATTGTGGACTTAATATATCTTTCAATAATTTTTTAAAGCAACTTGATCCAACAATCTATAAACAATATTCTTTTGAAAAATTTAAGGAAGGTAATACTGGTAAAAACTTTACAGTACAGGAACCAGTATTTAAATTCGAAGCACCAAAGTTTAAACCTAAGTTAGAATTGCCTAAAGCATCATCAAATCCTAACGCAAAATTATATCTTGAAAATAGAAAATTAAATCCGGATAAATTCTATTACGCAGATAAATTTAAATCTTGGACCAATTCTATAAAAGAGGTCTTCGATGATATTTCTAAAGATGAACCTAGGATTATTATTCCTTTGTTCTATCAAAATATTCTTATTGGATTTCAGGGCAGAGCACTAGGACCCAGTAAGATTAAATACATTACTGTAATGCTTAACGATGACGCACCAAAAATCTACGGTCTTGATGAAATACAAAAAAGTGAAACTGTATACATCACAGAAGGTCCATTTGATTCAACCTTCATTCCAAACTCAATTGCTCTTTGCGGAGCTGATGGTGATGTTAGTAGGTGGGGTATTAACAATCCTGTGTGGATATATGATAACGAACCACGTAATACAGAAATCCTATCAAGAATTTCCCGTATTATCGAAACTGGACAAAAAGTTGTTATCTGGCCTTCAACAATAAAGGAAAAGGACATTAATGAAATGGTATTGTCTGGACTGGATGTTCAGTCTGTGATAGAATTAAATACTTATTCTGGATTAGAAGCAAAACTTAAATTTACTACCTGGAAGAAAATATGAGCAACGGTACAAAGGTTAAAAAGCGTGATGGTCGAATTGAATCTCTTGACCTAGACAAAATGCACTTGATGGTTGAAGAGGCGTGCAAGGGTCTTGCAGGAGTCTCTGCTAGTCAAGTTGAGATGACTTCTGGTATTCAATTCTATAACGGGATTACGACAGCAGAAATTCAAGAAATTTTGATTCGTTCTGCTAGTGATTTGATTGATCTAGATCATCCAAATTATCAGTATGTTGCTGCTCGTCTACTTCTTTTTGCTGTTCGTAAGCAACTTTATGGAAAAATGAAAGAACTTCCTACGCTTGAACAGCACATTTATGTGTGTGTTAATAAAGAAGTTTATGATAATGATATCTTCAGCAAATACTCAAAAGAGGAAATTGATAAAGCTGATTCTTATATCGATCATGACCGTGACTATCTGTTTACTTATGCAGGTCTACGTCAAGTAGTTGATAAGTATCTTGTGCAAGACAGAAGTGGCGGCGGCGTATATGAAACTCCCCAATTCATGTATATGATGATTGCTCTGACTATTTTTGCAGAGTATCCAAAAGAAACTAGAATGTCATATGTAAAGAGGTATTATGACGCAATCTCAAAGCACAAAATCAACATTCCCACACCTATCATGGCGGGAGTGCGAACTCCACTTCGACAATTCGCTAGCTGTGTTCTTGTTGATGTTGATGACACCCTCGATTCTATCTTTAGTAGCGATATGGCTATTGGCAGATATGTTGCACAAAGAGCGGGAATCGGTATCAACGCAGGTAGAATCCGTGGTATCAACAGTAAAATTAGAGGTGGAGAAGTTCAGCACACAGGTGTTGTCCCATTCCTCAAAAAGTTTGAAGCAACTGTCCGATGCTGCACTCAAAATGGCATACGTGGTGGATCAGCAACTGTCCACTTCCCAATCTGGCACCAAGAAATAGAAGACATTCTAGTTCTTAAGAATAACAAGGGAACCGAAGATAATCGTGTCCGTAAACTTGATTATTCCATTCAAATTAGTAAGTTGTTTTATGAAAGGTTTATTAAAGATGAAGAGATTACTCTCTTCAGTCCCCACGACGTACCTGGACTTTATGATTCTTTCGGAACAGATCGTTTTGACAGTCTCTATGTTTCGTATGAAGAAGATTCGTCCATTCCGAAAAAAACTATCAAGGCACAGGAACTTATTCTTAACCTCCTTAAAGAGCGTGCGGAAACAGGTCGTATCTATATTATGAATATTGACCACTGCAATTCTCATTCATCTTTTAAGGACAAAGTTAATATGAGTAATCTCTGCCAAGAAATTACTCTTCCGACTGATCCCATTCACCATATTGATGATGATATGGGTGAAATTGCTCTCTGCATTTTATCTGCAATTAATGTTGGTAAAGTAAAGTCTGATGAAGAACTTGAAGAACTTTGCGACCTTTCTGTTCGTGGTCTGGATGAGTTGATCGATTATCAGAAATACCCCGTAAAAGCAGCTGAGATCGCCACTAAAGCACGTCGTTCTCTTGGTGTAGGGTTTATTGGGTTGGCTCACTATTTGGCGAAACTTGGTTTTAAATACGAATCTCAGGAAGCATGGGATGCAGTTCATGGACTTTCAGAGTCTTTCCAGTATTACCTTCTGAAAGCATCTAATCAACTTGCTAAAGAAAAGGGATACTGCGAATATTTTGGACGTACTAAGTATGCTGATGGTATTCTTCCTATCGATACTTATAAGCAAGATGTAGACGAAATTTCTTCTATTGAATACCAACATGACTGGGAATCTCTTAGAGCATCTATTCTCGAATATGGACTTCGACATTCAACGTTGTCCGCACAGATGCCATCGGAGAGCAGTTCCGTTGTGTCAAATGCAACAAATGGGATCGAACCACCACGCGGTTTCCTGTCCATTAAAAAATCCAAGAAAGGACCACTTAAGCAAATTGTTCCACAGTACCACACACTTAAGAACAATTATACGCTTCTTTGGGATATGTCTGGGAACACTGGGTATATTAATATTGTTGCAGTTATGCAAAAGTTCTTTGATCAAGCAATTTCTGGAAACTGGTCATATAACCCAGAGCATTATGAAAATAATGAAGTTCCTGTTTCAGTAATGGCAAATGATTTTCTGACTACATACAAGTACGGGTGGAAGACTTCCTATTATCAAAATACCTATGATATTAAAACCGATGAGGTGGTGGAAGAAAAACCCAATCTTCAAGATTTAATTAATGAGTTAAGTACAGTAGAGGAGGGAGAGTGTGAATCCTGTGCAGTTTAAAATTTCTTCAACAGAAGAATCTAGAAATATTAAAGGAATGACCGTTTTTAATACTGAAAAAGTTGATACCAAAAAGCAACCAATGTTTTTTGGTAAACCTCTTGGAGTTCAGAGATATGATTCATACAAATATCCAATCTTTGACAAACTGACTACTCAACAACTTGGATACTTCTGGAGACCCGAAGAGGTTTCTCTCCAGAAGGATCGTGGTGATTATCAAACACTGCGTCCTGAGCAGAAGCACATTTATACTTCAAATCTGAAGTATCAGATCATGCTTGATTCTGTTCAGGGTCGTGGTCCTGGTATGGCTTTTATTCCATACTGCTCACTTCCCGAACTTGAGGCATGTATGGAGGTATGGGGATTTATGGAGATGATCCATAGTCGTTCATATACCTACATCATTAAGAATATCTATTCAGACCCTTCTGAGGTGTTTGATACTATTATTGGCGATGAACGTATTCTGGAACGTGCTAAGAGCGTTACAGAGTCTTATGATGACTTCATTCAATCGGCACAATTTTATGGAACTTCCGATCAATGGAAGCATCAACTTGAAGGAGTCACATACGCAAAGGAATCACTCAATGACGTTAAAAGAAAACTCTATAGAGCAGTCGCAAACGTTAATATTCTTGAAGGTATTCGCTTCTACGTTAGTTTTGCTTGCAGTTTCGCCTTTGGTGAACTTAAGCTTATGGAAGGATCAGCTAAGATCATCTCTCTTATCGCAAGAGACGAAAACCAACACCTAGCACTTACTCAGAACATTCTGAATAAGTGGAGGGAAGGTGATGATCCTGAAATGAAACAGATTGCTAAGGAAGAAGAAGAGTGGGTTTATAAGATGTTCGATCGTGCTGTAAACGAAGAAAAGAAATGGGCAGATTATCTGTTCAAAGATGGAAGCATGATTGGATTGAATGATAAACTCCTTCAGCAATATGTTGAGTGGATTGCAAATCGTAGACTGAAAGCAATCGGTCTCAAACCACAATATGACATTTCAGCAAACAATAATCCACTTCCTTGGACACAGCACTGGATTTCTTCCAAAGGTCTTCAGGTTGCTCCCCAGGAAACAGAGGTAGAATCTTATGTTGTAGGGGGAATTAAGCAAGATGTTACCAAAAATACTTTCGCAGGATTCCAATTATGATGAATGGTGCGAACAGGAAATCCTGAATGCATACAAAGAAGCAGCAGAATGTGATGAGTTTATGTTTGGAGATTATAACTATTGTGAAGAATGGTTAGGTAAAACTAGTAATGATGTTGCATAGATAGGGGAGGTTATCTCCTCTTTTTTTATGGTACACATTACAGACATTTACGAACTAAAAGCAAGACTTGATGGTCTTAAGCACCAACTTGAGAATGAAAATTTGCCTTGGCATGAGAAACAACTAGCTCATAAATATCTGAACAAGGCAATGGATTATGTGAATGAGTTGCAGTTATATTAATCCCTGGTATTATGGTAACAAGTCTTTTGAATCTGAAGATATAGAAGATTATTATGGGTTTGTTTATTTGATCGAGAATAAACTAAATGGTAGAAAATATATCGGAAGAAAATATTTTTGGCAGTTTAGAACTCCAAAAGGTAAAAAAAGAAAAGTAAAATCTGAATCTAATTGGAAGGATTACTATGGGTCTTGTCCGGAACTTAAAGAAGACATTGACAAATTTGGCAGAGAAAATTTTAGTAGAACTATCTTATCATTACATAAAACAAAGGGCAAAACAAACTTTGAGGAGACCAGACGACTCTTCAACCACAATGTTCTCACAGAATCCCTTGACGGTGGAGTCCCAGCGTTCTACAATAGCAACATCCTCAACAGGTACTTCCGAAAAGATTATTATGGAAACAACGACTGAAGATATTGTTGCGCATGTGAGGAACTGGTCTCTTGACCGTGCTGCAGATATGACTATTCATAAAGAGGATGCTCGTGCAATTCTTGCAGAATTTTATGAATGGATTGAGCCTGAAGGTGATGAACTTGAAATTGTTTCTCTAGAACCGGAAGATTGACAAATTCTAAATAAAAACTTATTATGTAAAAATCCCTGTTATGAGCAGGGTTTTTTATTATGAGACTTTGATAGTGATTTAGAGCCGTGGGGATTGCCCTCTGAGAGGGGGGAAGTGCGCTTTCCTTATACGGATGTAGAGTTCAATTAAACTTAATGCAAAACTTCTTTACTGTAGCCCTCTTGCCTCTTCTGGCAACGGTTACAACCACAACGGCAACACTGCCATCATCTGCTATTTCTCCTTCATATTCTATTATTAAGGAGTTTGAGTCAGAGAAGACAGCAATCCGCGAGGTTGCTCCCGAAAAGCCAAAAGAGAAAAGGCTAATTTGTAAAGGGTGTAATGAACATGAAAATGTTACCCTGGCTTATTTTCAGGACATTGGAATTAAAGACAGAAACGCCCTTGCTACCATCATGGGTAATATTCGTCAGGAATCAACTTTTGTTCCTAACATTTGTGAAGGTGGTAGTAGAACCAGTTACTATAGCTGCGGTCGCGGTTATGGTCTGATTCAATGGACATCTGCCGATAGGTATTATGGATTGGGTGATTTTGCTAGAAAAGTTGGTGGAAATCCATCATCTATTCGAACGCAACTTGGTTATCTAACAACTGAGGTTCAATGGCAACGAATTGTAGATAGAATGAAAGTTCCTGGTAAATCTATCAATCGTTACATGGACTATGCGTATAGTTGGATTGGTTGGGGGCATCATGGTGCCCGTACATCTTATGCCTATGATTATGCTTCCCGACTGATTCCGGTAGAAGTTTGATACAATAGAATAATAAATAGAGGGAGTCGTATGACTCCTTTTTTTATGCTTAATTTCAACTTCGGAAACAAGAGACCTGATAAGAAGCAAATCGTCCTTGTAAGCGTCGTATTAAGCACGATAGTAGCAACTCTCTCCCAATGCACTGGAGCGCCCTCAGAGCGCCTCTGGGACCTCTTAGACGAGGTTCAGAGGAGGTTCTTCCCCCAGACCATAATTAACGATGTTCTCCTTAAAGATCCTGGAGTTGTTAAAAGAAGAGCGAAAAGAGATGTTGATCAAGCTATATGGGATTATGAACGCTTGACTGGATATTCAAATGAGCCTAGAATACCTTTGCCGAGGTTGATAGAGAAATCTCCAGAAGCTTCTAAGTGTTATACTGAAGAGTGTAAAAAACTTGGAGGAGAAATGAGACTTTGCTCTCCATGGCTTGACGATTGCGTTAAAGAACCTGTACAATAGAAACATCGGGTAGGTGTCCGAGTGGTTAATGGAGGCGGACTGTAAATCCGCTGGCTCTGCCTACGGGGGTTCAAATCCCTCCCTGCCCACCTTGACGATCTGATTCTTAAGTGGTATGATTGTCTTATGAGCGGTGAGGGTCCAAACCTCACATAAGTCTCACCCCTCCTATGCCTCTCAACGATGCACAAACCAGGAGGGCTCTGTTTCGGTAGCTCAGTTGGATAGAGCATCTGCCTTCTAAGCAGTTGGTCACAGGTTCAAGTCCTGTCCGAAACGCTTGGAGTCTTTGATTCCATATATAAAAGCGATAGAGGGTAAGTCCCTGTTATATCCTTATGAGGTATATCACACTTACTCCATCAAATCGTAGGAAGTGCAAACCCTCTCGCTGGTCATAGTATTCTGTGTCTAGATGAAGGGAAAGGTGATTCTGTCCGCACATAGAAATCCCTCCTACCATAGCTCTAGTGGTGGAACGGTAGACACAGCGGACTTAGAATCCGCCGCCTTAAAAAGCGTGGAAGTTCAAATCTTCTCTGGAGCACTTGACAATCAAACTTAAATAGTTTATGATTGTCTTATTGCGAAAGTAACTCAACGGTAGAGTCCCTGCCTTCCAAGCAGGTTGTTGCGAGTTCGAATCTCGTCTTTCGCTCTTGGAGTTTATCTCCACAAATTCCGTTGGTAGTCTAGTGGTCAGGACAGGCAGACAATGCACTTGGAGTTCGGGTTCGATTCCCGACCAGCGGCCAGCAAATTTCTTTTCTTATGGAAGTTGAAGTTAATTCTATTAATATCGCAAGACTTCTAAGTGAATTAGAAGGTTGCTACATCTTCACCAAATATATGGGGTTTGAAGATGATATGAACACTCTTGATGAAATGAAGAAAAGATATTATAAACTTTACTTCAAACTCTATAAGGAAGAAAAAAGTAATCCCCTGTAGTTCAGTCGGTAGAACGGAGGACTGTTAATCCTTATGTCCCTGGTTCGAGTCCAGGCGGGGGAGTTGGAAGGACTGGAAATGTCTGGGTCTTCCATTACTAAAACCTAGAGTTTTTCTAGGTCAGGGGGATGGCCATCCCCTGTTTCGGGCGATTAGCTCAGCGGTAGCAGCGTCTGCTTTACACGCAGAATGTCGGGGGTTCGAATCCCTCATCGCCCACTTGCATAAATACTTGAAAAAAAGTATAATGGAAAAACTGTATAAATTACTCAGTGATGCACAGTCATCACTTTTTGTTTTATTCCATAAAACTTGGGCATTTCATTGGAATGTTGTAGGTTCAGATTTCACACAACTTCACCAACTCTTTGGTGGTCAGTATGAAACTATGTTTGAAGAGATTGACCGTCTCTCAGAGCATATGAGATATTTGAATGTAAAACCATTGAGTTCTCTCTCAAGAATGCTTGAGGTAACTCAAATTAAAGAGGCTGCAAGTTCTACAACAGCAAATAATATGCTTTCAGAACTTCTTGAGAATAATGAAAAGTTTTGTGAAATAATGACCGAAATTTCTGAAGAAGCAGAAGCGCAAAAGCAATATGCAACTGCCAATCTATCTCAAGATTTAATGGAATCTCACGGCAAATTTATCTGGCAATTAAGAGCACATTTACAATGAATAGGATGAAAAGCAATGTTATCAATAAGATGCAAAGATTGTAATAGAGAATTAACAGGACATCATTCAAAAACAGTAAGTTGTGGTTGTCCTAATATGGCAACAATTCGTGGAGATAAGATTTCAGCACTTGACTTATCTCGCATTGTTATGCTAAACTCCTTAAAAGAAAATCAAAAAACAAATGTGTTAACCTCTCAAGATATTGCTTGGCAGGAAGCACGTCGTCAGCGTAAAGTTAGACGACTTGATTTTGAAGTCCGCTGAGGACTTATATTGGAAAGGTGGTCGAGTGGTTGAAGGCTCCAGTCTTGAAAACTGGCGATGTGAAAGCATCCGTGGGTTCGAATCCCACCCTTTCCGTTACAGATTTAACAATTTCTTCAGTAGTGTTACAGAACGAACACAAATTGTTGACGATGAAAATTTTGTGAATAGTATATAGTAGTACTATCACTTAAAAACTTATGGACCAACACACCTATAATAACTGGGTCCGTATTAAAGAGACTTTTGAGAAGTCTGGTAATACAGATAACATGTTTTATAAAAGGGCGTGTGAAATCATAAGAACAAAAAGAGATCCTCTGGCAAGTTTTTTGGAGATGAAAAATGACACCTGAAGAAGTTCAATCTATGATTGATGAGTCTGTTGCGAAGGCAATTGACAAACACAATAAAACTGCTACAATAATCTCAGCAACAATCGGATCGATTTTGCTTTTCTTCTATGCTCATGGTGTTATTGCTATTATAGATAGAGTACGATGAGACATTTTGTGTATGTTATCCTGAATAATCAACTAGCATTGTTTATTATTGGATGCCTCTTGACAATCGCACCTGCTATCGGTATAATGGTAGTACATTCATCAAAGGATGAAGATTAAATCTTATAAATAGATTTGAACTTTATTTGAAGAATAATGCCAGCAAAAAACCCAAAAGAATACGCTTCGAAGCACTATCAGCAAAATAAATCTTTATATGCTGAAAGAAGTAAAGTTGCTAGACTTAGGGTTAAAGAATGGTATAATGAACTTATGAATGATAAGTTCTGTGAAAAATGTGGTGAATCTGATACTATTGTATTAGAATGGCATCACATAGATCCATCTAAAAAGGATATGAGCATTGCTGATATGCTTTCGAGAAGAGGAAAACAAACTATCTTAGAAGAGATAGATAAGTGTATGTGTCTTTGTGCTAATTGTCACAGAAGATTGCATCATCAAATACGCAACGGGGTGTAGCTCAGCTTGGATAGAGCGCCGCTTTTGGGAAGCGGAAGTCGCAGATTCGAATTCTGTCACCCCGACTCATAAAACTCACTTTATGAAAATGAATCAAGAAATTAACGAACTTACGACATTTACAATTGAAGAGTTTCAGAATGATTTCGATAACCTTATGAATAGAGTAGAAGGTGGAGAATCGTTCATCATATCAAGTGAGCACGGAAATGCAGTGATTGTACCATACAACGAAGTGGTGCAGGTATTTCAAGAATCTGGTGTGAGTGATGAGATCATACGAATACACACCGATCACGAAGAAGGTTCTTGACAAAGAGTTCCAGGTCCTCTACACTAGATCTGGTCTTATGGGACTGTCGCCTATGGGTTAAGGCCCACTGCTTATAACGGTGTGAACTGAGTTCAAGTCTCAGCAGTCCTACTTTGCAGGTTTAGCTCTCTGGCGAAAGCACCGAACTCATAATTCGGCTAAGGTGGGTTCGATCCCCACAACCTGCACTGGACACTTACCAAAGCGTCCTACTTGACTTTCAAACATCACTTCTCTATAATACAAAGGTCAACAATCAAAACAATGACTCTCACTGCTAAATTCAAGAAAGACGTTCAAACCCTTCGTGGTGCTGCTAACGGCGATTTCTACCTTGATGTAAAGAATCCGAAACTCTACAAAAAGGTTCGTCGTTACTATGAGCAAGAAGGTGTAGTGTTTTCTGGTGATCCTTTGGATGATTATGAAATGCTTATGGAATATGTCGCTGCTGATCTTGAGTCTGTTGAGGTTGCATGAACGATCTAGATCTGAATTCGGTAAAGTCAACCAAGACTATTATCATTCATGAACGATTTCCTTATCGCTTTGTGCAAAAAGGACATATTGAACTAAACGGCAATCCTGATTTTCGCTTACAAAAAGTGAATGAGTATACTAAAAAATACTCTGATATTTATTTGTTTGATAATGGAGATCAAATGCTTCTTGCGATTGAAGATCCCGAATATTCTAAATGGTTAGATCCAGATCGTGTTCCTTGTTATGTAAAAGATGATGATTAAATAGTCTCGGTATGACTTAAAACTAGCCCTGGTCGGGAGCAAACCCCTTATGTCTAAAACAAGTATCTTACGATATCTTGGAAACTTTCTCCTTATGATTGGATATCAAACCATGTTATGGGGAGATTTTAAATATGGTTTATTGATAAAAGTTATTGGGGGATTACTCACAGTACCTTTTGCAATCAAACTTAAACTCTGGGATGTATTATTTTTATGTGCATTCTTTGGGTTTAGTGAGTTTTCAAAACTCATTCAACTTTTCTCAGTTAGTTAAAACTGAGTGGTGGAGTCAATATGACCCTAGCTAGGTTTCTTGCTTCCTTAAAGAGCAAGTGGTGCGGATGGGACTCTCTCCCGCCTGGTTTCCAATTTCCAGTTAAAGAATTGGTGGCGAGCCTGAGTTACAAAGAGAGGTTGCATAAACCTCTCTTTTTTAGTATAATGAAAAAATATATTAATAGTAAAAATAAAAAATGACTTTATCTCTTTATGGTGGAAGTGGATTTGTTGGAGGTAACTTCAAAAAACTATATTCTGATTATGTGGAGATGCAGAGGGATGAAAGAAAGCCAAAAACAAAAGATATTTTGTATTTCATTTCAACAGTAGATAACTATAATGTTCACGACAAAATTACACTTGACGTAGACACTAATCTAAAAATTCTCTGTGAAGTTCTGGATTATTGTAGATCAGAAGATATAACTTTTAATTTTATTAGTTCTTGGTTTGTATATGGCAAAACTCCATACATGCCTGCTAGTGAAGAGAGTCCATGCTTTCCCACAGGATTTTATTCTATTACAAAAAAATGTGCAGAAGATCTTTTAATTTCTTTTTGCAATACCTATAATGTAAAATATCGTATAATGAGATTATGTAATGTTTTGGGTTCTGGTGATCAAAAAGCATCTAGAAAAAAGAATGCAATTACTTGGATGATCGATCAACTTAAGATAGATCATGACATTTCTCTATACGACGGAGGATCAAATTGTAGAGATGTGATGCATGTTCAAGATGTTTGTAGGGCAATTAAACTCATTTGCGATAAAGGAAAAACAAACGAAATTTATAATGTAGGGTCTGGAAAACCAACTACAATAGGAGAGATTATTTCTTTATCTAAGCATTATCTCAATTCTAAATCTAAAATCAATTATATTGATCCTCCAGAATTTCATAATAATGTTCAAACAAAAAATTTCTGGATGGACACCAAAAAACTAAAATCCCTTGGATTTGAACCAAAACTTTCTTTAGAATTTATCATCAAAGATCTATGTCTGTAACTGAAAAAGTATCTAATTTCATTACTTCATTGCAGGAAGATGGAGAAAAATTATTTCCATATCTAGCAAATGAGAGATGGAAACGTGGAAATAATGTTTACTATTCTGGTCCATATTGGGACCAAAAAGAAGTGTCTGCTGCAATTACGACGCTTCTAGAAGGTAAATGGCTTCCTGCAGGAGAAGAAGTAAATAAATTTGAACGACAGTTTTCTAAGAAGTTTGGATTTGATTATTCTGTAATGGTGAACTCTGGTAGTTCAGCCAATCTTGTAATGATTTCTGCACTCAAAAAATATTTTGAGTGGAAGGATGGAGATGAAATTATTGTTTGTGTCTGTGGATTTCCAACTACAATTAATCCAATTATTCAGAATAACTTAAAACCAGTTTTTGTTGATATAAGTTATGATGATTTAAACTGGAATCTTTCACAAATTAAAGAAAAGATTACAACTAGAACTCGCGCAGTATTCTCCTCACCAGTTCTTGGAAATCCTTATGATTATGATGCACTTCTTGATATCTGCAATCGTTATAACATTAAGTTGATTGCTGATAATTGCGATAGTCTTGGAAGTAAGTGGAAAGGTGAATATCTTACAGAACATGCTGTAGCTGCATCTTGTTCTTTTTATCCCGCACATCATATCTCTACAATTGAAGGTGGTATGGTATCGTCTAATATTAAAGAAATTGTAGATATTGCCCGTAGTTTTGCCTGGTGGGGTAGGGATTGTTATTGCGTTGGACCACAAAATCTTCTTGAGTGTGGAGTTTGTGGTAAAAGATTTGACCACTGGCTAGATGGATATGATAAAGTTGTTGATCATAAGTATGTCTTTGGTAATATTGGATATAACTTGAAACCAGCAGATCTTCAGGGGTCAATTGGACTTGTACAACTTGAAAAGTTTGATGAGGTCCATCAAAAACGTCGTCATAATAAAGAACGAATTCATAAAATTTTTGAGAATATTCCTTTTTGTAGGGTCATTTCTGAAAGATCCGATGCAGAAACTAGTTGGTTTGGTGTTCCTATTGTTTTTGAGTATGATAAACCTGGATTAGTCAAATGGTTAGAAAATCATAAAATTCAAACACGTAATTATTTTGCTGGAAATATTTTAATGCATCCTGCATATAAACATATTGAACCAGCAAGTAATTATCCAAATGCTTCTAAAGTTCTAGATAATGTATTCTTTGTCGGATGTTCTCCAACTATTACAGATGAAATGATTGATTATATCGAAGAAGTTGTAGAAGAATATAAGAAATCAAATATCCTACATCATCCAGTATAAGAATACTTGCAAAAAAATATTTCCTTTAGTATAATAAAATAAACGATATTGCCATATGAAGGTTGCTTTAATTACTGGAATAACAGGGCAAGATGGATCTTATCTTGCCGAACTCCTTTTGGAAAAAGGATATGAAGTTCATGGTATCATTCGCCGTGCATCTCAGATCAATACTCAAAGAATTGATCATTTGTATCAAAATATTAAATTACATTACGGAGATTTAACAGATTCGACTAATATAGTTCGAGTTATTCAAAAAGTTCAACCAGATGAAATTTATAACCTTGGTGCTCAGAGTCATGTCAAAGTATCCTTTGAGATGCCTGAATACACTGCTGATGTGGATGCTTTGGGAACTCTTCGTATTCTTGAAGCAGTTCGTCTTTTGGGCATGGAAAAGAATGTTCGTATTTATCAAGCTTCTACAAGCGAACTTTACGGTCTTGTTCAAGAAATTCCTCAAAGGGAAACTACTCCTTTTTATCCTCGCTCTCCCTATGGTGTAGCAAAGATTTATGGTTATTGGATTACAAAAAATTATCGCGAATCCTATGGAATGTTTGCTTGTACGGGCATTCTCTTTAATCACGAGTCTCCTCGTCGTGGTGAGACCTTTGTTACACGTAAAATTGTTAAAGGATTGAAAGCAATATCCGAAGGAAAACAAGATATATTATGTCTTGGTAACTTGAATGCAAAACGTGATTGGGGACATGCTAGAGATTTTGTTGAAGCAATGTGGATGATGCTCCAACAAGATGAACCGGATGATTATGTGGTTGCTACAGGTAAGCAATACTCGGTGCGTGAGTTTGTTGAAACAGCAGCACCATATTTTGGAATGGAAATTGTATGGGAAGGTAAGGGACTTAATGAAGTTGGAATTGACAAACTTACTGGAAAACCCGTTATCAAAGTTGATCCTAAATATTTTCGACCTGCTGAAGTAGAGACCTTATTAGGTGATGCCACAAAGGCAAAACAAAAATTAGGGTGGGAACCTAAAATTTCATTTGAACAATTAGTTGAGGATATGTGCATCAATGACAATTGATATGTTTCATAAAATAGAAAAATGTAGAGTTTGTGGAAATACTCATCTAGAATTAGTCTTAGATTTAGGAAATCAATACGTCTCTGGAATTTTTCCCAAGAAAGTGGACTATGAGTTGTACAACGGACCACTAAAACTTGTTAAATGTAACGAAATGAATGGTGGATGTGGTCATGTTCAATTAGAACATACCTTCGATCTTCCGACCATGTACGGTGAGGAATATGGGTATCGTTCTGGTTTGAATTCAAGTATGGTGAAGCATCTTCAAGAAAAGCATCAAAAGATTGTAAATTTTTATGATTTGAAAGAAAACGATATTGTAATTGATATTGCTGGAAACGATGGAACATTTCTTGGATTCTTTTCAGAAAAACTGAGACTTGTTAGCATTGATCCGACTTCTAAAAAGTTCTCAAAGTATTTCAAAGAACACGTAGATTATATTGCTGATTTCTTTACTGAAGAAACTTTTAGAAAACATTTTGGTAATCAAAAAGCAAAATTAGTAACATCTTTTTCGATGTTCTATGATTTGGAAGATCCGTGCCAGTTTGCTAAAGAAGTAAATTCCGTTCTAGATCCTGAAGAAGGTATTTGGGTTTTGGAACAAAGTTATATGCCTGAAATGCTTCGCGTCAATTCTTTTGATACTGTATGCCATGAGCATCTTTCTTATTATGGAATGAGGCAGATCAAATATATTATGGATAAAGCAAATCTTAAAATTATTTCTTATGAATTTAATGATGTAAATGGCGGTAGCATTTCTTTGGTGGTTTCTAATAAAGATAGTAAGTATGAAGAATGTACTGAAATGTTGAGTGAAATTATTAAAGAAGAACTTGATCTTAAATTAGATACTATTGAACCATGGCAAAAATTCCAACTAAGAATTGAAGAATGTAAAAAAAGTTTCTGGAAAATTATTGAAGAGTGTAAAAAAGAAGGATTAAAAATCTGTGCTCTTGGAGCTAGTACCAAAGGAAATATAACACTTCAAACTTGGAAAATTACTTCAGATGATATTGAAGTAATTGGTGATGTAAACCCAGATAAAGACGGATCATTTACTCCTGGAACTTGGATTCCAATTAAAAGCGAGGATGCTGTTATAGACACTTATGATGTGTTTGTTATTCTCCCCTGGCACTTTAGAGAATTTTTTATGACTAGTGAAAAATTTAAAGGTAAGAAATTACTCTTCCCACTTCCAACTGCTGAAATTGTAACTGTTTAATTATGGAAAAAACTTCTAAAATTTTTGTCGCAGGACATAGAGGACTTGTTGGTTCTGCTATTTTAAGAACTCTCATTGAAAGGGGTTATAGTAATATAATAACTGCAACCAGACAAGAAGTTGATTTACTTAATCAATCTCAAGTTGAGAAATTCTTTGAAAGAGAAAGACCAGAATATGTATTTGATGCAGCTGCCCGTGTCGGTGGTATTCATGCTAACAATCAATATTCTGCAGAATTTGTTTATGAGAATATCCAAATCCAAACCAATCTAATTCATTATGCTTGGAAATACGGAGTTAAAAAGTTTCTCTTTATTGGATCAGTTTGCATCTATCCTAAGTATGCTGAAGTTCCAGTAAAAGAAGAATCTCTTATGACTGGTTATCTGGAACCAACAAATGATGCATATGCTGTTGCTAAAATTTCTGGTATCAAAATGCTTCAAGCATACCATAAACAATATGGATTTAAAAGCGTATCTTTGATGCCTTCTAACATTTATGGTCCTGGTGATAATTTTCATCCAGAAAATGGACATGTTATTCCTTCAATGATTACCAAATTTAACAACTCCGATGGAAAGAAAGTTGTTTTTTGGGGAGATGGAACTCCTATGAGAGAATTTCTTTATTCTGATGACCTCGCAGATGCTTGCCTATTCGCGATGGATCACTTTGAAAACTCCGAATTGGTGAATGTTGGATCTGGATATAATGTCAGTATTAAAGAACTTGCACAAACAGTTGCTGGAGTTGTTGGATATAATGGAGAAATTGGTTGGGACACTTCACGTCCAAATGGAACTCCAAATCGTCCATTAGATTATTCTAAGATGACTGAACTTGGTTGGAATCCAAAACATAGTTTGCGTTCTGGTCTTGTAAAAACTTATAAATGGTTTAGTGAAGTAACCAATTATGATTCTTGCAAATAAATAACCCAAATAATTTTCATAACATGTATAATAGACTTTTAACCGAAGATGATGTTTCGGAATTTTTTGAAATAATAAAGAAGGAAAAGTATCCAGAAAAAGGATTTCAACATAAAGATTTGTGGAACATTCCTGGTGGATTTGTTAAATGGATTTCAGTTTTAGAAGAGTTTAAGACTATTGGTAAAAATAATTTAAAAGTTATCGACCTAGGATCTTCTACAGGAGTTGTACCTCATATCATTGCAAGCTGGGGAAATGATGTAACTGGAATTGATATTGAATTGTCCGATCATTGGTGCCCTAAAAATTTAATTAGAATGGTTATCGGGGATGCTTTACTTGAAATGAAAGAAATTGAAGATGAAAGCATTGATGTGGTTACTGATCTATGTGCAGTTCATGAGTTTAATACAAGTGATAATGGTAAAGTTAAGAATGTTGGACTAAAAGAAGTCTCAGAACAAATTTACCGAATATTAAAACCAGGTGGAAAATTTCTTAGTTCAACTGATGTTTCTCTTGTTTATCCTGCAGCACAGCCTGGGGGATTTATTCCTCCAGAAGATATAATTAAAATCGTAGAATCTTCTGGGTTAAAACTAACTAGTCCATACAAAAAAGAATACGAGCAATCTGAATATAATCCAATCTATCAACCCGCAGTTGGATTGCATATTGCTACTTTTTCTTTTGAAAAATAAGTTAAATTTAAAAATTATTAAAACATGTACAAAGGAAAAAAACTAATTGCTTGCTCTCCTGTAGGAAGAAAATCTTCCATGAAGTGCCTATTCAAGCATATTTTGAATAATCGACATATTCTAGATGAATTTCATTTATGGGTTAACACTGTAAATGAAGAAGATTTGGAATATATTAATAATTTTTCAAAACAATATCCAGACTTTGTTCATTTGAAATATGGATGTGATGAATTGGACCCAGAACAAATGGGCAAATCTCATAATGTAAAAAGATTTTATAATTACTGCGTAGAACCAGATACGTTTTATTTTAAAATAGATGACGATGTTATTTTTATTGAGGATGGAACTTTTGAAAAACTATCTCAATATAAATTAGATAATCCAAGCACTTTCCTTACATTTCCTACCATAATCAATAATCCATGGTGTACTCATTTTCTTAGAGTATCTGGAATCATTGATATTCAAGAATGTCCAGTATGCACTTATACATGGAACTCTGATTTTGAAAAATGCAAAGAATTGATTAAATCATCTCCATCTGTAATGAGTGATAATCTATATGAACCTAAACTAGAAGATTTTATTCCTGAAGATAGAGTTATAAGTAGGTTATATTGTTTTGATCCGCATATTGCATACAATCTTCTAAATGAGTTTCACAAAAAAATCGTAGAAAATAATCTGTCTGATTTAGATTTTGAAAATATTGTTTTGGAAAATTACGAAACTGTATGCATAAATTTTGTAATGTGGGCTGGAGAAGATTTTGCAAAGTTTGATGGTGATGTTAAATCTGTTGGAGATGAACCTTGGTTAGCAACTTTCTATCCATGCAAATTTGATTTAAAAAATGCAATAGTTGGAAATACTAGAGTCGCTCACTATGCGTTTTGGCCACAAAGACCTCACTTAAATACTACTGATATTTTAGAAAAGTATGAAACATTATGATTATCTAATCATTGGATGTGGATTATTTGGAGCAACATTTGCAAGACTTGCTACTGATAATGGTAAGTCTTGCTTAATAATTGATAAAAGAAAACATATTGGTGGAAATTGTTATACTGAAAATGTAGAAGGTATTAATGTTCATACGTATGGAGCGCATATTTTTCATACAAGTAATAAAACTGTTTGGCAATTTGTGAATAGATTTTCTGAATTTAATAATTATATCAATTCACCAAAAGCTGTATCTAATAATGGGAAGTTATATTCTCTTCCCTTTAATATGAATACTTTTTATGAATTATGGGGAACTAGATCGCCTGATCATGCTAAATCGATTATCGAAAGTCAAAAATTTAAAGGTACTCCAACTAATCTGGAAGAGCAGGCATTATCTTTAGTTGGAAAGGATGTTTATGAAACTTTAATTAAAGACTACACTGAGAAGCAATGGGGAAGACCTGCTAAGGAACTTCCCACCTTTATTATTAAAAGACTTCCATTAAGATTTACTTTCGATAATAATTATTTCAATGATAAGTATCAAGGTATACCGATTGGCGGTTATACTAAGATGTTTGAAAAAATGATTGATGGTATTGAAGTTAAGTTGGAATCTGATTATTTTTCTGATAAAGATTATTTTGATTCATTAGCAAGCACTGTAGTTTATACTGGTTGTATTGATGAATTCTTTGATTATGAGTATGGAGAACTTGAATATAGATCTTTAAAATTCGTTCAGGAAATCATGGATACTGACAATTATCAGGGAAATGCAGTTATTAATTACTGTGAAAAATATCCTAAACAAACTAGAACAATAGAACATAAACATTTTGAAAGATCTAACACCAATAAGACAGTAGTTACCTTTGAGTATCCTGAAACATATTCAAAAGAAATGATTCCATATTATCCAGTCAACGATGAAACAAATCAAAAAGTTTACAAAAAATATCAAGAAAAATCAAAAATGTTGACTAATGTTATATTTGGCGGTAGACTAACCGAATATAAGTACATGGATATGCATGTTGTAATTGAATCTGCAATGAACAAATTTAAAACACATAACGGAGTAGTATGAGAATAGCTTTATGTTTATCTGGGCAACCAAGATTTGTCACTGAGTGTGCCCCATACATTTTACAAAATGTTTGTGATGGATATGATGTTGATGTTTTTGCACATACTTGGTTTGATGAAGATCTTTTGAATAGACCATATAAAGTTGAAAATAATTGGCCATCGCAAAGAATATCTCCGGACGCAGTTAAACAGATAGAGGAGATATATAAACCGATTTCACATAAAGTGGAATCTAGTATGAACTTTAAAGATCCAAATATTGATTATTCTATCTCTTGGCCAAGATATTGTGGATGGGGAGAACAAACTGAAGAATTTTATAGATTTGTGATTAGTAATCAAATTTCATATTTTTACAGTTTGAATCAGGTTAATATGCTAAAAAAACACTATGAGTATAAAAATGGATTTAAATATGATTGGGTAGTTAAGTGTAGAACGGATTCTATTGTACAAACCAAAATCGAATTTGAAAAATATGATCCAAATGTAATTAACTATACTGGAATTAATAATCAACCAGATGGAATGATTTGTGATTGGTTTGATTTTGGTGGATCAAAAGTTATGGATGTATTCATGAGTGCTTTTTCTGTATATGATTTTCCACTCAAAAAATGTATTGATGAGAACAATGGTGCATTTTGTCCAGAATTAATTCATCGAAAAATGATTGATTTTTTTGGTATAGATAAACAGGCACATCCAATCTACATTTCTTTACCTAGATTCTAATATTAAATATGAATATTCTTATACCAATGGCTGGTGAGGGAACAAGATTTCCTAGAGACACCTATAAAATCCCAAAGCCATTAATTGAAATAAATGGAGTTCCAATGATTCAAAGAGCAATAGAATCTTTGGGATTAACTGGAACATACCATTTTGTGATTAGAAAGGATAGTTATTATGATCAGGTATGTACGCTTTTACATTCAATCTTTCCGAATGTAAAAATTATCAGCGTAGAACAAACAACAGAAGGTCCAGCATCAAGTTGTCTTTTGTTTAAAGATTTTATCAATAATGAAGAAGAGTTGGTCATTGCTAACTGTGATCAGATTATGTGGTGGGATGCAGATTTATTTCTTACCACTGCTAGGTATTATAAGTATGATGGTTTAGTAGTAACCTATAGTACAAATACCACAAAAAACAGTTACGCAAGAATTGATAAAAGTGGATTTGTGCAAGAAATTAAAGAAAAAGAAGTTATAAGTGATATTTCACTGAATGGAATTCATTATTGGAGAAAGGGTAAATACTTTGTGCAAAGCACCGAAGATATGATACAATTTAATGATAGAGCACCTAATGGCGAATTTTATGTTGGACCTTCATATAATCATATGATTAAAAGAGGATTAAAAGTTGGAATTCATCATATTCCTAACTGGCAGCATAATCCAGTAGGAGTTCCTGAAGATTTGGATTCATTTATGAAAAAACTATGAATATAACTAAAATTACAGATTATGTGCGTGGATGGTTCATTGGTAACTTTGAACCATCAGTATTGAAAACTCCAGACTTTGAAGTGGGAGTATTGACTCACAAAAAAGATGAGTATTGGGCACCCCATTATCATAAAGAAAGTGTAGAATATAATGTTCTTATTTCTGGAAAAATGATAGTTCAGGGAAAGGAGTTAAATAGTGGAGATGTATTTGTATTTGAGAAAGGGGAAATTGCTGACCCAGTTTTCCTTGAAGATTGTACATTAGTTGTAGTTAAATCCCCATCAATTCCTTCTGATAAATTTGAGGTTGAAAAATGAAATTTTTTAGAGAACTAACTGAATACGAAAAGGATCGTTGTGTTGTTGCAACGTATTACATTGAAACATATGAGGATCTTGGAACCCTAAGAGATGCTGCCTGGAACCTTGCAATCGGGCAGAGTGTGGGTAATCCAAAGGTTCGTAATCGCTGGGAAAGCGATGAGTTGTTTGAACTTGCATCTTGCGTCATTTATGCCGATGAAGACGAACTCTCCAAAGTTAATTCTGGAGTCGTTAAAATCGGTTTCCCTAAGGTCAATACTGATTGGGAAGGTGATGGTATCTCCCATCTTCTCTGCCAACTTATGGGTGGACAATTAGATATTGATGTCTTCAAAGTCTGCCGTCTTCAGAAACTGGAGTTTCCTGCCGATGTGGAAGCACAGTTCCTTGGACCCAAGAATGGTATTGACGGTATTCGTAAGTTTGTTAATCGTTACGACAAACCACTCTCTGGTGCTATTGTGAAGCCCAAGACTGGTATTTCACCACAGACTCTTGCAGAGATGGTGAAAGAACTTCTTGATGGTGGTGTAGATTTTATCAAAGAAGATGAGATTCTTTCTAATCCTTCATTCTGCCGTCTTGAAGATCGTGTAGAACTGATTTCTAATATCGTTAATAATTGTGGAAGGAATGTAATTTATACCTTCTGCATTAACGGTGATCATCATACCATTCTTGATCGTGCTAAATTTGTTGCTGATAACGGTGGAAACGGTATTCATATTAATTTTTGGAGTGGTCTTGGCGTCTATAATTCAGTTAGAAAGATGGATCTCCCACTCTTTATTCATTACCAGAAGAGTGGTGACAAGATTCTTACGGATAAGAGACACGCATTCGGTATAGATTGGGATGTTCTTTGTGACCTTGCTGGTCTCTGTGGTGTAGATACTATTCACGCAGGAATGTGGGGTGGTTATCTCAGCGATGATGAGAATGAACTTCGCAAAACTATGGAGACTCTTCACAAGCGTAATGTTCTCCCAGCATTAAGCTGTGGAATGCATCCAGGGATCGTTAACACCACTGCAGAGAAGTTTGGTACAGATTTCCTTGCTAACTGTGGCGGCGCCATTCACGGGCATCCTGGGGGCACTCTAGCGGGTGCTCTGGCGATGCGTCAGGCAATTGATAAGAATCCTGGTGCAGAGTTCCGTGCCGCAATTGATAAGTGGGGTTATGAAACTGGTGGCGGTTCTTTACCTGAGTGGGTATTAGATTTTTGATATGAAAATTATATCTCATCGTGGGAACCTAACTGGACCAAATCCCCTTAAAGAAAATAGTCCTGATTATATCGAAGAAGCGATTGCCGAAGGTTTTGATGTTGAGGTTGATCTAAGAGTCCAAGATGGTCAATGCTATCTTGGACATGATGATCCTCAATACTTTGTAACTATGGAATGGTTGAGAAAGTATAAAGATATTCTCTGGATTCATTGTAAAAATCTAGAAGCACTTGAAAAAATATCAAGTTCTGTGGTAGAATTTAACTACTTTTGGCATGATACAGATAGATATACTTTAACGAGTAAGGGGATTGGGTGGGTATTAGTAGGACAATATCCATATTCAAAATCCGTAGTTGTTCTGCCAGAAAAGATAGATTTATATACCTTTCCTCACGGGATTGAATATATAAAAAGCAGTTATGGAATCTGTACTGATATTCCATTTAAATATAAACAAAAAATAACGGAGAATTGACTAATGAAATGGGAAACTGATCTGATTAAAGACATTAGAAGTAATACGCCATATGATGATACTGAGGCTGGTATAAATCATTTTCTTCATATTTGGCCTGGAATTGAGAATGATCCTGGTGTACTGAATCCATATGATGGAACTGAATGTAGTGAGTGTAATAAAGAAGCACTTCTTCAACAATTCCTAAAAGTTCGTGATAACTGTAATGCGATTCTTGAAATTGGAATTGGTAGAAATGGAGAGAACTCCTTTGCTCACGTATTCTTTAAGAATAAAAAAGAAGAAACCAAATATATTGGTATTGATATAGAAGATCGTAGTTGGTTGGTAGATTATGGTGACAATATCTACACTATCCAAGGAAGTAGTTCCAATTATGATGAGAATGTTGAGATTTTCAAAACCATGGGAGTAGAAAAATTTGACTTTATTTTCATTGATGGAGATCATAGCGTAAATCAAGTACTACGTGATTGGGAATACTCACGCCTCTTGAATGATGGTGGTATTGTTGGATTCCACGATACAAGTCATCACACTGGACCATATCTATTTGTAAGAAATCTGAACAGAGATATTTGGGATGTTATTGATAATTCTTGCCCACAAGATTACGGAATTGGATTTGCTACTAAAAAATAAATTATGAATGACCTTGAAGCACTAAAATCAAAATATAAGGTTGTTGTTTGGGGATTCAAACCAGTAAACGGAGTATTTCAAAATACTATCGGTTATGTCTGGAATAGTTTTTATAGAGCTTTTCAGACATTGGGGTTCGAAACCTACTGGTTCCCTAACCAAAAGGTAGAAGGATTTGACTTCTCTAATTGTATTTTCTTAGCAGAGGGATATGATGATTCAGAAATACCTCTAAACAAAACTTCAATTTATTATGTGCATTGTGCATACAATCCACAAAAGTATGTTAACAATGTTGGTAAATTTGTTGACTTGAGGTATAACCAACTAAAGATGAATCATCCAAATTACATGTTTGAGTTGGATAAAAAAAATACCGAAAAATTGGGGAAAAGTTGTTATTATGAACCATCTACTAATCAAGTAGTTCATTTCAAAAATGGTAAAGTAGATTATAATATCGATGATTTTGATAAAGTTTATGTTGCTTGGGCAACTAATTTGATGCCTGATGAAATGGATGAAAATGACATCTATTTGGAAAGAGAAGATAATGTTTACTTTCTTGGAACAGTTTATTATGATGCTCCATATTCAAACGTAAGTGAAATTAGTGAGTTTGCTCAAGAATGTCAAAAAAATAACATCGGATTCATTGTGAATGAATTTGAAAGAAATCAACTTTCCGAAGAGGATTATATCCAAATTTCAAAAAAATCTCTTTTTGGATTTGATATTAGAGGTAAATCTAATGTGGAAACTGGATATCTTCCTTGTCGGGTATTTAAAAATATAAGTTATGGTCTTCTAGGTACAACAAATTCTCCTGAAATTTATAATGAGCTTGATGGTCACTGTGTCTATAACAGTTCCCCATCTAAACTTTTTTATAGTGCAATGAAAAGAAAAGACGATATTGAATTTATTAAAGAGTGTTTTAATTATGTAAAACATAATCACACATATATCAATCGAGTTAAGAGTATTTTAAGTATTTTAAAATGAAGTCATCAAATTTTTTAGTTCATCATCAAGCTCATAAAAATAAAGTTGCAACAGAGCATGTTATTAGATCATTTAGAGAATATCACCCAGATGATCCATATGTAATTTGGTCTGATTGTGGTGAAGATTATATTGATATAGCAGAAAAATATAATACAGATTATTATTATTCCGACTTTAATGTAGGATATATCTATTATGATAAAGAATCTGCATATGAATTATATAATAGAATAAGAAAATCATGCGAATTATATAAAGATAAAACGCATGTTCTTTGGATGGAAGACGATGTAATAATCAAAGGTGAAATTTATATTCCAGATGAAGTTGAGTATTATGGAATGCCAAATATTGGAAACACTTGGCCAGAACTTCATGAATATCTTTGTGAGAAATATAAAGTAAATCCCAACTTTAACTTTTGGTCAACTGCAGGTGGCGTGATCATGCCTACAGATACTTTTGTAAATAAATTTGATATTTTAGAAAAATTTATTGACGAAGATTATGATCATGTTTACAACAATATGTGCAAAAAAATTGGTGCTGGAGATATACTAAAAATGGTATCCCAAATAATCACTGGAAAAAATTATACCGTTAATCCGCAAATAACTGATGTTAATCATCCTACAGGTGTTAGCGATGATATAATTTCAATTGTTCATGGATTCAAGGGGCATTATGTAGAACTTCCTCCTAGAGATAATTGATCATGAAAGTAGCATTTTGTTTTGCTGGACAACCGAGAGATGTAAAAAATACTCTTAATAATATTAAAAAATCTTGGGGAACTCATCAGGAACTAGATTTCTTCTTTCATTCTTGGATTCCTGATAGGGAAGGTCCATATAGAATAGACACTCCTTCTGATGTATATACGAAAGATATTAATGATTATATTTTATCTGAACTATCTCCAGTAAAATATGAATTTGAAAATCAAATAATTTTTAAAAATTATTATAGAGACTCTATTCATTGGCCAATTCGTAGTTCTAATATTCCAAATCCTTCTCAAAATATCCAATCATTTTTTTATTCAATTAAGAGAAGTAATGAACTAAAAAAACAGTATGAGGAAGAAAATAATTTTAAGTATGACTGCGTAATTCGTTGTAGATTTGACTATTTGTTTACGAAGATCTATAATATTAGAGATTTTGATTTAAATTATTTGAATGTAAAAAATGATTGCAAGCATACTCCGTATGCAATCAACGATCACATTGCATTATCAAATAGTGAGAATATGGATTTGTATTCAACAGTATTTGATAATATTCAAGAACACTATAAAAACGGTATTGAATTTAATACAGAAGTTATTCTTGGATATAATGCTTTTATTAATGGATTAAAATATCACAAAACTTTAGGTGATAATAATGAATCCTATGTTTCAACACAAAAGGAAAGATCTGGAATTTATATATGAATATTGCATTTATAGGACCTGGTATTATGCCCATTCCCCCGAATGGATGGGGGGCAGTGGAAATGTTGATATGGGATTATGCAACAGTTCTAGGGAATTTGGGGCATACTGGTGTAATTATCAATACTCCAAATAGGTCTGAAATTATTCAAGAACTTAAAGAAGATGAATTTGATATTGTTCATCTTCATTACGATGTTTTTCATGATATTATTCCTGAAATATTGGATACTATTAAAGGTAAATTGATTGTATCTAGTCATTATCCATATATCAATTATCCTGAGATGTGGGCGAATGATAATTATAGCCCTATAGTAAAAAGTTTTAGTAATAATAAAAATTTTAATATCTTTTCTTCTAGTCAAAAAGATATTAATACCTTTGTTAGTTATGGTGCGGATCCTAATAACTGTTGGTTGAGTAGATTGGGTGTTCTTCCAGATTCGTATGCATTTGATGAAAATGCTACTTATGATAGAACACTTTCTTTTTCACAGATTTGTGATAGAAAGCGCCAATATCTTATCCAAGATTTTGATAATGTTGATTTTATTGGAAGACTGGAATATGGGAAGTTTAACAATAAGGCAAACTATAAGGGAGAAATGCCCAGAGTAAAATTAAATACGGAAATAACCAAGTATTCTAATTTTACTCTTTTAAGTTCCGTTGAAAATACAACTCCTTTGGTAGTTAAAGAAGCACTTATTTGTGGATTGGGTGTTGTAGTTTCTGAAGAAGTGTCTGTTGAACTAGACACAAGTTTAGATTTTATTGATGTTATTACAGAAGATAAGATCGAAGATCTTTCCTATGTTCAAAGTGTTCTGCAAAAAAATAAAGAATACTCTGTAAAAAACAGAAATAAAATTAGAGAGTATGGAATTCAAACATTTGGTCTCTCAAATATTTTAGAATTTGAGTATGTTCCCAAAATGCAGTCATTGTTATGAAAATAAGTATCATCGGTCCAGCTACACAAATTCCCCCTGTAGGATGGGGAGCAGTTGAAAGTTTAATTTGGGATTATAAGATATCTCTAGAAGAGATGGACCATAAAGTTCAAATTATAAACATTGAAAATCCTAACGAAATTATTCAGCGGATTAATCAATTTAGACCAGATTTTGTTCATATCAATTATGATGATTGGATTGTTCTCTATCCATATATTCAATATCCTTGTGCAATAACTTCTCACTTCGGATATATTGAAAGACCTGATATGATGGGAGGATACATAAACATTTTCAACTTATTCCAAAATTATAAACCAAATATTTTTTGCTTGTCCGAAAGCATTAAAAAAGTTTATAAAGTTTTTTCTGGTATCTCTGAAGATAAATTATTTGTTACTCCTAATGGCGTAAATCTTTCTATCTTTAAAAAAGAAAGAGAACCAAAGTATCCAGATAGAAGCATTTATCTTGCAAAAATAGATTATCGCAAACGCCAACACTTATTTCAATCTATTGAAAGTCTTTGGTATGCTGGTAATATTGCTGATAGTAGATTTGATATATCCAAAAATTATCTTGGAGAATGGAATAAAACACAACTCCATAATCAGTTGACCGATTATGGTAATCTGGTATTATTGAGTGATGGTGAAGCGCATTCATTAGTATTGATGGAAGCACTTGCATCTGGTCTTGGAATTGTAATTAGCGAATTTGCAACAGCAAATCTTGATCTTGATAAAAATTTTATCGATGTTATTCCAGAAAAAAGAATAAATGATCTTGAATATGTTGAAAGTATCATTGTAAAAAACAGGGAATATTCTATTACTCATCGTGAAGAAATTATTGAATATTCTCAAAATTTTGGATGGTCAAATATAATAAAAAATTATTATCTACCTAGTGTTCAAAAATTAATTGCAAATTATGATAGGATTTAATGCTTTGGGGCAACTTGGTAGACTTGGAAATCAAATGTTCCAGTTTGCTTCGCTTAAGGGAATCGCAAGAAACCGTGGATATGAATATTGCTTTCCTCCCACACAAAATAAAAATGAATGGACAGACCATCAATTGTTCAATCCTTTTAAACTTAGTAGAACTAGTCAACTAAATGTTCAGTTTATTGACGCAAATAGACCTACTATTGCGGAAAGTGGATTTTCATTTGATGAAAAGTTATTTAATGAATGTCCAGATTGGGTTTGTATTCAAGGATTTTTTCAGTCTGAAAAATATTTTAAACATATTGAAAATGAAATTAGATCTGATTTTGAATTCAAAGATGAAATTCTTAATCCTTGTAAAGAGATGATTTCTCAACTGGATTCCTCCCCAATTGCACTTCACATCCGCAGAACAGATTATATTACCAATTCTAATCATACTGTATTGGATTTGGAATATTATCAAAAAGCATTAGATGAGTTCGATAAAGAAGTTACAGTTCTTGTGTTTTCTGATGATCCTGGTTGGTGTAATCAGCAAGATATTTTCTCATCAGATAGATTTCTTATTGCCGAAGGAAATTCTAATTATGTTGATTTGTGTTTGATGTCTCTGTGTTCTGGTCACATTATTGCCAACTCTTCATTTTCTTGGTGGGGTGCTTGGCTAGCAAACAATAATAAAGTTGTAGCACCTTCTGGATGGTTTTCTGGGTCTAATAATGAGCACCTAGATATTAAAGATTTGATTCCCGAAACTTGGATGGTGATTTAATGAAAATTGCGATTTGTTTTATTGGTACTGGAAAGTATTTAAACTTTCTTCCAAAATATTATGAAAATATTCATGAATATTTTCTTCCCAATAGCGAAAAAACTTTTTTAGTTTTTACGGATGGTGAAGGAGATTTTCCTGAAGATGTTAAAGTATATAAACAAAAACATCTTGAATGGCCTTATATTACCTTAACAAGATTTGGAATTATTCAAAAAGCAAAAGAAGAAATTGAAAAGAATGATTGGTTTGTTTTTATTGATGCAGACGCTTTGGTAGTCAATTCAATTACTGAAGAAGAGTTTTTTGATGATACTAAATCATTTTTTGGAGTCCATCATCCATGTCATTTTCTTCAGATGTCTCCGCATAATGAATATCCTGGAGCATTTGAAACAAATCCACAGTCTCTTTCTCATATCACTCAAACAGATGATTTGTCTACTTATTATCAAGGATGTTTATGGGGAGGAAAAGTTCCAGATGTTCTTAAGATGATTGAAGAACTTGATTGTAGAGTAAACAAAGATCTTGAAAATGATGTGATTGCCGTATGGCATGATGAAAGTCATATCAATAAATTTTTTATTGAACAAAAGGAGTATGTGAATACTTTAGGTCCAGAGTATGCATACCCAGAAGTATTTTCTAGTTATTGCAAATTCGACCCAAAGATAGTACACTTAGCAAAAAATAACTCAAAATATCATGTTTGAATTAAACGATAAAAATAAATCTACCTATAAACTCAAAGGTATTGGTCCGATCTATTATTTAAATCTTGATGGGCAACCAGAAAGAAGGAAATATATGGAGGATCAATTTAAATATTGGGAGGTTGAAAATTATACTCGTATTTCTGCATATGATGGACGAGAAGATGATCTAAGTGATATCTTAGTTGGGCGGTATCCTGAAATGATGACCTCTGGAGAAATTGGATGTATTACTTCTCATCTAAAAGCAATTAAACATTGGTATGAAACATCCGATAGTCCATATGCAGTCATTATGGAAGATGATTGTAATTTGGATTTAGTCCGATATTGGAATTTTACCTGGGATGATTTTTATGCACATATCCCATATGATTGGGATATTGTACAAATTGCTATTATCTGTACTGGAGATCTTCATGTTAAACTTCATAAAAGATTTGTAAATGATTTCTCTACAGCTTGTTATCTGATTACTAGACATCATGCAGAAAAACTTATTAAGTTCCATACTAGAGGAGATAAGTATAAACTTGATAATGGAGTTAAACCACGTCCAGTTGCTGATGACTTGATTTATAATTCCGGAAATACTTATTCAATTCCTCTTCTCCTCTATAGAACTGAACTTGGGTCTTCTATCCATCCAGAACACGTTGATGCATTTCATAAAGCTAATTTCAATGCACTATCTCAATTCTGGGAACAAAACAGTTCTCAAATCGATATTAAAGATTATATGAACTATGATCCATATCTTGGTCGTATAGTTGAAAATTCTTCTGCCCAACAAAATCCTTGACGGATTTGAAAAATCATATTAGAATACTTGCATCTTAAGGGTTGCTTAAGACATTCTAAATAACGAGGGTTTCTTTTTAGTTAGAAATCTTCATATTGTCGTTTAGTACAAAATACAAATTTTTATGAAACTCAAACAACTGATGCTTGCACCTGTTGCTCTTGGAATGATTGCTCCTGCTGCTGCGAATGCGGCAGATCTGAATATGGCAGCAGTCAATCAATATTCTACGGAACAGGTCACAAGCGTCTCACAATTCTCTGATGTAAAGCCTACCGATTGGGCATATCAGGCACTCAGCAACCTCGTAGAGCGTTATGGTTGCGTTGCTGGATATCCTAACGGCACCTTTGGTGGTGGTAAGGCAATGACCCGCTATGAGGCAGCAGCACTTCTGAATGCTTGCCTCGATCGTGTGACTGAAGTTACCGATGAACTCAAGCGTCTTCAGAATGAATTCTCACAAGAACTCGCTGTTCTTCGTGGTCGTGTTGATGCTGCTGAGGCACGTATCGGTCAACTGGAAGCAACTCAGTTCTCCACCACTACTAAACTGCGTGGTGAAGCAACCTTCGTTCTGGGTGGCGTTCCTGGTTATGATACCAAGACTGATGTAAGCACTCGTACTGCTTTCAACTATGATGTTCGTCTGAACTTTGATACTTCGTTTACTGGTAAGGATCTGCTCCGTACCCGTCTGCGTTCTTCTAACTTCAGTGCTGATCCTTTTGGTTCGTCTTCCTCCCTGTTCAAACTGGACAAGGCTGATAACACCCAATCGGAAACTGGCGATAACGTAGTGATTGATCGTCTCTACTATTCGTTCCCTGCTCTGAACAACCGTGCAACTCTGACCCTTGGTGCTAAGGTCCGTAACACCGAAATGGCTTGGTTGCCTACTGCATACAAGTCGGAAGTTCTTGACTTCTTTGCTGTTGCTGGTGCTCCTGGCGTTTATAACAAGGCAACTGGTGCTGGTTTCGGTGCTCTGTGGAGTCAAGGTAAGACTGGTTTCGTTGCTGGTGTAAACTATGTTGCTCAAAAGGGTGACGACAGCGAAACTGGTGTCTTTGATGAAACCAGCGGTCTGAACACTCTGGCACAAATCGGTTACCGTGGTAAGAACTGGGGTATCGGTGCTGGTTACCGTTATGGTACTGAAGGTACTCGTGTTCGCACCTACAACGGTCTGAATGGAGCTGGTGGTACTCTGGTTCCTGGTCAAACCTCTAATGGTTATGCCGTGAACGCATACTGGCAACCTACTAAGTCTGGTATCGTTCCTTCCATCTCTGCTGGTTATGGTTGGAACACCGTGAGTGGTACTGCAAGTGCTGCTACCGATAGTCAGTCGTGGTTTGCTGGTCTCCAGTGGGCAGATGTACTTGCTAAGGGCAACTCTGCTGGTATTGCTATCGGTCAAGCACCTACGGGCGAAGACCTTGAGGCAGCAACGATGCTTGAAATCTTCTACAAGTATCAAGTTTCGGATAACATTAGTATCACTCCTGCGATCTTTTACGCAAGTGATAATCAACGCCTGATTGGTGATGCCTCTAAGTGGGGTGGCGTGATCCAGACCAAGTTTACGTTCTGATAAACTTATTCTATAATCAACTGGAGGGGGAAACCCCTCCTTTTTCTATGGAGATTTATGCAATACGATATTAAAGACATTAATCTTGCCGAACTAGGTAAGCAAAGAATTGAATGGGCTGGAAGAGAAATGCCCGTTCTTCGTCAGATTCAAGAACGATTTGCACAAGAAAAACCACTTGAGGGTATTCGTTTAGTTTCTTGTAATCACGTTACGACAGAAACTGCACATCTTTGCATCGCACTTAAAAATGCTGGTGCAGACTCTATGTTGATTGCTAGCAATCCTCTTTCAACTCAGGATGATGTTGCTGCAGCACTTGTGAAATATTGGGATATCCCTGTGTTTGCAATCAAAGGGGAGGATAATGACACTTATACTCGACATATTAATACCGCTCTTGATCATCGTCCTAATATTATTATTGATGATGGATCTGATGTTGTAGCAACACTCATTAAAGAACGTCCAGAACAGATTGGTGATTTGATTGGAACTACGGAAGAAACCACGACTGGTATTGTTCGTCTCCGTGCTATGATTAATGATGGCGTTCTAAAGCACCCTGCGATTAACGTAAATGACTCCCAAACCAAACACTTTTTCGATAATCGTTATGGTACTGGCCAATCTACTCTTGATGGTATCATTCGTGCAACTAACATTCTTCTTGCTGGAAAGACTGTGGTTGTTGTTGGATTCGGTTGGTGCGGCAAAGGAGTTGCTCTCAGGGCAAAGGGAATGGGAGCAAATGTGGTCGTCACTGAGATTGATCCCGTAAAGGCAATTGAAGCAACTCTGGAAGGGTATCAGGTTACTACAATGCAAGATGCTTCATTCTTTGGCGATATTTTTATTACCGTGACTGGTAATAAAAATGTGATTTCAAGAAATCATCTTCGCTCTATGAAGAGTGGTGCGATTGTTTGTAACTCTGGTCACTTTGATAATGAGATTGATCTGAAGTCCCTTGAAGAAATGGCAACGGAAATTGTTGAAGTTCGTCCATTTGTTAAAAAGTATGTAACTCCCGATAATGAGATTATTGTTCTTGCTGATGGTCGTCTGGTAAATCTGGGTGCCGCTGAGGGTCATCCTTCTGCTGTGATGGATATGAGTTTTGCAAATCAAGCTCTTGCAGTTGAGTATCTTGTAGAAAATCAAGGTAAACTTGAACCTGGAATTTATCCTGTTCCCCCTGAAAAGGATGATTTGATTGCAAAACTAAAACTTCTTGCTATGGGAATTGAGATTGATGTTCTAACTGAGGAACAAGAAAAGTATATTAATTCTTGGTATGAGGGAACCTGAACCTTAACCAATTCTTAGTGGACTTTAATTTTTTTCTCTAGTAGAATTACTTACGAAGTCGTTACTTTTACTTCAAACTTTTTATGAAACTCAAAAACTTTATTGCTATTGGTCTGGTTGCTGCTCCTGTTGGTGCTATTGCTGGACCTGCTTTGAATGGTGCAGGTGCCACCTTCCCTGCACCTCTTTATCAACGTTGGTTCCAAGATTATGCACGAACTTCTGGGAGTAGGGTTAATTATCAGTCCGTTGGTTCTGGCGCTGGTATTCGTCAATTTGTTGCAGGCACAGTTGACTTCGCAGCAAGCGACGAACCAATCAAACCCGCAGAAGCAGCAAAAGTGAAGCGTGGTGTCGTTCAGTTCCCTGCTGTGGGTGGAACGATCGCTGTTGCTTATAATAAACCCGGTTGCACTCTGAAACTCACTCAGAAGCAGACTGTAGATATCTTTGCTGGACGCATTAAGGATTGGAACAAACTACCTAACTGTGGTAATGGTCCCATTCGCGTTGTTCATCGTTCTGATGGTTCTGGAACCACCTTTGCTTTCACTAACTCTCTGGAAGCATTTGGTGGTTGGACTTATGGCGTTGCAAAGGCAGTCAACTGGCCTACTGGTGTTGGTGCAAAAGGTAATGAAGGTGTTTCTGGAACTATTCGTAACACTCCTGGTGCGATTGGTTATGTGAATACTGGATTTATAAAAGCAAACAAACTTCAAGCAGCAGCAATTCAAAATAAGGCAGGGCAGTTTGTTCTTCCTTCTGCTAAGTCTGGTGCTGCTGCTCTGAATAGTATTTCTCTGGATAGCAATCTTGCAGGAGAAAATCCTAATCCTGCAGGTGCTGGTGCATATCCTATCTCCACACTTACTTGGATTCTTGCTTATAAGACTGGTAATGGTGCTGAGACAGATGACCTCCAGAAAACCTTTAACTATATTCTGAGCGGTAAGGCACAGATGATTGCTGATGATCTGGGTTATGTTCCTCTTGCAGGAAGCGTTCTAAACAAGTCTCGTATTGCTGTGAAGCGTATTGGTCAGTAAATGTTAACAGGAGGGGCTTGACGGTCCCTCTTTTTTTCTATATAATACTGTAACAATTCGTAATAAAACGAAAATGACTGTAACAAAAAATGAATTTGGTCAAATGAATATGTGGGCAAAAGAACCCTCTATGTATATGACAAAAGAAGATCTTGAGCGTTATGGAATTGAACCATATGCTGAAAAGGCAGAAAAAATGAATGGTCGTTGGGCAATGATGGGATTTGTTGCTGGTGTTATTTCTTATGCTATCACTGGTAACTTCTTCTTTGGTGTATTCTGATGACTGAGTTTATTTTCACTTTCACTGGTATTGCATTTTTGGTTCTTCTGAGTTATTCTGTAGAGAAAGTTTGCGAAACATACTAATGAGTGCTGATATGCTCGGGCAATTTTCAATTGCTCTTGAAAAACTTGGATGGTCTAATGATGATGTAATCTCAGTTGAAATTGGTGGTGTAGCAGTCACAGGAACTGCAACTCACTCAGATGCAAATCCAAAGTGGGCAAAGCCATACGGAACTGTAACTTATCAGAATGATGCATTTATTGTCATCAAAAATAAAACCAGAAATCCTGTGGTTTCGTCCCAACCAAATCCTGAACTTAAACAACAACACCCTTATAAAGGAGAAAACAAATGAACAAAATTTTTACTGAGCGCGCAGAGCGTATTAATGGATGGGCTGCAATGATCGGATTTGTTGCTGCTGCTGGTTCTTATCTGGTTACTGGGCAAATTATTCCCGGTGTATTTTGATGGAGGTTCCTATGCGTAAAGAAGGTTATCAAATTCCTCAAGTTGAGTTTGTGTTCCGTGAAGCAGGTGAGTTTGTAACACGTACTTCTACCGAACTTTTCAATAGCAAGCGTGTTGTAATCTTCTCTCTTCCTGGTGCGTTTACTCCTACATGTAGTGCCTATCAACTTCCTGGTTTTGAGGAAAAGTTTGAAGACTTTAAAGCACTTGGTATTGATGAGATTTATTGCATCTCTGTGAATGATGGTTTTGTAATGAATGCTTGGGCACAAGATCAAAATATTCAAAACGTAAAACTAATTCCCGATGGAAATGCATATTTCACCCGTTCGATGGGTATGCTCGTCAATAAGTCGAACCTTGGGTTCGGTGAGCGTAGTTGGCGTTACGCTGCTGTGGTAAAAGACGGTATTATTGAAAAACTGTTTGTTGAACCTGGAAAGCGTGATAATTCCCCAGAAGATCCTTATGGTGAAACAACTCCAGAAAATGTTTTGAATTATATTAGATCATCTGTATTAGAGATGGAACTTGTTTGATTTTAAGGAGGGTTTAACCCTCCTTTTTACTAAATACATTTACTCTATGTTTGGGAAAGATGAGAGTAGATCTTCATAACTTCTTTAAGCATTATGATGAAAATAATCCAAAACATGTTGCAGCAGTAGAGCAACTTGAAGTGGATCTTGCAAGTAAGAATCCAGATTTGATCGATGATGCCTCAAACTGGGTTCGCATCTATAGAACAGTTCCTGCAGTTCCGGGAATTCTTCCAGTTCCTTATTATCCACAGACAGATAACTACAGAGACGCACAAAGAACCTGTAACTCATCTTCTTGTGCGATGTGTCTAGAATACTTTAAACCAGGCACGTTACAAGGGGCAAAGGGCGATGATGCCTATATTCAAAAGGTATTTGCTATTGGTGATACAACTGATCACTCCGTCCAGACGAAAGTTCTGGAAGGTTATGGAGTTAAGTCACACTTCAGTTACAATCTTTCTTTCTCTGATCTTGATCGTGAGCTTGCCGCTGGGAGACCTGTCGTTATCGGGATTCTTCATAGGGGCACTTTATCTGCACCTACTGGTGGGCACATGGTTGTAGTCATCGGTAAAAAGGGTGAAGACTACGTAGTAAATGATCCGTATGGATCTTTGAATGATGGTTATACGGGAGCAGTAACCAACGGTAAAGGTGCTGTATATAAGAAATCAGATCTGATGTATCGTTGGTTAGATCATGGTAAGGATAGAACTGGTTGGGGTCGTATTTTTGATATAAAAAAGTAGAACCAACACCACCACCAAAAAATGACATCCCTTTGTGTGGTGTTGAATTAATTAAATCTTTTGAGGGATGTCGTTTAAATGCATATCCTGATCCATTAACCGGAGGTCTTCCAATCACAATCGGTTGGGGGAGTACAAAAGATTTTGATCGAACTCCTTTTAAGATGGGTAAAGTGATTACTCAAAAGTATGCAGACACTCTACTTGAGTTTGAGTTAAGAAATAGATACCTTCCTTCCCTACAAAAAATACCATATTGGGACGAAATGAATGAAAATCAAAGAGGGGCTTTGCTTTGCTTTGCTTACAATCTTGGTGCAGATTTTTATGGTAATTCTAACTTCAGTACTATTACAAGGATCTTAAAGAATAGGGAATGGAATAAAGTTCCTGATGCACTATACCTTTACCGTAATCCAGGAACTAAAGTTGAAGCAGGATTAGTAAGAAGAAGAGTTGCTGAAGGAAATCTTTGGTCTAGACCATAAAAGGAACTGCTACACCTTCATTAATCATTCTTTCATTTACCGTGACTGGATCTCCTACAAAATAAAGAGTTCCAAGTATTCTTCCGTACTTATCTTCTTTTGTAGTCTCAATAATCCATTCACCTTCTTTTGCGAGTTCTTTTTTTAACCATTCTTTTGCTGCAAGACCTCTTTCTTTTTCTTCTATGTCCAAAGTTCTTGTTTCTGCGGCATTAATACCTTTAAGGCGAACTCTTTGAGATAAGGTAATTCCAAATCCCAAATCAATATCAACGTCAACTGTATCACCATCAATGATTCTTTTGATTTTCTTTATTTTGTATTGATACATTTTCTTGATTTGCAATGAGTAATATTTTATAAATGACCCAAGCGACTCCTATGAGTCCAATACCCAATAGTATATTTACACTCCAGACTACCTCTTTCATTTTCCCTCTTGGCGATGTATCCAAGTTTTAAGTTCATGTAAATATTGTCTAAGCATGTCTGCTTTTTGCAGATGCCAAGTATCGCCACTCTTAAAGTACTCTTGAGTGTGATTGTCTATTGCTTTAAGGATATTGTGGATGGGAGCATTCCAAGGAGCTCTTTCATCCGTGTTCCATTCTCTGGGCATATATCACTTTTTCTTACCTCCATTCTTTGCCTTTTTCGCAGTCGCATTACCTTGATTCTGCTTTGAAGGTCCTTTCTTGGACTTCTTGTTGGGCGACTTAGACATTTTAGTTTTTATATTTAAATATTTATGTTAGAATAAATATAGTAAAAGATAAGCAGATAGTATTATAAGTGGCACTCAAAAAACCGTCAGACCTATTTAATAAAAAAGAATCTTCTGGAGTTTTCGATCGTTTAGAAGTATCTATGGATATTTCAGAAACTTATGATCGTTTTCGTGATAACTTAGATAGAGTTAATGTTTTATCTGAAAAAGTAGAAGAACTATCCAACCAACTATCTCAAAAATTGGATAGAGATGATCTTGAGAATGCAATGCTATCTCAGTTGATGATTCTTGATGAAAATTTTAAATCTTTTCAGAATCAAATTAAGGGATTAAACAAAGAAGATTTAAAAGAGTTTAAATCAACAGTTTTAAGTCTTACTGAAATTGTTGAAGAACTTTTTGAAAAAGAACTTCCAAGATACAAAAAACAAGTTACCAATACAGATATTCGTATTGGCGAAAAGTTTGATGATCTAAAAAAAGAAGTAAAAGAAAATATTATTAGCATTAAAGAAGATGTAGATTCTAAGGTAGAAAATATCGCTGAAGTAATTGATAATAATTTAGAATATTTTAACCGACAACTTGAAGAAACATCTTTAGAAGTTAAGGAGAATATTAAAGAAACCAAGGATAGTTATCATAAACTCTATGATCTTCAGAATAAATTAGAAACATCTGTTGATTTATCTTTAGATGATTATCGTAAAGAACTTTCTGTTGCGAAGGCAGATATTCTAATTAATGATCAGCACATCAAAAATGTAGATCGATATATTCAAGAATATCATCAAGAACTTATTGAACTTAAAGAAGAAGTTTTTGATGAACTTGAAAAACTTCCAGTTGGAAATATTCAAGAAAATATTAAAAGACTTGAAAAGAAGATTGACTATATTAAAGAGACATATTCTAGAATTGAACCGGAAGTTATTGTAAAGGAAGTCATTAAGGAAGGACTTCTTAATGAACCGCCAGAAACACAAAATACTGATTCATTAACGCCATTAAATAAAAACTTTGTTACCCTAGATCAGCTTCAGGAACACTATAGATTATTCATTAATCGTATTCAACAGCAACTCTCTACATTAGGTGGAGGTGGTGAGACTCGTCTTGAATTTTTAGATGATGTTGATAGAAACTCTGTAAATCAAAATGGTTATGTTCTTCAATATAATTCTGCTCAAGGAAAGTTCATTGGGACAAGTTATATTTCTGGAAGTGGAATAGGATCCTTTACTCAACTTCAAGTTGCTGGCGTATCTACCTTTACTGCTGGTCCAGTTTTAATTGGATCTGGTACTTCTACAGGAACGGCAACACAGAGACTTCAAGTTACTGGTGGTGGTTATGTTTCTGGTAATCTTGGTATTGGGACCACAAATCCAATACAAAAAGTCGAAGTTATTAGTACAGATACTGATATTGTTAGGATTAGAGGAGCAAGTTCTGGAGTTCGTTTTCAGTCCAATCCTAGTTCAATGGACATTATTTCTCATAATGGAAGTGATACTGGTACTAGGAATTTATTTATTAGACAATACTCTCAATCGGTTGGAATATTATTAGATACAAATAATAATGTTGGTATTGGGACTACAAATCCATTAGCACTTTTGCAAGTTGGTGCTGGAACATCTGCAGTTGTTGTAACTGGTATTGGATCTGTTGGTATTGGGACTACAACTCCCGGTGCAATGTTAAATGTGAATGCACCGAGTGCGTTTGTGGGGAACCTGCTGGATTTGCAGGTTAATGGGACGAGACAGGTAAGTGCGAATAGCTCAGGCGTGATACGGTTAAAGCAATTACAGGCATCAAGTGCAGTAAGCAATGCTTGCAGCGCCGTAAACCTTGATTATTTTGGGACCGGAAACGCTGTTGGCGTTGCATTTGGCAGGGAAGACGGAACATACTACGCAGCCCTGGGCCAGTTTAGCTTTGGCGCGCCTACTTGGGCCTTTTCCAGCACCCTTCTGCTTTCGTGGACGAACGGCACGGCAACTGGGGGCACGGCCGATCTCACCATTACTCGCGACGCCGCCAACACCCTCGCCCAGCGCAACGGCACTAACGCACAAGTCTTCCGGGTCTATAACACATACACTTCAGCATCACAATACGAAAGAGCATATCTGGGTTGGAACAATAATATATTCCAAATAGGTGTTGATACTGCTGGTATTTCTACAGCAAGACAAATGGAATTCCAGACTGATGGAATCACTAGAGTTGCTATTAGTACTATCGGTTCTGTTGGTATTGGGACTACAACACCAACATCAACACTTCAGGTAATCGGTGACGCTCGCATTGGAATCAATACCTCTCAAGGAATTATTTTAACTTCTCCAAATGGAACAAGATATCGTTTAATAGTTGATAATAGTGGAGTTATAAGTACAGTTCTTGCGCCCTAAGGGGGTTGACAGATTCGTAAAGGACTGTTACAATAAATACATCAACAAGTTAAGAAATGTAACTGTTCTTAATGTTGTCCTCTTCCTAACCGAGACCTATGGGGAGGTTAAACACAGTCTCTCATATCCACACTGGAGGGTGGTGTGGAGCATACTGATACCTGTTCGTCCCCCCGAACTTCTATCTAACACTCTTACAAATGACTGCTTCAATTGCTCAACAACGACAACTTAATACTTGGGACCAGTTCTGTGACTGGGTTACTTCAACGAACAACCGACTTTATGTTGGTTGGTCGGGAACTATTATGATTCCGTGTCTTCTTGCTGCTACTGCATGTTTTATTCTTGCATTTATCGCAGCACCGCCGACAGACATTGATGGAATTAGGGAACCAGTTGCTGGTTCTCTTATGTGGGGAAACAATATTATCTCTGGTGCTGTTGTTCCTTCGTCCAATGCGATTGGACTACACTTTTATCCAATCTGGGAAGCACAATCTCTAGATGAATGGGCATATAATGGAGGTGAATACCAACTCATTGTTTTCCACTTCCTTATTGGTATTTGGATGTATGCTATGCGAGAGTGGGAACTCTCTTATCGTCTTGGTATGCGTCCATGGATTTTTGTTGCCTATTCTGCTCCTGCTATTGCTGCAACTGCCGTATTTCTCCTTTATCCAATTGGACAAGGAAGTTTTAGTGATGGTATGCCTCTTGGTATTTCTGGAACCTTTAACTTTATGCTTGTATTCCAAGCAGAGCACAACATCTTGATGCACCCATTTCATATGATGGGAGTTGCGGGTGTATTTGGTGGTGCCTTTGCTGGAGCAATGCACGGTTCTTTGGTTACTTCTTCACTTGTTCGTGAGACGACTGAAACTGAATCTCAAAACTATGGATATAAGTTTGGTCAGGAAGAGGAAACATATAATATTGTTGCTGCACACGGATATTTCGGTCGTTTGATTTTTCAATACGCATCATTTAATAACTCCCGTTCTCTGCACTTCTTTCTTGCTGCACTTCCAGTAATTGGTATTTGGTTTACTTCTCTTGGTATTGCTACTATGAGTTATAATCTTAACGGATTTAATTTTGTTCAAAGTATTACTGATCACCAGGGACGAGTAATTAAAACCTGGGCAGATGTGCTAAATGGGGCAAATCTTGGAATAGAAGTAATGCATGAGCGTAGATTTGGGTATTGCGTTCTTTAAATCGGATGAATTGCTGGAAACCCCAAGTGGGCAATCAGCAGCCAAGTCCAAAGTACACTTTGGAAAGGTTCAGAGACTACCTGAGGAATAAAGTTTCCTTAATAACAGGCACGAGCGTCCGACACCAGAAATGGTGATGATATAGTCCAATCCTGGTAGTAATACCAGAAAACCAAAGGAATAAAAGAATGCCCATAATTTTCCTTTGGACCTTGCATCAGTTGAAGCAACTCCTGTTGCCTTGACTGCTCCAACCATCGGGTGATATAATAAAGGGGAACTCTTCGGAGTTCCTTTTTTTATAAATAATTATGCACGAAAGAAAACACGAATGACTAAACTATACTCTGAACTTTATAGAACTTGTATGACCTGCGGTAAAGAAAAACTTGCTACGGATTTTTATGTGAGAAATAAAGTTTCTATGGTTCGCCATTCATCTTGTAAAGAGTGTGATAAAATAAGAGTTAAAAAAAGACATCAAGATAATCCTGAACGCACAAGAAATAATGACCTAAAAAGGAATTATGGCATAACTCTCCAAGAACATCAGCAAATGTTTGAGGAACAAAAAGGAGTTTGTGCTATTTGTAAAGGTGAAGGTGATGGTAAGTGGAAAAAACTTTGTGTAGACCACGACCATAAAACTGGAAAGGTTCGTCAATTACTTTGTAGAAATTGTAATATGGTATTGGGTCAGGTTGGAGATAATATAAATCTCTTAGAAGAAATGATTAAATACCTACAGAAACATCAATAAAATGTTCTTCATCTTAACAGTTTTCATACTTTTCGGTGTCTTTATGTTTATAATGTCTCTTACTCAAGATTTATAATATGTCTCATAATAATCAACACGAACCTATGGAACCCTGGGTCTTTTGGGCTGGTATGGGTATTATGATGTTTACAGTTATTATTTTTGTTGTATTCACCCTTTCCATGATGTATTGGTGATAATATGTTCGATTCATAACAAAATCTCACACTTAACCAAGAACTCATTATAATTAGCAATGAGTTCTTTCTTTTTGTATGAAGATCTTTCTAGATACAGCAGACGTTTCACTTATCAGTTCAGCATACGACACGGGATTACTTGATGGAGTCACTACAAATCCCACTCTAATCCTCAAAAGTGGCAGACAACTTCAAGAAGTTATTAATGAGATTGCAAATATATTCCCAGAGTTAGAAAGCATTTCGGCAGAAGTCGTTGCAGATACTGCAGAGGAAATGCTTACAGAAGCAAAGTATTATTACACAATTTCTCCAAGCGTTACTATCAAAGTTCCTTGTACTGTAGAAGGACTGAAGGCATGTAAGTTCCTATCAAAGCAAGGTATTAAAACAAACGTAACCTTGGTGTTCTCAGTCGCACAGGCAATTCTTGCATCAAAAGCAGGAGCAACATTCATCTCACCATTCGTAGGTCGTTGGATGGATAACTCAATTGATGGTATTGAGTTGATTAAAAATATTCGTAAGGTATTTGACCGTTCAGGTACAACCACACAGATTCTTGCAGCATCTCTTCGTGATGTAAGGCAGGTAGAACAATCTGCTCTTAATGGCGCAGATGTGGTTACAATTCCTCCAGTAGTATTCTGGGCAATGTATAAGAACATTATGACTGAAAAGGGACTGGAGTTATTCCAAAGGGATTGGGAGGAAGTTCTTAAGTCTAAAGGGGAAAAATGAAAAAGTTTAACGATATAGTTTTATCGGTTACGATTGGAATCATAGATTTCCTGTATCGTAATCATCCAATACAAAGATTCTGGGTGCTTGAGACTATTGCACGAGCACCATACTTTGCATTTTTAAGTGTTCTTCATTTGAAAGAATCATTAGGATTAAGGGGAGAAGACCACTTATACCTTATGAAAGAACACTTTGCTCAGACAGTAAATGAAACTGAACATCTGGAGTATATGGAAAGCATCGGTGGTGCTGATCGTTGGGTGGATCGTTTATTCGCTTGGCACTTGGTTCTGGTCTATTACTGGATTATGGTTGGTTACTATTTTGTTGATGCTGTGGATGCTTACCATATAAATGCAGGTATTGAACTGCACGCAACTAAAACTTATCTAAATTACCTCTGGGAACATCCAGACGATAAAAAGATTGCTAGTATTGCCGCTGATGAAATGAATCACTATATTGAACTCACACGGGCTATGGAATTAGTTTGATGAAAAATATAATAATCTTTGGTGCAACAGGAGACCTATGCCGTAGGAAACTAATTCCTGCTCTTTATGAGCTGCATAAGAAGAATCTACTTTCAGAAGATTTTGTGATTACTGGAGCATCCAGAACACAACACAGTAAGCAGAGTTGGTTACACACGCTTGGTTCTTATCCAGAAGATTTCATTAATCGCTTGGATTATGTTGTTTGTGATTTGTCTGATGCAGAAAGTCTAAAGAAACTGAATATGGGAGAAGATGCAACATTCTTTCTCTCAGTTCCTCCAGAACGATATGGTGATGCAGTTCTCAGTTTGAAATCAACAGGTTTCATTGATGATCCGAAAACTAGTAGGATCATTATTGAAAAGCCTTTTGGATATAATCTACAATCTGCAGAAGAACTGCAAGTAATTGTAGAAGAAAATCTTCGTGAAAATCAGGTTTATCGTATTGACCATTATCTTGGAAAGGATACAGTCAATAACATTCTTGCTACAAGGTTCAGTAATATTCTTCTTGAACCTCTGTGGAATCGTGATTATGTTGAGGAGGTTCAAATCTTTGCAACTGAAACGATTGGTTGTGAAGGACGAGCACAGTATTATGAAACTGCTGGTGCTGTAAGAGATATGTTACAGAACCATATGCTTCAATTGCTTGCCCTGATTGCGATGGAAGCACCTTGTAAGAATAATGCAAAGGAGATTCGTAGAGAGAAGGTCAAAGTTCTTTCTGCAGCACGTCTTGGAACTAAACTGGTCTGCGGTCAGTATTCTGGATATAAGAATGAAAGTGGTGTAGACTACAACTCCCAGACTCCTACATTCGTTGCTGGTGATATTTACATTGATAATTGGAGATGGCAGGGAGTTCCTTTCTACTTTATGACTGGTAAGAAACTACCAGTATCTTGCGTTGAGGTTGTAATCAAACTTAAAGCACCACCAGTTCGTTTATTTGGCGAACATCAATATAATGATCGTATTGTGATGAGGTTCCAACCAGATCCTCATTTTGATATTCAGATCGATATTAAATCTCCTGGACTTGATGATAAGATTGAAACTGCTATCTTGAAACATAATTATCCTGAAGGTGCTATTGATGGATATGTAAAACTTTTTTATGATGCGGTCAATCAAGACCAATCACATTTTGTTCATTCAGAAGAAGTGCTAGAATCCTGGAGAATTGTTGATGAACTTCTTTGTGTTGGGGATTCTTGTCCTATCAACACAAGACCTTATTCTTATTCTGGAACTTGGGGTCCAGAGAAACAAATACAAAAAATTACTAAGTGGGATTATCCACTAAAACTTGTTTAGGAGAAAGTTATGAGAGTAGGATTAATTGGTTTAGGGCGGATGGGAGAAGGAATGTCCCGTCGTATGATGAAAGCAGGTATCGAAGTTTGGGGATATCGAAGGAATTATGAAAAAGCAAAAGAAGCATTTGAAAACGGATATGTTAACGGTGTTGCAGATTCTATTCAAAGCCTTGTTCAAATAGTTAAACATAAACAAAGTGGCGTGTCTGATGTATATGGGTCAGGTATCTTTATGATGGTTGTACCAGCAGAAACAGTAGAGGAAACAATCGATGAGTTACTACGATTTTGTGGTGAAGGAGATATTATTATTGATCATGGCAATAGCAATTTTAAAGACAGTCGGAAGAGAGCAGAACGTTTGGCAAAGATGGGTATCCAATATATTGATTGCGGTACTAGCGGTGGTGTTTATGGTCTGGATCGTGGATACTGTCTTATGGTTGGCGGTGGAAATACTGCAGTCGCCACTTGTAAAAGCATTTTTGATGCCCTCTCCCCAGATATTCACTCTGCCCCAAGGACTAACCCCTGCGACAACGTAACCTCTGCAGAGCACGGTTGGTTGCATTGTGGTGGTCCAGGAGCAGGACATTTTGTGAAGATGGTGCATAATGGTATTGAGTATGGTATTATGCAGGCATATGCTGAAGGGTTCAACATTCTAAAGAGTGCAAACAATGGAGCACAATACGTCAAAGAAGGAGATGCAGAGGTCGCACCTATGGCAGATCCAGAAAGTTACTGCTATGATATTGATGTTGCTGAAGTGGCTGAGTTATGGCGTCGCGGTAGCGTTGTTAGTAGCTGGTTACTTGACCTTACTGCTGATGTGTTGCGCAGCAGCCCAGAGCTTAAACAATTCTCTGGTGGAGTATCCGACAGTGGTGAGGGTCGCTGGACTGTTACTGCCGCTGTGGATCTGGGGGTTCCCGCTCCTGTCATCACCACTGCTCTTTATGAAAGATTTAATTCACGCAATCTGGGCACTTTCGCTGCCAAGATTCTAAATGGTATGAGATATATGTTTGGGGGACACCACGTTAGATGATTAGTTCGGAGACATCTTATAAACTGGCTGAGATCATTCGTGATACTTGGCCAGGTCTTTACAGGAACTCAAAAGTATCGTATAATAAAACACCTTCCATAAATAATTTTCAAAACTTAAATCATATGAAATTCACAGTATATTCGAAAGATGGTTGCCCCTATTGCAGTAAAATCGAACAGGTGCTACAGTTATCCAATCTTGAGCATGTAGTGTATAAGCTTGGAACTGATTTTAATCGAGATCAATTTTATGCTGAATTTGGAGAAGGATCTACATTTCCACAAGTGATTTTAAATGATCAAGAACATATTGGTGGTTGTACTGATACTGTTCAATATTTAAAGGAGCAAAATCTGGTTTAATGGAAAACACTTTTCACGAAGTTTATTTTGATGTAGAAAAGGCAATTGATCTTGCCTTTAATGGACAATTTGTTTTAAAATTTTATGATTATTTAAAAATTCGCAAAACACTTAGGCGTGAAGTAGAGGAATTTATTGAAAGTTCTACTGCATCTAATATAAGTAACGTTGTTATGGATTTGGATGAATATCTTGAAGGTGGATCAGATAATGCTCATAAACAACTTCGTGAAGGTTATGGTCATATTTCAAAACCTCAAGCAAGAAAAATAAGAAACTATCTTTATAGTATTCTTGAAGATGCCTGGAGATACAGCGATGACAAAAGACCAGGAAGGAGAAAAAAGAAAACTAAATAACTCAGAGCCTCAGATTAATCGAGGTGTTGAATTATTATTACGGAATAGGAGGAAGAGAGCATCAGAACCAAAAACTTTTCAAATGAAGTTTGGTAAAATGATCTCTCTATTCCGTAGAGAGTTTCATTTCTTTATAGAATTTCATTTTGATATTAAGAAAAAATAAACTCTCTGGAGAGAACAAATGGGAACAGCATATGTAATAACATTCATAGTAATGTTCACTTTGCTTTTTTTTATGGTTGGAGGTATAATTGGCTGGTTAGTTTATAGACATCTGTTAGAAAATAAACCTCCTTATTTACATCCAGAGTTTTTTGATGAGAATGGTCAGATAATACCTGACGAAATAGTATCTGTAAGATTTGAAAATAGCGATTACGATTATGAGTACGACGAAGACGAGGAAGAAGACTGAAGATAATATCGAATCTCTTCCCACAAATCCTTTTGTGTTTGAAGTTTTAGAACTTGCTTCAAAACAAAGATCAAATGTTAAAAAGGTTGAAGTTCTTAAAGCATATGAACATGATTCTCTTAAAACAATTTTTGTTTGGAATTTTGATGAATCTGTAATCTCAATGCTTCCAGAGGGCGATGTTCCTTATGCTGATACAAATGAGCAAACAATTTATTCTGGAACTCTGTCTGAAAATTTAAAAAGAGAAACTGACGGTGGAGAGTCTGCAACAGGTCAAGATCTTGATGGGAGAGGTAAGACTTCCCTAAGAAAAGAGTATCAAAATCTCTATCATTATGTAAAGGGTGGAAATGACTCCCTTACAAATATTCGCAGGGAGATGATGTTTATTAATCTTTTAAGAGGACTTCATTCTAAAGAAGCAGAGATTTTGATTCTAGTTAAGGATAAAAACCTTACGGATAAATATAAAATAACTCAAGAAATTGTTAAACAAGCCTACCCCGATATTACTTGGGGAGGTCGTTCGTGAATTCTATGAGAAGTTTAATTGATAGAGTAAAGGGAGAAAATATGACTGAATCTGACAGAAAAGAAAAGCAAGTTCTCCCTCATGAATATGGATGTCAGATTCTCTTAGAAAAAACATCAATTGAAAAAGTAAAGGATCCTTCATTTCCAAACGATGCTTATTTAATCTGGTATATTGTTGATGGTAATCAACATATGGACCTAACACGTTGTAGTAGGAAAGTAAATTTATTTGATATGTATTATGATAAGTATGGTCCAGGTGCAGTTCAAAAAATTGATTTTGGTTATGGAAGAGTGAATCCCCGACTTTGGGGATATAAACAACCTGAGAAAAAGAAAAGAAAATGAGTGCTGGATTTGGTGGTCAAGGAAAAGAAAATAGAATCGGTAAAGATGCTAGCATTACTATTGACCTAGATAATATAGATATTGTTCTAAAACAATATAAAAAAATTAAAAAGTATCAAAAATCATCTCTGTACGCTATCAAAACAATGGACGGAACAGAAGATATTGTGAGTTCATTGATAAAGGAAGCGGAGGAAAATCCACTGTAAATGGGGAAGCATTATCTACTCAATTTGTATGGATGCTCGTTTGTTCTTTTGGACGACGAGCGTTGTCTTATAGACTTACTAGAAAACGCAGCGATAGCGAGCGGAGCAACTGTAGTTCAAACAATTTCAAAAAAGTTTGATCCACAGGGAGTTACTGTTATTTGTTTATTATCGGAAAGTCATATAAGCATTCATACATGGCCTGAGGAAGGTAAAGCAGCAGTGGATGTGTACACTTGTGGGGATTGTAATCCAAAGATTGGTTGTGATATAATCATTCAGCAACTCTATGCATCCAACCATACATTGAGTTACATAGAACGGTAACAAAAGTTACACAATAAAAATCTAATATATTAATACGTTCATCGCTTATTGCGACGGAAGTAAGTTGACGCGGAACGGATCGTTCATTCGCTATTCGCAAATAGCGAACGCAAACGCCGACTGAAGGAACGCTCTTTAACCTAAAAAACTAAGGAGAAAACCTAATGTCAAAAGTAGTCTATCGTGGTGTCGAATATGATACCTCAGATCGTCCTAATCAAACATTTAAGCGTGAACCACGAGTAGAAATCTATCGTGGGTCTATGTTTTATGTTGATGAGAATGGAAACAAACTCTCTATGCAAAAAGCAGGAGGGCAAAAATGAATACTTACTTCGTTCGTTACCTTAAAAGAAAGGCAAAGAAGGAGAAACTTCTCAAAGACGCACAACTGAATATGGCTAAGCAACCACAAGTTGCTTGATTCTAGAGAGGGACTTGACTCCCTCTCTTTTTTTATCTATAATTATTTGTGTGAGGGTTTATAAAAATGGATAAAGAAAAACTTAAATTCATAGTAAGAAATCTTGAGTCTCTTGTTGACTGTCTTAAGTCGGAAATTTACTCTGATGTTGATGTGAATTCATACAAGCAAGAATTTCAATACGAAGAAATTGCCCCTTATATCGATGATTATGATGAAGTTTTTTATGATGAGGAAGATGATAATGAAAAATATGAATCAGTAAAAATTAATAAAAAAAATACAAATAATGATGGAGATGGACTGTGAAGGAACTCAACGAAGAATTCGAATTCATGAAACCAGAAGTAAAACTTGTTTCAGTAACACCAGATGCAGAAAAGCATATGGCATACTGTGCAAGAGTAAGTAACCCAAAGAATCAAGACAATGAAAGTTTTGATGGATTGCTCAAGTATTGTATTAAACATCAGCACTGGAGCATCTTTGAGCAAGCAACGATGACTGTAGAGATTAATACTACAAGAGGTATCGCGGCTCAGATTTTACGTCACCGTTCTTTTACATATCAAGAATTTTCACAACGATATGCAGATACTAATCTTCTGAATCAAACTATCCCTCTTCCAGAACTTCGTCGGCAGGATGATAAGAATCGCCAGAATAGTATCGACGATATTCCTGACTATTTGAAACTCACTCTACTAGAAGACATCAGAATGCATTTTGAGCAGTCTCAGAGACTCTACAACCGCCTTCTAGACAAGGGAGTAGCAAAGGAGTGTGCAAGGTTTGTACTGCCCTTAGCGACGCCCACACGCCTCTATATGACCGGTTCTGTAAGGTCATGGATACACTACATTGATTTGCGTTCTGCACATGGTACACAGAAAGAACATATGGAGATTGCAGAAGCAGTTCGTTGTATTTTTACTTGTAAATTTCCAGCAGTGTCTGCTGCTCTTGGTTGGACTCGGGATAATTGTGATGATTGTGAAAGTATTCAACCCTCAATTCGTATAGACTAAATATTCTCATATAAAATGGAGGAGTAAACTTGGCGATTTATCCGATTATTCATAAAGAAACTGGTGAGAAAAAAGTTATTGAAATGAGTGTCCATGACATTCAACAATGGTATAAAGACAATCCCGAATGGCAAAGGGATTGGTCTGAAGGGTGTGCATCTCCAGGAGAAGTTGGAGAATGGCAAAATAAACTCATCCAGAAAAACCCTGGATGGAATGATGTTTTAGGTCGTGCGGCAAAGATGCCGGGTTCAAAAGTCAAAAAAATCTAACTTTATATGGCAAGAAGAAAAAGAGAAGACCAACCAATCGGAGTTGGAATGACTACAAAGCAAATGAAGCGTAAGAAGCCAATCAATCTTGATTTGATGAGAGAGATTGAACCTCTCACTGAAAATCAAAAACTTTTATATAAAGCATATGAAAAAAATCAAAACATCGTTGCTTATGGATGTGCAGGAACAGGTAAAACATTTATTACATTGTACAATGCACTTCAAGATGTTTTAGATGAAAGAAGTCCTTATGAAAAAATTTACATCGTAAGGTCTCTTGTTGCTACTCGCGAGATTGGTTTTCTTCCAGGAGACCATGAAGATAAATCGTCACTTTATCAAATTCCTTATAAGAATATGGTAAAGTATATGTTCCAAATGCCCGATGATGCATCTTTCGAAATGCTCTATGGAAACCTCAAAACTCAAGGAACTATTAGTTTTTGGTCTACTTCTTTTATTCGCGGAACTACTTTGGATAATTCAATTATCATAGTAGACGAATTTCAAAATCTGAACTATCATGAACTTGATAGTATCATCACTCGTGTTGGTGAAAATAGTAAGATTATGTTCTGTGGTGATGCTACTCAAAGCGATCTTATTAAGACCAATGAAAAGAATGGAATTATTGACTTTATGAAAGTTCTTCGTATTATGCCTTCAATTGATATTGTTGAATTTGGAGTTGATGATATTGTTCGCTCAGGTCTAGTTAAGGAGTATATTTTGGCTAAAATGGAAGTCGGTGTATGACATTTATTCATCATAATTACTTGGGTGATCTTGAATTAGAAAAGAAAGAAACAAACGGCACTCGCTTTTACCATCTTCCTGATGGGCAGTGGGTGCCTTCAATTACCTCAGTTACCTCATTTTACAATCGTCAAATTTTTGTTGATTGGAGAAAGCGTGTTGGTATTGAGGAAGCAAATCGTATTACAAAAAAAGCAACTTCAAGAGGAACAGATTTTCACCAAGTATGTCAGGATTATCTAGAAAATAAAGAACTTGACTGGAATAATTATCAACTCCTAACAAAACATATGTTTTATCATGCTAAATCAGAGCTTGATAAGATAAATAATATTCACGCGATTGAAAGAACTCTCTATTCAGAATATCTTGGACTTGCAGGAAGAGTTGATTGTATCGCAGAATATGATGGAGAACTAGCAGTTATTGACTTTAAAACCTCAGAAAAAATTAAACCAGAAGCGTGGATTGAAAATTATTTTGTTCAAGAAACATTCTATGCAGCTGCTTACTACGAACTAACAGGAAAGGTTGTAAAAAAACTTATTACATTGATGGTTACTCCTGGAGGAGAAGTCAAGGTATTTGACAAAAGGAATAAAGGGGACTATATTAAGTTATTAGTTCGCTATATTAAAGAATTTGTACATCACAATACTAGGCCAGATGGAGAATGAATTAGAAAAAGTATTAGAAAATAAGTTCTTCTGCCCATCACGTTTTGCACAAGAGATCGAAAATCTTGTGCAAATAAATGTTGATATGAATTATATTGATGCTATTATTTACTTCTGTGAACAAAATAGTATTGACTTAGAATCGGTTCCAAAACTTATTTCAAAACCACTGAAAGAAAAAATTAAGTACGAAGCAATGGAACTGAACTTTTTGAAAAAAACATCGCGTGCAAAATTAATTTTTTAAATGGCTCCCTTTGATGCTTATAAATGTTATCTGTCTTTGAAAAATCATTTTACCAAAGACAGTTATGATTACTTTAAATATTGCGGAAAATCAAGAGCAACTGTTCAATCATTTTATAAAAGAAAAGATAGATTTTGGTTTGAAAAAGTATCAAGACAAAAATCAGATCAAGAAGTTATAGATTTTTTTGTTGCTAATTTTGTATCTTGTCCAGATCCAGAAACACTTTGGATTGGAGAAATGATCAAAGAGGGAGAGGAAAGATACCAAAACTGGCAGAAGAAAATTCAATCACTTTCTTATGTCTTCAAGGAAGAAAGTCAATCTTTATTTGAAGAAAATAAATTTCAGGATGTTTTTAAATGTTCTAAAGGACATCCAGTTCTTTTAAAGAAATTTTTAAGTGGTAAAGTTTCTTTGGAAACAATGGTTCTTCTTGATAGAGTATTTGCATATTCGAATAACTTTGATAAAAAACTGCAAGATCCTGTGTGGAAAACCGTCAGTCGTAGAATTAAAAAATACAGCCCTTTCATAAATACTGACGTATTTCGTTATAAAAAAATTTTGAAAGAAATTATTCTGGAGGATCAATGAGTTTTTTTAGTTCCGAAGTCGTTCGTGCAGAGATGACGGAAATTGCAGAACTTCAAGAACAAATTTACGGAAACATTTTTAAGTTTCCAACAATGAGTAAAGAAGAAAAGCTTGAGCATGTTGAAGTTTTAGAAAAACTTTTGGATAAGCAAAAAATTCTCTACACAAGAATGAGTTTGTCTGATGATCCCGAAGCAATTGAAATGAAAGAACGTATCGTTCGGTCTGCAGTTATGATGGGAATGCCCCCAGGAACTGATATGAATATCATTCTTAATAATATGTCTAAGATGCTTGATGTAATGAAAGAAAAAATTGACAAGACAGGTTCTGACCTGTAGAATAACGAAGTACACAAAAGCCAAATCCTATTAATACGGAGTAATCTAATGTCTTTCGAAAATCTCAAGAAACAATCCAAACTGGGTTCTCTGACTTCTAAACTGGTAAAAGAAGTAGAGAAAATGAGCACTACTTCTGGAGGTGCTGATGAGCGTCTCTGGAAACCAGAGATGGATAAAACAGGTAACGGTTTCGCAGTAATTCGTTTTCTTCCTGCTCCTGAAGGAGAGGAACTTCCTTGGGCAAAGATGTATTCACATGCTTTCCAAGGACCTGGTGGATGGTATATTGAAAACTCTCTGACCACAATCGGTCAAAAAGATCCTCTTGGAGAATACAACCGAGAGCTGTGGAATACTGGTACTGAATCTAATAAAGAAATTGTACGTAAGCAAAAGCGTAAACTATCTTATTACAGCAACATCTATATTGTAAAGGATCCTGTAAATCCTCAGAATGAAGGTAAAGTCTTTCTGTTTAAGTATGGTAAGAAAATCTTCGATAAGATCATGGAAGCAATGCAACCTGAGTTTGAGGATGAAACTCCTATCAATCCTTTTGATTTCTGGCAGGGTGCTAATTTCAAACTCAAGATCGTAAAGAAAGATGGATACTGGAATTACGATAAGTCCGAATTTGGTTCCATTGAACCACTACTGGACGATGATGATGCGATGGAAGCAATCTGGAAGAAGCAGTATTCTCTGACTGCAATCACTGCTCCCGATCAGTTCAAGTCATATGAAGATCTTGAGCGTCGTATGAATATGGTTCTGGGCATCAAAAATTCTTCTCCTGCTCGCTCCCGTGCTGTGGTTGAACAGGAAGATGACCTAGAAGAGTTCTCTCAAACCCCTACTGTTCAAGATCGTGTAGTGGAAGAACTGGAACAATCTTATGCTCGTTCTAAGTCTCCTTCTCTTCCCAAAATTGCAACGGAAGATGAAGATGAAGATGATGCTCTTGCATATTTCTCACGTCTTGCTGAAGAATGATTAGCTAGTTAATTTTATATTATCTCCTCTCTTAAGGGTCTCGCTAACATATTGCGAAGACCCTTTTTTATATTCCATAAGATCGCTCATGTTATCTAATATAATACTTAGATATTCTTTTTTAATTACATAAATGTTTCTCTTATCATTTTCTATTTTATCTTCATATTCATAATTTGTTACTTCTAATGTTATATCTCCAGTATCAATCTGCTCATCAGTAAAGTAATCATAATAACTTACAGAATATCCTGATGGAACTTCAAGACCTGCAGGTACAATTATAACTCCTTGACTATTTTTAACTTCTGTAGTTTCATAATGATGAATTCCACTGTAAAGAGTTTCATAATCACCATACTTATTCATCAGATAACTATCAAAGGAATCTTGAGTTAATGGCCACTCTGTTTGAATATTGACTATATTGTTACAGATAAGAACTAACCAGTCTAATGTTGAATCACCATAAACATCAAAAGCGACATTATCTGGGCGATCATTTCCTCTAATTTTATATCTTTCAAAGAAAGTTAAATCTTGAAAAATATCTTCACGAAGTTTACCTCTTTTAAAGATATTTTTTACTTGAATATAATCCCCAATATTACTGTTTGGTAGTCTATTAACATAGTCAAAGTTTGGGACTTGGCGGAAGTATGGATTAGACATTTTAGTAACCTATGAAGTTATCTTGATCTTTATCTAGATCTGTGTAATCATCATTAAAGATTGGTTCTAGTTCTTGGAATTGTAATTGCAATTCATAAGAAGTCATAGATGGTTCTCCTGCGTAAGTCATATATTGACCATCTGGAGTGTAATTAACATTGCATTGGGTTAATGCACACTCTTTAAATGTATTTAAGTATGGGTGCTTTTTTTTACCTGCGGTTAAATATTCTATACCAAAAGTATTTGGTGCTTTTAAAAGAAGAATAGATTGGCTCCTTTGAACAGACATTGCTTGTTTAAAATATCTAATAATTGTTCTAACAATTTTTGCTTCACTTGCACTTCTTGGAGATAATCTAAATGAAAAACTAAAACTTCTTAATTGAGGTCCCGTGAATAATAACTCTGAATTTGGGTTTAATACCTGACCATATGCTCTTGAAAGCACATTTGTTCCCGTTACTGCTTGATTAGTTTTTACTGCTACAATAGAAGCAAGAGTTTTTTTATCAGTTGCATTTATAGCACCGATTGTATTTTGTGCTGAGGCAGTACCTGCTTCTACACCACCAGAAACAAAACTAGTAATAAAGTCCGAAATTCCTTGAGTTGCAAGATCTAAATCATCTCTCTGCCAATCGGCACTGTTTGAGTCGCTAATTCCTCCAGGAATAGGTAAAAAAATAGTTCCTATTGGAGTCTTGTTCTTTAATCTTCTTCTATCGTAATTTTCCGTAAAACTCAATCCTCTTGCCTCATAATTAAAAATTGTAAATTTTATACAATCTTGGTGTTCAAGTTGAAGATTTTCTGGATATCTTATGTTTGTTGATGCTTCGTTATATTTTTTTCTTGCTATTGCTTCTTTTTTAGATTCTTCATCAAGTGCAGTAAGATCTTCTTTCTTTATGCCTGATGCGTTTGGAGATTCTTCTTGTTGTTGTGGAGTATTATTAAGTGCTGCTTCTGTCTGTACTGGAGTTGCTCCTTGCTTCGGTAATGCTGCTCTTACAGATCCAACCACTGCTTTATTTAAAGAACCTCCAGGTTTAATAGAGCTAATTTCCTCAGCAGTAAGATTGGTATTAGATGTTGTTATTGGTTGATTTTCATTTGTCCCTCTTCCTGAACCTGGAGTAAACCAAGTTTTTCCACCATCTCTAGTAACAGCAGTATCTGGATAATCTGGAGTGCTTCCTCTCCCTTCAACTGCTTTTTGAATCCTAACTTCAGAACTTATTACCTTACCATCTTTTAGAGTTGCTACTGTTTCTGTTCTATACTTAATACCATTTAAAATAAATGGTTCGCTAATAGTATTTCTCTGCCCACTGGCTCCACCAGGATTTCCACCAGATTGGTATGTTTGTGAAGACGGCACTTTTACACGTAGTTTTTATTTATTTAGACGGAATTTTGCATATTGAAGAGATAGAAGTTCATCAAGTTCTTCATACTTAACTACATGCAGTTGTCCTGCTATCTCTTCCCAAGTATAATTTCTAGGTTGTCTCCAGTGAAAATTAATTGCTTTAAATCCCCATTTTTGTATTTCTGTACAAGCAATTAGTGGATGTTGATCATAATCAATTCCTGGAGTTTTGGGATTGTAGATAAAAGTATAAAACTTTCCCACCTCTGGTATCCAAGTCTTTTCAGTAAAAAATTGCATAATTAAAATCATTATATCTTCTGGATCTTTTATACCCAACCTTTCAACTTCCTGCTTGAGTTTTTTAACTCTTGCAGTTGAACCAGAAGAAACATATTGTCCAAATCCTCCTGCCATTATTTTATACCCAATTGATCTTCTGTGATAACTTTGAACTCTATAAGTCTATCCTTACAAAACTCATCTGCTGCTTTCCACTTTGCTTGATTTATTGCATATGTTTTTGCTTCATAAAGATATGATTTAGTTATTCTTGATTTTTTTTGTGGAGGAATTGTTTGTTTTTTTGGCTTCACTTCAATAACATAAGTTTTTATTTCTCCAGTTTGTTCTTTGACTTTAACTATAAAATCTGGAAAATACCTATGTATCTTATTATCAACTGGCGATCTATATGGAATTGAAAATTCCTCACTTCCCCACTCTAAAATATTTTCATTGTGATCGCACCAATAGCAAAATTTCCTTTCCCAGCTACTTCTGCAAATAATATTATTTGCATCACCTTTATATTTTTGGGGAAATGATGGTTTGTATTTGCTTTTAATACTTTCTGCCATTATCTTTACTACATAATATATCAGTCAAAAAATATTTATAAATGCCTACCAAAAGGACAGTAGATCAAATTAAAGCAAATTTACTTCGTCCAGCACTTACTTCTTATTTTGAAGTTGAGATTCCAAAAATATCATCTAGAACTGGTGAATTTGAATCATTCTTAAGTAATAATGGCGTTTTATTCAATCAAGAAAAACTTAATTTACTATGCTCCGAAACTTCTCTTCCAGGTTCTTCACTTGCCACCCATGAAATCAATAATGATTATATGGGAGTAACTGAAAGACATGCATATAGAAGAATATATGATGATCGTATTGATTTTTCTTTTTATGTAGATGCTGAAAATTATTTACCCATCAGATATTTTGAGTCATGGATAAAGTGGATTGTGGATGAGAGTATTGCATCTGGAGATAAAGGTCCTGTAGGAGTACTGAATAAATCATATTTTTATAGAATGAAATATCCTGATGATTATGTTTGTGATAGTGGATTAAAAATTACAAAATTTGAAAGGGATCATACTAATAGATCATTGGAGTATGAATTTGTAAGAGCATATCCAATATCTATTACATCAATGCCAGTTTCGTATGATACATCATCTCTTCTAAAATGCACAGTTTCATTTACATATCTAAGATACGTTCTTAAACCTTCAAACGGAAATAGAGATAATGTATCCTCTATTCAGAGAGAAATAAAATCTGGAGATCCTTCATCGCCAGTAACACAAGCAGCAATAAATGGATCATATTATGGTCCTGCCTTTCAAACGAATGAAGAAGCAAATAGGCAGGCTGCAATTTTAAGAGGGGAGAATGTGCAATAAATAATCACACCTGAATTTTTCTATAGGTCATTATGCCTTTACCTAAAATTGCTACTCCAATATATCAACTTGAATTGCCATCAACAGGAGAGTCAATTCAATATAGACCATTTTTAGTAAAAGAAGAAAAAGTATTAGTAATTGCTTTGGAAAGTGAAGATACTAAGCAAATTACTACTGCGATTAAAACAGTAATCAAAAATTGTATTCTTACCAAAGGGATCAAGGTAGAATCTCTTCCAACCTTTGATATTGAATATTTGTTTTTGAATATTCGTGGTAAGTCTGTTGGGGAAGAAATTGAAGTAAACGTTATTTGTCCTGATGACCAAGAGACAAATGTTTCTATAAAAATTGATTTAGATTCTATCAAAGTAGAAAAGAGTGAGAATCATACAAATAAAATTAAAGTAGATCCAAAAATTATGATGGAGATGAAATATCCATCATTGGATCAGTTTATTAAAACAAACTTTGATTTTAAAAATGATAATGCAATGGATCAATCATTTGAATTGATTGCATCATGTATTGATAAAATTTATACTGAAGATGAGGTGTGGGTTGCAGCGGATGTGACTAAAAAAGAACTGATTGAATTTTTGGAACAAATGAATTCATCTCAGTTTAAGGAAATTGAGAAATTTTTTGAAACAATGCCAAGACTTTCGCATAAAATTTCAGTAACAAATCCAAAAACAAAAGTTGAAAGTGAAGTTGTTCTGGAAGGGTTAGCATCTTTTTTCGCATAGCCCTGGTCCATATGGACCTTGAGAATTACTTTAGACTTAATTTTGCTTTGATTCAGTACCATAAATATTCACTATGGGAGATTGAAAACATGATTCCCTGGGAAAGGGATATTTACGTTGAGTTATTAAAGCAACATTTAGAAGAAGAAAAACTAAAACAACAATCAAATGGCGGTCAATCCTTCTAAAAATTTGAATGCCTTAGTTCCATATAAGGGAAAAGGAGGGACTGATCTTGTTAGTGAAAAAATAGATGAAAGAATATTAAGACTTCTTGGTCTAGAGGATGTATTTGATATCGATTATGATACTTATATTTCTCTTCTTAGAGAAAGAATGGCTTCTGCTAGAATGTCTAAACAATCCATTCCAACAGAAGAAGTTGAATTAATAACTGAAGAATGGAAAAGAATAAAGAAAAAAAATGGTAGGTTTAGAATAAAAAAAATTACTGCAGAGAGTTTTAAAAAAGGTAGTTCTGTAGGAATTCAGTTAGGAAAGCAAAAGTTTCTTAATGGTCTATCTATATCATCTAAGAAATTAGCATTACCTCCAGCAATTAATAAAATGTCTGGTGGGAATGATATTGAAGATATTAAAAATGCTCTCGCAGAAATTATTAGCAATTTAACCATACAGAATAAAGATCAGAAAAAAATATTAGAAAGACAAAGATTTGATAGTGAAAAAGAAAGAAGAGCATCTAGAGAGGCACTTTTAGAAAAAGGTTTTTCTAAAGCAATAAGTGCTGCTCAAAAGATGTTAGCACCTGTTAAATCTTTGCTTGATAAAATTATTGATGCGATTGTTGCTATTTTTATTGGAAGATCTATTGTAAAACTTATTGAATGGTTTTCTAATCCAGACAATAAAGAAAAAGTAAAGAGCATTTTCAAATTTCTTGGAGAACATTGGCCAAAACTTCTTGCTCTGTATTTGAGATTTGGAACAGGTCTTGGAAGATTTATTGGTGGATTATCATCACTCCTAATTAAAGGTACGTTAAGACTTGTTCAGGTAGCAGCAAGACTAGCAGCAAGGGCAGGATTAAAAGGTGCTGGTAAAGTTGCTGGATTTTTAGGTGGTCGTGGTGGAAAATTTCTAGGTGCTGGACTAGAAGTTGCTGCCACCGTTGGATCAACAATGGCATTGAGTAAAGGTATAGAAAATTTTAGTGGATTTAAATTTGCTGGAGGAGGATTAGCAAACTTTAAAAAGTTTTTTGGATTTTCTGGTGGTGGGACTAGACCTGGATATATCAGTGGACAGAAAGGAATAGATAAAATTCCTGCTATGTTAAGTGATGGTGAATTTGTTATGTCTCGTGGTGCTGTTGAAAAGTATGGTACAGATACCTTAGAAGCAATGAACGCTGCTGGTGGTGGAACTAATAGACCACGAATGATTAGTGGGACAACTTATGCTGCTGGTGGAGGGCAAATTGGAACTCGTAGTGTTGCGCCTTCATTATCTGGGAATGAAAAAATTGCTTATAATCAATTGCAAATGAATTTCCCAACAGCAAAACCTTATCATATTGCTGCTGCTCTTGGAAACTTTTCAGTTGAAGCTCCTGGATTAAAACCAAATACTGCTCAATACGGTGGAGGTCCTGGTAGAGGAGTGGCGCAATGGGAAACTCCTGGAAGATGGGATACTGCTGTAAAGAGATACGGTCCAGGAATTTTTAACAGCTTAAGTCAGCAAATGGATTATGTTAAGTATGAAATGGATACTGGTAATCCAGATTCTCAAGGAAGACCTCAACTTCCATGGGGAAGAAATGCAAAGAGCTCTTGGTTAGGTTCTAAAAACTTAATTGAAGCAACCAAAAATTTTATGATCGGATACGAGGCACCTGGTGTTCCACACGAATCTGAGAGAATAGCATCTGCTAAAAGAATATTAAATTCAGGATCTCCAGCATCTTCAAATATTGCAGCGAATCCAAAGGTTCAACCGACACAGAAACCAAATATATTCCAGAGATTGGGATCTGGAGTTGCATCTATATTTGGTCTTAATCAACCAGCAAAAGCAGAACCAATTATTAAATCAAAACCAAAACCAAGATTTGCGGGAGGACTTGCACCAGATTCTTCACAAAGAAAATCATCATCAATTCCAACATTGACTTTTTCTGCATCAAAGTCTAGGGCATCTCAAAGAAATATTTCTGCTCCAATGAATTTAATGCCTGAAATTGTATATGAAGTTGTTGCACCTAGCACAACAAAACCATCTGGAGGTGGAACTGGTGGTTCTCCTCAAATACCTTCATTTAGTAATGTTCATGCATCTAATAATGCAGGTAGAAATGCAAAGTTACTTGGAGTAAGATAAGTAGATGGAACCAAAAGCATTAGCACCTGCAAAAATAAATCCAACAAAACTTTTAGGTGGTTCTATTTTTTCTACTAAAAAAATTAATACATCTAATCTTATAGATGATACTGTTACAATTCGAAGAAGTGATTTATCAATCATTAAAGGTCAAGTTATAGAAGTAAAAAACTTGATTAAAAGTTCTACTTTATTAAAACAAGCAGAATTGGAAAGGAAAAGAAAGGAAAAAGAAAAAGATAAATTTACAAAAAAAGAAACAGGACTTGAAGCAAAGAAAGAAGAACCTGGTGCAAATAAAGTTAAAGTTCCTGGACTTCCTAAATTAGGATTTTTAGATAGAATTAAAAATATTATCTTTACTGTTTTGCTTGGAAGATTTATTGTTAAGATGCTTCCAAATCTTCCAAAACTGGTTGGAATTGTAAAAGCAGTTAGTACTGGAGTAGAATTTGCTGCTGATTTTGCTGTAGGTTTGATTAATGCCTTAGGTACTTTTATTCAAAAAGCAGATGAGGCATCTATACAAACTCGTAAGTTTCTTAAAACTGTAGGTGGTGATAATACTGTTAAACTTTTTGATGGATTTACTAGTGCAATAGACAAAGTTATTGAAGCAAGTATTATTGCTGCTCTTGCTGTTGCTGATTTGGGTGGTGATGGTAAAGAAGTATCAATTAAAAGAGGATTTGATCGATATGGGAGAAAGGTTGGAACAGAAGTGCAAGAAAGATATCTGCAAAGATATGGTGAAAAACAATTTGTAGGGAGATTCGGGCAAAAGGCACTCCAAAGAGTTGCTACAAGAGGAGCAGGACAAACAATAGAAAAAGGATTATTAAAAACTCTTGTTAAGAGAATACCAATAGTTGGAGGATTGCTTGACTTTGCACTTAATTATTTTGTTTTTAAAGAACCTCTTGGAGAATCTGCATTTAGAGCAGCTGGTTCAACATTAGTCAGTGTTCTTGGAGGAGCGATAGGAAGTATTTTTCCTGGTCCAGGAACTATTGTTGGTGCAGCACTTGGAGGAGTTGCGGGTGATGCACTTGCATCCACATTATATGATATGATTTTTAAAAATAAAGTACCGACCCAAAAGAAAGTTCAAGGTCGTGCTCAAGGTGGTCCTGTAACTAGAGGTGGAAAACTTGTTGGAGGTCCTGCAAAAAGAGGAGTTTCTAAAACCAAAAAGAGAGGAGTAACTGCTCAACCAACAAAATTAAAACCGGGTGTTGATATTGGTGGTCAAAAAAATATTGAAAAAGTCTTTCCATCACCAACTGGTAAAGATAAAGATAAACAAGTAAACCCTCTTGAATATATTAAAAAGAGTTATGATAGAGTTAGTAAGGCACCATTCTTTGGTCCTTTATTATCATTAACTACTAAGGCATTATCAGGTCAAAAACCATCACAGTTAGATTATTTTATTGCTGCTCAGGGAATTAATAACTGGATGAATATAACATTTAGTTCTGGTGTCTTAAGAACTGGAGGCGCATTTGCTGGGGGAGGGGAGGCAAATGCTGAAATGTTCTTAAAAGGTGAAGATCTTACTCAAGTAATTGCAAAATCTTTAGAGGATAATGCATCGCAACAACTTGAAGGAAGTATTCAAGATTTGATGAAGCAGATGATGTTGAAACCGAGTGAGGAATCAAAGAAAGAACCTAGCACAGGACAACCTAGTGTTGGTGGAGAATATTCTCCAGAGGGAATTCAGGGTGAGATATATCAATATCTTCTTTCCAAAGGTCTGGATGATAATAAGGCACTTGGTATTATGGCGAACATATTTCGTGAAAGTGGATTTAGACCCGGAGTTTCTGAATCTGGTGGTCCTGGAGTTGGTTTATTCCAATATTCAAGTGCGGGAAGAAAGGATGCATTCTTAAAAGCAGTACCAGACTACGCTACGAATTGGAAAGGGCAAATTGATTTTGCATTAAAAGACGATGTAGCTCCACAATATTTACAAAAACAGTTTTCTTCTCCACAAGAAGCTGCAGACTGGTGGATGAGAGAATGGGAAAGACCTGCGGAATATATTCAAAATACAGAAGGACCAAGAATACACAGAGAATATCTTGCAAGTCTTGAAAAATATAGAACTAAAAAAGGATATGAACTCCCTACCGGAGTTGCAAAAGGTTTTGATGGATATATTACTGGAGATCCGTCAAGTCCTAACTATGATCCATCTCATGGTGGTGGTAATTATCATGATCATTTATCATTTAAAGATAGAGCAACTGCCGAAAGAGCATATAAATTTTTTACATCTAAGGGATTTAAAGTTACTGAATTTAAAGGATATGGTGCTGGGGTTACTGGACCACACAGCGGAGCTGGTTCTTTACATCATTCTGGACTTGCATTTGATATTCCTGGATATCAGTGGGGAGGTGTTGGTGCTATAGGACAAAAAGAATACAGTGGTTCAGCAAAAGTTAGAGAAGCACTATCACAATTTAGATCAGGAAAATCTTTATTTGGTGGTGGTCTAACTGGAAAGGGTGGACTTACCATGACACATCCTGGAGAATATATTATTGATAAAGATTCTGTAGATGCTTTTGGAATTGATTTCTTTGATATCATTAATCAAACTGAAAGTGTTGCACAAAGAAAAAATTCAGCAAAACAACTGATGAGTATTCTTCAGTTCTATGCTGGTTATGAGGCAGGTGGAAGACAAAAAATTAAAGTGAAAGTTCCTGCTCCACAAGTATCATATGTTACTGTACCCGTTCCTATTGGTGGAGGAATGGTGATGACTGGTAGTTCTTCTGTAGACTCTGATTATGATTCGACATATGCTGGACATTAAATAGTGTAGGAAGTAAAGTCTTATGAATAATCAAGTATTAACTACAAGAGATATTAGAAGTATTGATGTTCCCACTATCAATATTCTTTCAAACGATCAGAAAACAAATTCTGATATTAAAAATGTTTGGACAGATCTCTATTATTATGAAAGCGTTTTGCAAGAAACCATTAGAGCATCTGTGATGTATGTTGATGCAGGTACTTCTATCGAAAAGGAAGGCAAACAAAAAACAATTCTTGAAGGATTGCCTATTGTTGGTCAGGAAAAAGTTTCATTAAAAATGAAAGATGCGAATAATATTGAATTGAACTTAAACTTATACGTCAATAAAATAACACCAGTAAAACAAGATACTACAAAATCTTTTGTCGGTCTTGATTTGGTTTCTAAAGAAGGAATTTTAAATCATCAAATAAGACTCAACAGTAGATTTGATGGAAAGATATCGGATCATATTAGAAGAGTATTGACCGATTCAAAGTATTTGAATACTGATAAAAATATTGATATTGAAGAGACTGATAATAATTATAATTTTATTGGTAACAATAAGAAACCTTTTTATACTGCTATTTGGTTATCAAAAAAAGCAGTTCCCAAAGGAGTTCAACCTGGAAATACTGCAGGTTACTTTTTTTATGAGACTTCTGATGGGTTTAAATTTAAATCTGTGGATAATCTTTTATCTGAGGTAGACTTAAATACGGGTAAAAAAAAGAATTATAAAAGTTTGATTTATACACAAACTCCTGATGGAGCAGGAAAAAATATTCCACTAGGATATTCTGCAAAAATACTGGAGCATAATGTAGATGATGTAAGTGGAAACATGCAATCAAAACTTGAGATCGGATCTTATTCAACAAAGACAATACTTTTCGATCCATTTAATTGTTATTATGAAGTTGTGTTACCAAAAACAGAACTTACTGAAAAGAAACTTAAATTAGCCGCAAAAGAACTTCCAAAGTTTAATCTAGAATTTAAAAATAGTTTTACAAGAACTCAATACATGCTGATTGATACTGGAACACTTCCTACAGGTGATACAAAACAACAGATAGAAAAATCAAAGGAAAAAAACTTTGACCCAAAAAATATTTTGAATCAATCTACAATGAGATATAATCAGTTGTTTAGTACAAGAACGACTATTACAATCGTTGCAGACTTTAGTTTACATGCAGGTGATTTAGTTTTTATTGATGCTGGTGTACCTGGACAAGAATTAGGAACTCTTCATAGTGGACTTTATCTTATTGCCGATTTGTGTCATTATATTAATAAAAAAGAAGGTGGGTGGACAAAATTAACTTTAGTTAGAGATTCTATAGGTAAAAAAGGATCTCCAACATATAATGCAATTTAATCTGTTAAATAGTAATACTATACAGGCACTAAAATGGATAGTGTAGAAAAGCATATAGAACACGACAAAAGCATACTTGATGATCCACTAATCTCTCCACAATCTCGTCGTCATACTGAACAAGAATTAGTAGCGTTGGAGAATTGGGTCAAGAATCATCCAGAGGATCATCGCGATCCATCACCGCTAGAACTATACTGTGATAGTAATCCAGAAGCACCCGAATGTAGAATATATGAGGATTGATGACTGAAGGAACTTTATTTAACTCAGGTTTTCTTGGAGCACATTTTAATTGGTGGATCGGTCAGATCGCTAGTGATTCAACTTGGCGAGATAATATTTTGCCAGGAAAATTTGAAAGTAAAGATCAAATTCCAGGATGGGGATATAGGTACAAAGTTAGAATCATAGGTCTCCATGATCTTGGAGAGACTGAGATTAGTTCTGATCAACTGCCTTGGGCACAAATAATGTATCCTGTTACTGCAGGTGGTGGTCAAGCAAACGCAAGTGCTACTGCAAACCTAAGGCAGGGAATGTTTGTCTTTGGATTCTTTTTGGACGGGCAGGATCAACAAGTTCCTGTTATTATGGGAGTTATTGGAAACAATTCACAAACAGATCTTGCAACAAAGATTGGCGATAATCGTGTAACAAATACTCAACCTGGAAGTCTAGCAACAAGTGGTTATGCAACTCCTGCAGATGGAAATAAAGACACAAACATAAAAGTTCCTGATGAAGGACTTAGAATTAATAAACCAACATCAAAAAATCAATCTGAAGAGTGCGCTCCAATACCACCAGGAACAACTCTTGACAAATATGGTCTTCCTTATGGAAAAGCTAATTCGTTTCAATTAAAAGATATACAAAGTGCTTCTGCTGAAGCAATAGCAAGAAATTTAACAGGAACTGCTTTTGATGACTTTGTTAAAAATGCAGTCCAAAATGGTATTAAAGCAAGATGCGAAGCAGCAAATTCTCCGATTTCTCCTTCTCAACCTGGAGCAACAAAAGAAAATGATGCTGTACATGAGCAAACAAAAGCAGACGTTGTTAGGAATGATTACTACAGCAGAAAAACTGTTTTAATGTCTCCATGCGATGCTGTTAAATCTGCTCTTAAAGCAATTCAAACTGAATTGGAAAATCTAACAAAAGATATTGATAAAGTTCTTAATGCTGCCCAATCATACGTGGATGCAGTTTCAAATTTACTTGGAAGTATTCAAGATTTGATTGCAGATTTTGCATGTAAAATTGCAAAATATATGAAAATAGTTTTCAACAAAATTATGGAATATATCTTAAAGCAAATCAATAAAGGACTAGCACCAACAATAGAACAACTTCCACCAAATCAAAGACATAGATATTTTGATATCAAGACATCTATTACAGAATTAATTACTTGTTTATACAATAAGATATCAAATAATTTGTGTGGTCTGATACAAGATATTTTAAATAAACAAATTACAAAAGAACTCCCTGAAGAAGTCGTAAAGGAAAAGAAAATAAGAATTCCTACTACTCCAATTTGTTCTGTTGAAATACTAACTGGAAATGTAATCGCATTAAATATGAACGATATGAATACTGGAATTAATGGAATTTTAGATAATGTAAATAATTTTTTAAATGATATTCAATCAGAATTGGGGATGGTTACTGATATAATAGAAGGAACGAAAAGTTTAGTTGATGGAATTAGTGGAAGTATTACGTCTGCTCTTAGTTTTGAAAATATAAAACTTAATGTTTTTGGATGTGACTTAAAACCAAACTGTGCCGCGTCAGATTATTATACGATTCAAAACGGAAGTGGTGCTGCGGAAGATCCACAACAACCAAGAGTTGCAGAAGTTGATAAAGCATCTCAAAAGAACATAACTGCAACTCAAATAACTGAAAAACCATATGCCCAACCTGGACAGAATCAGCCAGATATTCTTACTACCGTAAATCAAACTACAGATTTTATAAGATCAATATAAGAACAATAAATATCAGTAGTCAAAAAGAGATATGTCTTTTAATTTATTTGCTTCACCATCTAAAGACGATATCAGTGTTGGATACATTGATCCAACACTTGGATATGTTGATGGAGTTTCTATATGCGAAGCAAATAATTACGCAAAAGATAATCCAGGAACAACATTCATTTTTGTAGATGGAGATAATAATATTCAGTATTTGAATATTAATGAAGTAAATCGTCTTACAACAAACAATCTTGTTTCTACAGCAACTACTTGTGCAGGGATTCAAGCATATAAGGAGTGTGGTCCACCGAGGATTCAATTTTTTGGAGGGGGTGGAATAGGAGCAGTTGGAAACCCTGTAATTGGTAAAGACGGTGCTTTACTTGCAGTTGATCTTGTATATGGAGGTAATGGATATCAGTATCCTCCAATAGTAGCAGCTAAAGATGACTGTCAGTTTGGTAATGGTGCAGTTCTCACTGCAATTCTTGGCGAAACTGCTGACGAAATAGAAGTTTATGAGGGTGAAGATGATTTTGAAGAATATGAGTTATGTGAAGATACTGATGTTGGATATGGAACTGTCTATGGAAGAGATGGGGAAGAGATAGGACCTTGGGAACCAAAAACATATACTAAAATTGGCGAAGATCCTATTAAAAGAGAAATAGAAATATATCAAAGAGCATTAGAAAATCCTTTCTGGACTACAAGAAAAACTCAACCTGATAGAATCATCGCTCTCGGAGAAGAGTATTCTAATTCATATAACGCAACTCATCCCGAATGGGGTGAGTTTATGAATCAATATGCTATTTCTCCAGTGAAACCATCAGATTTAGTAGGATCTGACGAAGCTGGTAAGGTTTTTACTCTTGAATGGGAACAAAATTTTCCAATCAGCGGAGAATATATTTTTAGAGGTGTCTGCGATAACTCAGCTCAAGTTTATATTGATAATAGTTTAATCGGAGATTTGCTTTCATTTAAACAAAATCCTTCTCCTTTACAGAAAACAATTAGAGAAGGAAATCATATTATTCGTATTGATCTATTCAATGCTCCGATTGAAGAGAACGTATCAAAAACTACAACTACTTCAACAGCAACAAATCTAAATGCAAAGTTCGTTCAAAAAGGATCTAATTTTTATCTTCAGGTTGATGGATCTGGAACAGGTGAAATATCATTTGTAATGGATGTAAATGATGCCTCTTACATTGCAGGGCTTGCTGCTAAAGAAGTTAGAATACCTTCAGATAATGGAAAGGTTGCATTTAAAAGGACAACATTTCAATATAGTAATATAACAAATCTTATTCCTGAGGCACTCACTGAAGAAACTATAAAGAAATCAGGAACATTTAGTGGTGGTAAAACCTATGGTCCTATCGAAATTATAGGAGCAGCACCTGGGGCAAGAGGACCTATACCTATAAAAAACAGTTCTAATAAGTTAGCACTCAGAGATGCTGATGGTGATGATGCAAATATTAAAATTACCATCACTAAAGTATCATCAACCAGCTCTACATCTACAACCACCACAGAAAAAATAATTTCTTCAAAGTCTTGGAATCAAAATCCAGTAGGTGTTTCTATGTTGATTGAGGCACCTACACCAATTATTCCTCAAGAGCAACCACCAATACAAACTGGAAGGTGTCCGCCCAATCCTATTTGGTCTACAAGATTTCCAGGATCAGTTCAAAAATGGTATCCAGTTAGATTTACTAAAAATAATGCTTGGAGTACCTTTATGAATAGGTACGCAATTTCACCAGTTCCACCTCTTAATACTCCGGGAAGTGATACTTCCGGATCTACATTCTCAAATTCTTGGGATGTTGATTTACCTTATGCTGGATATTATGGTGTTAAAGGAACTAGAGATAATAGAGGCAGAATATTAATCGATGGAAAAGAAATATCGACGTTAGATGGATTCAATACAAATAATCCAAAATTAACAAAAGTATATCTAACGAAAGGTAAACATACGATTACAGTAGAAGTTTATAACATTCCTATTGAAACAAATTCTTCAGTAGATACTAAAATTTTTAGTACTCAAGATTGGAGAGTTCCTGCTCCTTTATCTTCAGGATCTTTATCAGCAAAATTTATTCAAGAAGGAACAAACTTTTATTTGAAGGTTGATGGATCTGGAACTGGTAAAATATCATTTGTAATGGATGTAAATGATGCTTCTTATATTGCAGGGCTTGCTGCTAAAGAAGTTCAGATTCCTTCCGATTCGGGTAAAGTAAAGTTGCAGAGAACAATATTTCAATATAGCGATATAACAAATCTTATTCCTGATGCACTCACTAAAGAAACCATAAAGGGATCTGGAACTTTTACAGGTGGAAAAAAATACGGACCTATTCAAATTATAGGAGCAGCACCTGGGGCAAGAGGACCTATACCTATAAAAAATGGTTCTAATAAACTTGCACTTAGAGATGCTGACGGTGATGATGAGAATATTAAGATTACTATTAGCAATGTTTCAGCAAGTTCTGTTAACAACGCTGTTACAAATACTTCACAGAGTCCAACAAAGAATGGAGTTAATTATGATGGACCTGAATTATTTGGATATGTTGATAGCAGGTGGAGTAAATTTATGAATGATTATTCAGTTTCTCCAAAGGTATTTACTTCTATCAACTCACCTGATGAAAGAGTAGTTGGAAAATATATATTAACTTGGAAAAATATAAATTTCCCACAAGATGGAATTTATAAATTTAATTTTCAATCAGACAATATTGCAACACTAAAAGTTGGTGGAAAAGAAATTTATAAAACATCTGATTTTAATGGCGATAAAGTTCAATATACATTTAATGCATCTGCAGGAACATATGATATTGTAATTGAGTTGGAAAATATAAGATCTTCAACAAATAAGGGAAAAGATACTACATTCTCTATTAATCCTATGGGAGTAGCCCTTTATATAAGTAAAGATGTTACTTTCTCTGATTCAAATAAAACGCCTTGGACTGATAATCCAATGGCAATATCTGCTATTTTAATCCCACCTCCATGTGCTAAAAAAATTGGAGGAAAGGGAGTTGTTAATAGGGTTATTGTAGAGGACCCAGGAAATGGATATCTGCCTGTCGAAAAACCTGGTACTGGATATCCAGTTACTCTTGTTTTAGATCAAGTAATTGTAGAAAGTCCTGGAATTAATTATCGTTGTGGGGAGGATCAAATTCAAATCACTCCCAATAATGGAGCTGCCTTAGATTACACATGTGATTCTTTTGGAAGAATCACTGAAGTTAAAGTATTAAATTCTGGAGTTGGATTTAATGCTTATCCACAAATAAGTATGCCTTCCGAAACAGGAGTAAATGCATCATTCCGTCCAGTATTTCGTATCGTTAGAGATCCTCTTCTTCCACCAGAAAAAATAATTCAGGTTACTGATCTCGTTGGTCTTAAGCAAACTGGATATGTGGATGGAAGATCATATTATGGTGCTGTTTATTATGATCAAGGTATAAGATATGCTGGATACTATAAGACTATAGGAACTCAGATTAGAGTTTATGATACTCTACAGGAGAGCATTACTGCGAAAGTTACTACAACCCCAAGTGCTATTCAGAGATCTGGTACTGATATTACAAGTAATGATCCTACACTTAACATTCCAGGAACTCCCCAATCAGCAACAGAGCAACCTTAAAATTCTATTAAATAGTACTATATTGAATTTTCAATAATGGCTACAGCCCAAAACAGTAACAATACAAAATTAACAGTTCCTTTAGGTAAAGAAGGAACATCTATTAATCAAACTGCAAAACAAAATTATACTGCTATTCGCTATGGAAATGATCATGGTTCAATTAGTTTTGGGCATATTCATAAACAAGCTGACGTAGTTGCTGATGTGATGCTTCAGGCATCTGACGGTAGACATTCTATTATTCTTGATAAAGATGGACCAAGAAAAGGATGTACTCAAATTACTTCTCCTGGACGCATATCAATCGAATCTGGGATTGATAAGAAGGAAGCAGAAGATACTCTATTCATTCATTCGTATAATGGTAACATAGATATTATTGCATCAAATGGAAAAATAAGACTTCAAGGAACTGATATTGAATTAAATGCTGTTGGTGAAGGTGGATCAAAAGGAAATATTAGAATAAATGCATCTCAAAATATTGCATTGGATGCTACAGAGATTACCATCAATGCTAAATCTTATTATAAACTAGCAACTCCAGGTACTGCAGAAATTGCTGCAAATGCTGGAATGTCTTTATATGCTTCACTCATTCGTGGAGTAAGTGATGCTGTTTGTAATAAAGATTCAAAAGTTGGTGGAAGATCAATTCAAAAGAAAAATACAAAATAAGGAGAAAAATCATGGCGTTTTTAATGGATGATAATGCAGTAGGTGGACAGATGATGGTTGGTGCTGGAACACCAAAAGCACTTGGTATTGGACCAGCAAAAATTAATGGGTCTGCATATGTTGAGGGTCCATTACAAACTGGTGCTGCAGGTGAACATAACACTTGTAAAGCAACTTTAATGGTTGGACAATTAAGGAATAAAGATGCAAAGACAATTCCATTATATTCTTTGTGGGTAAGACTTTATTCAAGGTTTCAAAGTTTTGTAAGAGTTGATTTACTTCTTAAGTCAACTTATATTGAAGCAAAAGTTATAAGAACTAAAATTCTTCAGGCATCTATTAAAAATTTTGTAATTGATCACCCAACTAAAGAGGGTAAAAAATTAGTCCATACTTGTCTCGAAGGTCCAGAAAACGGAGTTTATGTTCGCGGAAGATTGTTAAATAGGACTGAAATTGAACTACCTGAGTATTGGACTGGACTAGTTGATGAAACAACCATCACAGTATCAATTACTCCTATAGGAGCTCATCAAGACATTATTGTTAAAAGGATAGGAGATAATAAAGTTTATCTTCAAGCAAAACCTGGAGTTCCTATTAACTGTTTTTATCATATTTTTGGAACGAGAAAAGATGTACCTAGATTAATTACGGAGATTGAGGAATAATGGCTTATACATTTGAAAAGTACGGAACTTTTGCTGGTCCAGGAGTCAGTATTGAATATAGAGATAATGATGATTTCTCGGTAGAACCATTTGAGGGTTACTTTAATTTAAGTGATGTATCAATGGTTCTCGTAAATACTTCGGAATCTCCCTCAGATTATGTTTACATGCACTTAAATGGAACCAGCACATCAACCGTTACTTTGGAGAGAAACTCTGGGACTATACCAAATTTTATTGTAAATGCTGATAATTCCACTTTTAGTGGTGAAGTAAAATCGAATGGTGGAGTGCATAAACTTTCCAACAAGAAAAACTTTGATATCCCACATCCAAATAAACCTGGATGGAGACTTCGCCATACCTGTCTAGAAGGTCCTGAGAATGCTGTATATTTTAGAGGAAAGTTAAAAGATACTAATATAATAGAATTTCCAGAATATTGGAAAGGATTTGTTGACCCAGAAAGTATTACAGTTACTCTAACTCAAATAGGAACATCTCAGGATTTAATTATTGAAAAAATTGAGTTAGAGACTGGTATTAGTATAAAATCCGGAAATGCTTCAAGTATTAATTGTTATTATCTAGTACACGGAACTCGTTCGGATGGGGAAAACTTAATTGTTGAGTATGAGGGTAATTCTCCAGCAGATTATCCTGGAGATAATAGTGAATATTCTGTTGCTGGATATCATTATGATACCAAAGGGAGATAATAAATGCCGATAAACATATTATATAAGACTGGTTCGCCTGGAATCGTTACCGTAGGAACTTATACTACAAATACTGATCCAACATATGATACTTATTATTCTACACAGAATATTGATGTAGGAATTACTACCGCAACATCTGTAAATGTTTCTGGAATGATAACTTCCAGCTCTTTGAACGTTTCTGGAATGATAACTTCAAGTTCTTTGGTTGTTTCTGGAATAACAACTGTTGGACTCGGAACAACTTCATCTCCTCTAAATTCTCAACTATCATTTGAACTTACTAGTAATACTAATTTGAGAATTAAAGTTCGTGGAAGTGATGGAATTTTGAGATCTGCAAACATTACCCTCGCATGACCCTTGACTTTGGGGGATGGACCTGCTATGATACCTAGGTAATCAAGAAACGAACCAATGCAAGACGAGTACCTGACACGATGCGTGGTCGATCCCCTGAAGCGTACTGTTTATCTGTATTCTAATGAAGGTGGAGAAAAGCAAGTGTCCTGTGATACTGTTGAAGAGTTTATGAACGTGCTAGACTTTGTTCGTGCTACAGTGGATGAAGAGACTCTCTCATACGCAAATCCACTTTGAGTTCCATTTTTGGTCGAAAAAAATCCCGGCAAATTTTCTCACACGATACTTTTTTGAAAAAGTATGAATTTACACAAAATCTCATATAAAAACCTCAAAGAGGAACCAGTCAAAACAACACCAGAAAATGTAAAAGAGGCAAATGAATCCCTCTTTACTGCAAAATGGAATCTTCCTCAAGCAGCAAAACACTGCGGAATGTCACAAAAAGAAATGAAGTTGACATTCTGGGAGTATCTCAAGTATAATCCTATCACCTATAAAGGGTGATTTTTCTTGGGCGGGTAGTCCAACTGGCAGGAGACACCAAACTTAAAATTTGTACAGTGCGGGTTCGAATCCCGCTCCGCCTATTAGGAGACATTATTATAAATAACTATGGTTATGTCTTCTAAAATGATACGAAACGCATATAAATCTACCGATGCTGAATTTATTCAAGCAGTAAAATCTTCTAATTCTATTAGAGAAGCACTGATGAAATTAAATTTAAAAGCAGCAGGAGGAAATTATGAATGCTTTCATAAAAGAGTTAAAGAGTTAAATCTTTCGATAAAACACTTTACAGATCCTAAAGCGTGGAACAAAGGTAAAAAATTTGGTCCAAAAAGATCATTAGAAGAATATTTAAGTGGAGTTCCAATTCAATCTCATAAACTTAAGTTAAGACTTATCGCTGAAGGAATAAAGGAACATAAATGCGAAGATTGTGGTATAATTGAATGGAGAGGAAATCCAACTCCAATCGAATTAGATCATATAAATGGTAATCATCACGATAATCGTTTAGAAAATCTCCGTTTGTTATGTCCCAACTGCCACGCACAGACACCAACCTATCGTGGTAGAAATAAATAATCAAAAGTAGGAACATCCTATGAAGTACCGTATTGATGCAAGATATTGCTGGTACAATAGAGGAACTCAATTAGTTCTGATGTACTTTATAAATCAGGTTCCTTTTACTTTTGATGATCTTCCAGATAGTTATTTGTACGATTTGGAACTCATAGAATTAGCAGACAAAGAAAGACGCTTCGAACCAGAGGACTTATATAGATCATCATTCTATTTGATTGATGAAGAGTGTCATCCAATGTTATTTGAAGTTGAACTGGAAAACCCAGAAATGATGCCTGCTGATTAATGCCCTTGTAGCTCAGTGGTAGAGCAACGGTTTTGTAAACCGTTGGTCGCTGGTTCAAATCCGGTCGGGGGCTTTAGTTCTTATAAAACTATAAAATGAAAATCAATCTTTGGTACTGTGAATCTATGCAACAATGGCGTTGGACTTTATCTGACGACTCACGACCGATTGTGAAACAAGAATCAGGGCAGCAACCATTTCTTCGTGATGCTATGAATGATGTAGCAAATACGGTGGAATATATGTTAAAATGCAAACAAAGTGAGTAATTGGAGGCAGCAACTAGTGTCTTGGCGGATTTAGTTGTGTAAGACCTCCTTTTATAGTATAATAAATATTATTAGTCAACGCCAAGACACGATGAACGAATATTATACATACGCATATCTGCGTGAAAACGGAACTCCCTATTACATTGGTAAAGGTAAAGGAAGAAGAGTCTATAGAAAAGATAGAAGAATAAAACCACCAATAGATAAATCAAGGATTATTTTTCTCAAACAAAATCTCACTGAAGAGAAAGCATTTAAGCACGAAATTTATATGATTTCTGTGTTTGGAAGAAAAGATTTAGCAACCGGAATACTTCAAAATAGAACAAACGGTGGAGAAGGAACTTCTGGTTCTCCGAGAGTTATTAGTGATGAGCACAAAGAGAAATTGAGAAAAATTGCAAAAGGAAGAAAAGTTGGAGAAGAAACTAGAAGAAAATTAAGAGAAATTCATAAAAATAAAAAATTTTCCGAAGAATCTAGGAAAAAAATGAGTGATAGTAAAGTCGGTAGTAAATTATCAGAAGAACATAAAAATAATATATCAAAATCTCAAAAAAATAGAAATAATGAACTTTACAGAAAATATGTTTATACTTTTACTTCTCCTTCTGGCGAAACTATAATTACCACAGAAATATCAGATTTTTGTTTTAAACATAATTTAACATACTCTAAAGTTAATTATGTTGCTAGAGGGATTTATAGTCAACATAAAGGATGGAAAGTAACCAGAAAATTAAAAGATGTCAGCAAATAAGCACAAATACTCATTTTTATGAAAAGTCAGTACTACATAGAACGGGTGACAAAAAAAGAACTTGAATCACTCTTTTTAACTCATCATTACCTTAAGGATGAAAGTAAAACTTTTAAGTCTTGGTATAATTATGGACTTTTCAAACATACTGACTGGGAATGCCCTCTTAATATTGGCGGCTGTCTTGGTGGGATTGTTTTCACTAGTCTCCCAGTTCCAGAAATTGCCGTAGGTGCGTTTGGTTTAGAAAGAAATCAGCAGGAAGGAATATATGAGTTATCAAGACTTTGTATTCATCCTGATATTCAAAAAGAAGAATACAATATTACTTCTTGGTTCGTTAGTCGTTGCATAAGGAGATTTAGGAAAGATGCCACAGTTCGTGCTATTCTTAGTTACGCTGACTCTAATCACCACTCTGGAATTATATACAGAGCTTGTAATTTTCAATACTACGGTTTAACAGATTCTAAGAAAGATTTCTATTATGCCGATGGTACAAAACACTCTAGAGGGTCTGTAAAGGGTGTTGACGGTGAATGGAGATCTCGTAGCAGAAAACATAGATACTTAATGATTTTTGATAAAGAACTTCAAAAAAAGTTGACTTGGAAGGAAGAGAAGTGGTATAATAATTAGGTGTGAAGGAAGTACGCTGAAGAGACTGAGATTAATCTCAGTCTCTTTTTTCTTGTAATAAATAACTTATAACGGAAACTATAAGTGCTAATAAGATGGGTCTCTCACGTCTAGATAATTTTTTAAAGTCAGTTCGCGGAACGATTCTCTACGTTGATCCAAATAGTCTTGATGCTACAGACAGTATCGAAAATCAAGGAAATTCTCTAACTCGTCCGTTTAAGACGATTCAAAGAGCATTAATCGAGGCAGCAAGATTTTCATATCAAAGAGGATTGAATAACGATAGATTTGGTAAAACAACCATCCTTCTTTATCCTGGAGACCATGTTGTTGATAATCGTCCTGGATGGATTCCAGACGGATCAAATAATTTTAGATTGAGAAATGGTTCAACTTCTAATGATTTTCCGCCATTTGATCTAATAACAAATTTTGATGTTACTACACAAGACAATCAACTTTATAAGCTTAATAGCATTTATGGCGGTGTAATAGTTCCCCGTGGTACTTCTATTGTTGGATTGGATTTAAGAAAGACAAAGATTCGTCCAAAATACGTACCAGACCCAACAAATAATAGTATCGAAAGATCGACCATTTTTAGAATTACTGGTGGATGTTATTTCTGGCAGTTTTCTATGTTCGATGCTGATCCAAATGGACAGTGTTATATTGATTACACGAGTAACTTATTTGTTCCCAATTTTTCTCACCATAAGCTTACATGTTTTGAATATGCTGACGGCGTAAACAATGTAAGTATTAATGATGACTTTATTTCAGGATATACATCAGATCGTACTGATCTTGATATGTATTATGAAAAGGTTGGTCTTGCCTATGGGCAATCTTCTGGTCGAGCAATTGAACCAGATTATCCATCAACTGGACTTGATATTCAACCTAAGATTGATGAATATAGAATTGTTGGTCCAACAGGAGGTTCTGTAGGAATCACAAGCATTAAGGCAGGTAATGGTGTAACTCCTACGACAATAGTCACAGTAACAACATCTTCTTCGGTTGATGGTTTAGATGTAGATACTTCATTCCGTATTCAAGGAATTTCTGTAACTGGATATAATGGGCAATTTACAGTTTCTGAAAAATTAAGTGATACGCAATTTACATATCAAGTTCAGAATGCACCAGCATCTGCATTACCAAGTGTAGCAGGAGCAACGTTATCTCTAAGTTCAGATACAGTTGCTTCAGCATCTCCATACATTTTCAATATTTCTTTACGTTCTGTTTATGGAATGTGTGGTGTTCTTGCTGATGGTGATAAAGCTTCTGGATTTAAATCAGTTGTTATTGCGCAATTCACTGGAATTGGATTGCAAAAAGATGATAATGCTTTTGTAGTTTATAACTCAAGCACTGGACAGTATGATGATACTACAGTTGCTGGAAATGAGACAATCAGTAATAACTCAAGAGCAATCTTTAAACCTTCATATCGAAATTTCCATATTAAAGCAATTAATGATGCATTTATTCAGAATGTTTCTATCTTCGCAATTGGATATGCAGAACATTTTGCGGTAGAAAGTGGTGGAGACTTTTCCGTAACTAACTCAAACTCAAACTTTGGCGCAAAGGCACTTGTTGCAACAGGTTTCAGAAGAAATGCTTTCCCACAAGACGATCAAGGATATATTACTCACATTATTCCGCCAAAAGAAGTTTCAATAACAGAAACCGCGATTGAATTTAATTCGATTGATGTAAGCAGAACTGTTGGCGTTGCATCAACTGGAAATCTTTATCTTTATAACCAAACAAACTTTGATGTTCCACCTGAAAATGTTTTAGAAGGATATCGAATTGGTGCGAGAGAAAATGACCAGTTAAAAGTTTTAATTTCAACTGCTGGAATTGTAACTGAATTCACTTCTCGTATCGTAATGCCTGGTTCTCAATCCAGTTCTGAGAAAAGATTTTATGTAAACAGAAATGCTGTTGGTATTAATAGTATTAGTAATAATACCTTCACATTAACACAAAATCATACTCTATTCAATGGAGAATCAATTCGTATTATAAGTGATACCGGACAAATTCCCGATGGATTATCTCCAAATACTGTTTACTATGCAATTACAAGTGATAATACTTCAAGTGGACTAACAACTACTTCTCAAATTAAAGTTGCAAAAACAAAAAATGATGCAGTAAATGCTACTGCGATTTCAGTTAACAACAAAGGTGGTCTTTTAAGTATTGTAAGTAGAGTTTCTGATAAAGATTCTGGTGATATTGGACACCCAATTCAATATGATTCCACTAATTCTCAATGGTATATTAAGGTAGCAGCTGCAGCAACTGAAAACTCAATATATTCTCGTGTTGTAAGTCTAGGAACAGCATTGCTCGGAGCAGCAACACCAAGAACCTATATTACACGTAAACAAGATAATAGAAGTTCAACAGACACTATCTACCGTGTTAGATATGTAATTCCACAATCCACAGGTTCGGTTGCCGCAAGACCTCCGAGTGATGGATTTATTCTTCAAGAATCTAATACATCAATTGGATCAACAAACGGAGAAATTCAAACATACTTCGGCAGTGGATCTATTACAAATGTAAATCAACAAAGAAACTTTAGATTTATTGCTGGAGCAAACTGGTCTGGTTCTGTTGCAAATATAACCACAGAACTTCCACACAATTTATCTGTTGGTTCTATTGTTGAACTTGTAAATGTTAAAAGTTCAACAAACCCAACAGCAGCAAGCAATTCTGGATTCAACGGAACTTATGTTGTTAGCGGAATTAGTAGTTCAAAGAATTTCTCTGTAGGACTTACTACAAATCCAGGAACATTTTCTAACGATACTTCTTCAAGGACAACTGCTCTTCCATATTTTAAGAGAAAGAATTATAAAAATACATACTATGTTTATAGAAATCAAGAAGCACAAAAGTATATTAGTGGGCAGCAAGACGGTATCTATTACCTAACTCTTGTTAATTCATCAAATTCACCAATAGTTACACCATTTACTCAAGAAAAATATGCACAACCAGTAAAAGAACTTTATCCACAAATTAATCGCGACAATCCAGTTTCTGATCCAGACGAAACAACTTGTTTTGCATCATCATCGACAATCGGAGAAGTTGTTGTTGATGATGTCCGTAAGAGTGTCACGAAAGAAACTCTTTCTAAAGTTCTAAAAGATATTGATGTTGGAGTTGGAATTACAAATATTGTTACAGGAACTGCAACAACTCATACAATCTACACTGCGATTGATCATGGTCTTAATAGAATTACCACAGTCAGTATCGGAAATAGTGGTGCTGGATATGGTTCTGGTTCTGGAGGTACTCTTTATAATGCCAGACTTGTAGGATTTGCAGGTTCTACAACAGGATTTAACGCAACCGCAAAATTAACCTTAAATGCATCAGGAAATATTACTGATGTTAAGATTATGGACGGTGGTAGTGCATATGGTATTGGTAATACTCTTGCTGTTGTTGGGGTTGCAACCACAACTGGTTATTCGCAAGCATATGTAACGGTTACTCAAGTTTATAATAATGTTGGAGATACAGTCAGAGTTTCTGGAGTATCTTCAATTGCATATCAACCATTTAATGATCTTTACAGAATTACAAACGTTGCTGTAGGTGCCGCAAATAGTTTCACAGTATCCTCAGCATCTTCAATTTCAGTTGGTTCTGCAACAGGAATTGGCGCAACGATTACATCAAATGCATTTGTTTATCTTACAGGAGAAGCAATTCGTATTAGTGCATTAACTTATGATAGAAACGCTGGAATTGCAACTGTTACTACAGTAAACAGACATGGATTAAAGGTTGATAATAAAGTTCGCTTTACTGGCGCAAATGAAAGTGTTTATAATGGCGATTTTGTTGTTAAACAAAACATTAGCTTGAATTCATTCTCTGTTACTGTTGGTGTCGGCACAACTGCACCTGCAGCAACAGGAACACTATATGCATATAGAGGTGGTGTAACATCCAATAGTGGAGTGATTACCAGAGAAGATGAAAATCTGAATGGTAGAATGATCACAAATTATGCAGGAATTACTACTACACTATCCGCACTTATTGCCGATGCAACCATAGATCAAATTAACATTCAAGGAGTTGGTAACCTTGATATTAATATTGGAGATTACTTGCAGATTGATGATGAAATTGTAAGAGTAAAAACAACTGTACCAAGCACACCAACAAACCCAATTTATGTTTTCCGTGGAGTTCTTGGAACTAGGGCAGTTGCGCACGTAATCAACTCTGTTGTAAGAAGAATCGCAGTAAATCCAGTCGAACTTCGTAGACATTCAATTATTCGTGCATCAGGTCACACTTTTGAATACGTTGGATTTGGTCCAGGAAACTATTCCACTGCATTCCCAGACAAGCAAGATCGTCAGATTTCTGCTACGGAAGAACTTTTGGCTCAATCAACCAGAAGAGATGGTGGAATTAATTTCTATACTGGAATGAATGATAAGGGTATTTCATACTCTGGTAATAAGAAGCTAAGCACAGTCACAGGTCAAGAAGAGATTTTTGATACTCCCATTCAAACAATTACTGGTGAAGATATTGGTTCCTTACCATCTCTGAATGTTATCAATCCTGTTGAAGGATCATTTAGTCGTTCAATTCGTGTTGAAGGTGGTTCTGATAACAAATCAATTTCGGAATTTAATGGTCCTGTAGTATTCAGTAACAAGGTAACTTCAACTGCATCTGGCGGTATTGAAGCAAATGTAATTTTCTTGCAGGGAGATTCAACTGTTTCCAGAAGATATACTGTTGGAATCTCAACACCTTCTCTCGCAGGTAACCCAGGAGACGTAATTTATTATGAAAGACCAACTAGAGGTGGTTATCTTGGATGGGTCTATACGGCAGATAATGATTGGTATCGTTTCGGTCCTGTAAGTCTTGATAAGAACTCAAATATTGGTTTATTTGATCAAGTTGGAATTGCAACCACAGGTCCTGCAACAAATCGTCTTCAAATTGGATCAGGATCTTCTCTTGTTGCGATTACTACAACTGGTGGTGTTGGTATTGCGACTACTGCAAACCAATTTAAACTTCATGTAAATGGTAACACTAATATTATAGGTACGTGCTATGCATCTTATTTTGCTGGAGATGGAAGTGCTTTAACAAACCTAAATGCAAGCGCGACTGGTTGGACTAACATATCTGGTGGACTTTATAACACTAATTTAAATAACGTTGGTATAGGTACATCAGTTCCAAGATTTAACTTGGAAGTTGGTGCAGTTGGATCTTCTTCCACAACATTATATGTAAATGGTAGAGCAGTATTTGCGGGAATTGTTACTGCGAATAATGCATTTGTAAGTGGAATGTTAACTGCGACTGCATTTGATCTTAAAGCAGCTGCTGGACAAATTACTGCTGGTATAGTCACTGCCACTACATTATCTGTTGGTAGTAATGGAATTACTCTCACAACTAGTGGTGCATCAGTTGGTGTAGGTACACTCTCACCAAGAACAAAATTTGATGTTGAGGGATTAACAAGACTAAAAACATATGCAGAATCAGTTCAAACTGTTTCAAGTTCTTTCAATGTTGTTACTTTAGACCTTTCACAATCACAAACATTTAATCTGACTGTGACTGAAGCGATTAATCAATTTACAATTACAAACCCACCAGCAGATTCAAGTTCATTCACGATTAAAATCACACAAAATGCGACTGGTGGATATGCGGTTGGAATTGATACATTTAAAACTTCTGGAGGTGTAGATATTCCGGTTTACTGGCCAGCTGGTGGGGTTTTACCAATCGTAACACCAACAGCAAACAGATCAGATATCTATTCATTCAAGACATTTGATAGTGGTTCAACATGGTACGGAGTGGTTGTTGGACAAAACTTTAACTAAAGGAGTTTAAGATGTTAAGCAAACAAACTACATTAGATCTTAACGGTCCTTTTCTATCGTTTGTCCAACAACCAACTTCAGTATCTGTTGCAAACTCTGGAATTGCAACGTTTATTGGAGTTGCAACAGCAACATTTCCAACTCAATCTCCAATAAATCCAGCATCAAACAGTGGATATATTTCTTATCAATGGTACGAATCAGATCAAGCATTAACAGATAATGCAAATATAACTGGTTCTGCTACAACAACTCTTACGGTTTCTAACATCGTAAGTCCAACTGATAATGGTCGGTCATTCTATCTGCAAGCAGACTATGTTGCTTCTGCATATGGACAATCACCAATTACAGTTGGAACTGCAAGGTCTACAGGTAACGCAGTAAATGACCCTATCAGCACAAATTCTGTTTCATTAACAGTTTATCCTTTAGTTTCAGTTACAACACAACCAACATCACAAACTGCATCTCAAACAAGAACTGCAACATTTACTGTAAGTGGAACGTCAAATGATGGATCTGCCGTCACATACCAATGGTATATTAATAACGTTGCAGTTAATAATGGATCAAACTCTATTAGTGGAGCAATTTTCACTGTTTCTGGAGCAACATCACAAACTCTCTCTGCATCTGGAGATACTATAGGAACATATAATATTACCGCAAAAATCTTCCATCCAACAGCAAGTAATTCTCCAGTAACAAGTAACACTGCGATCTTTTCAGTTGTTTCTGCAAGGCAAATTATTAGTGTAGAACTTGTTCCAGGAAATGGTGGTAATGCAACATTATATACATGGAATCTTTTTAGTCAAGGGCAATTTAGCATTGGTCCCGGAGAAGTACCTGCACCAAATATCATGTCTTTTTATGCTTCAGAAACTGATCTTGACGTTTTTATTGATATTTCTGCAAATGCTGGATCAGATTATGGTAGTTATAAAGGTGGGCACGGTGGAATGTCTACGATTAGACTAACACTTCAAAAAAATATAGAATATGTGATCACCTCTATAGCTCAGGTTAATGCTGGAAGTGGAATTTTCTTCTACAGAAAATCGAGATTAATTGCATGTGTTGGTGGTGGAGGGAATGCTGGATCTGCAGGAAATGGTGGCGATGGTGGTGGAGTGAATGTCGCAGGTGCAGATGGTTCTGGTAGAGGTGCTGGAACTGGTGGTTCGCTATATCTTCCAGGCACATTACCTTCCAATGGTATTTTTGGATCTATTACTGCTATTACTCCTAAAGCAGGAGACACTCAAGCATCTGCTCCTAATGGTGGTAGATGTATTCCTTGTCCTAGGGGAGATTATTGGTATAATCTTGGATATAGTGCTTGTTCTGATCTTGGTGATATTCAGTTTCGTGTTGCGAATGGTAGTCTAAGCTCAAATACTGCAGTTGTATCCAGAGGATTTAAAGCGGGTTATGGTATTCGTAATACTGCAGGTGCTGGTTTAAGTGGTGGTGGAAATGGTGGAAATGGTGCTACTGGTGGAAATGGCGGAAATGGTGGTGGAGGAGGTGGAGGAGGATCTGGATATACTGATGGATCTGTGACTGTAGTTTCTACTCGCCAAGGTGGAAATACAACCACAGGAAGAATTATAATTAGAAGTGCTATCTAACTAAATAATAATAACTAACAGGTTGGCGCTCTCCACCTATGGCTATTAATAAGGCTTTTGTAGTCAAGAATTCTTTAGAGGTTAATCAGAAACTTATCCTTGCCGATGCTACAACTGGTAGAGTAGGTATCGGCACTTCTCAACCAAAGTATTTGCTTGATGTTGCAGGTGGTATTGGTGTAACTGATATTTACGCAGTAGGTGTTGCGACATTTACTGGAAGATTAAATGTAGGAACTGGTGGAACAGTAATAACTGCATTAGGTACTGGTTTAATCGGTGTTGGAACAATAAATCCAGTTTATCTATTAGATGTTCGTTCTCCAGTTTCTATAGGGCAAACTGCACTTTATGTTAGAGGTGATGCAAGAATTACTGGAGATTTAGTCGTTGAAGATGATTTAATTCTTGATGAAATTACAACACGCAATATTAATGTTACTGGTGTTTCAACATTTAGTGCTGGACCGGTAATTATTGGTGCTGCTACATCAACAGGAACCGCATCACAAACACTTCAAGTTACTGGTGGTGGTTATGTTTCTGGTTCTGTTGGTATTGGTGTTACTAATCCAGTGGCAACATTAGATGTTGGTGGAAATATAAAACTTGGTGCTAATAATGTTATTTGGGGACTAAATCAAAGCACTAATTATTTACGTTTATATAACACTTCAACTAATGGGGTTGATTTATTTTCATCTAGTGTATTAACTTTCAATACTAATTCACTAGAAAGAGCAAGATTTGATGCTGGTGGCAATTTCTTAGTTGGCTCAGCAAGCACAACAGGAACAGCATCACAACCACTTCAAGTCACTGGTGGTGGTTATATTTCTGGTTCTGTTGGTATTGGAACCACAAACCCACAAGGAAAACTTCATGTTCAGGATGGAACTATTGTATCATACAATGGTCCATTAGGAGGAATAACGACTGCAATACAATTATTTCCATCTACATTATCCAATACTTCTGGAACTGGACAAAGAATTGAATTTAGAACTGATGTACTTTCTGGTTATATTGAAGGTGTAAGGGATACTGCAGGTGGTCCCACCGTGTCTATGAGACTTGGAACCTATGGTGGTGAAGCAATAAGAATTTTAGGAACAGGTAATGTTGGTATTGGATCTACTATACCCCAAGTTAGATTAGATGTTGTAGGAAATGCTGCAATTAGTGGATTTGCAACAATTTCTGCATTAGGAGTTAGTGGAATAACCACTACAAGAAATCTTCAAGTAATTGGCGTATCAACATTAGGAACTGTTCAAGTTTCTTCAGGAATTGTTACGGCATCTGCAGGTATTGTTACATATTATGGTGATGGATCTAAATTAACAGGTGTAATTGCATCTGGTGGAGGTACAATCGGTGTTCGTTCTGAGGGTTCTTATGTTGGTGGTGGAGTTACAACTCTTGATTTTAAAACAACAACAGGAACAAACGTCGCAGTAAGTGCGCCAGTTTCTGGTGTTTCAACTGTTACAATACAACCCGGGGTATCACTTGGACTTGCAATCGCTTTAGGCGGTTAATAAATAACACTAACACATAAAGAACAATGGCAGAGTCATTTACAAACGCACTTAGAAAAGCAGTAGGAGTGGTAACAACCAGTTCTTCAGGTTCAATTGGTGTCAATGCAACAACAATTACTGGAATTTCAACCGCAGGAGTTGCAGTTGGATACCTTGTAGATAATGGAAACTTTATTGGTGGATCAAGAGTTTCTGTAGTTGGGGTATCTCAAGTTACTGTTGATAGCACTTCAACAAATACTACAGCAACATCTTCACAGGTAGTTAATTTTGTTGGTCTTACTACAGTTTATGCATCAACGGGACAGAAGAGTATTTTGATTGGTGGTACTTTAGCAAACAATACAACTAATCAGGTTTCTGCGACTGTTCAAATATCAAGTGGTTCAACAAGTTATAACTTACTTTATAAAGTTCCTATACCTGCAGGAAGTTCTGTTGTTATTAGTGATGCTGGTAAAACACTTTTAGCTTCAAATGATGAAATTCGTGTCGGATCAAGTGTCGCAAGTTCTCTTGATGTGACTCTTGCGATTTTACAAGGAGTTAGCTAATGACTGCAAAATACGGTTATATTGGATACGGTCCCGATACATCTCCAATTGTTGTTGCAAAACAAGTATTTTCTCCAACAGGAGTTCAGACGAATTTCACATTCGCTGCAGGATATCAAATTGGATATATTGATTTATATTTGAATGGCGCAAAGCAGATTGAAGGTCAAGATTTTAATGCAACCGATACTTCAACGGTAAGTTTAATATCTCCAGCTCAAAGTGGTGATGTTGTTGAATTAGTAGCATATAAAGCATACAATCTTGCTGCTCCAAGTTCTGTTGGTAATTTTACTGTTGGCGGAAATCTTACTGTTACTGGTAATGAAACAGTAACAACACTTGCAGCAACAAGTTCTGTTGGTATCGGTACTACTTTCACTGTATTTTCAACACCACCATATCAATTAACAGTTACTGCTCCAGGTGCAATACCAACACCAGCACTTTCTTATTGTGTTGCTGATTTTACAAATAATATTAATGGATATTCTCAGGTTAATATCCGAAATGCAAATACAAGTTTTAATGCATCCGGTGATTTAGTAATTACAACTGATAATGGTACTGATACTACTAACTTTATTGATTTAGGTATTAATAATACCGGTTTTAATACTTCAACATGGACAGTGAATGGTGCATTAGACGGATACTTATATTCCTCAAATACTAACTTTTCAATCGGTGTAGGACTACCAAACCGCTATCTTTCATTCTTTACTGGTGGAACACTAGCAGCAAACGAAAGAATGCGAATTACTGATACTGGTGTTAGTATAGGTTCAACAACTACAACAGGAACAGCATCACAACCACTTCAAGTTACTGGTGGTGCTTATTTTTCTGGAGTTGGAACCACTCCTGGAAGTATTGGTGTAGGCATTACTCTTCCTCAAGGTGGTATTGATATTCGTACTTCTCCGCAATGGAGTACTTTTAACTATGGTGCAAATCTTATTCTTGGTGGATCAAGAAATAATGGACTTGGTATTTTAGATTTTAGTAATAGTAATCCATGGGCAATTGTTAATGGAAGTGGTACATTAGTAATTGCCGCAATGCCTTCTTTGGGAGATACTACTAGTGCTGCTAATAGTGGAATTTTCAATATTCAAAGAAACGGAAATATATTAATAGGGACTGGTTCTTCAACAGGAACCGCATCACAACCACTTCAAGTTACTGGTGGTGCTTATGTAAGTGGTAATGTTGGAGTTGGAACCACAAATCCAACATCAACTCTACAAATTACTGGAGGAGATTCAAGATTTGGTGGTGTTATAGAGACCGTTTCAACAGCAACGACATATACTTCTACATCTGGTGCATTAGTTGTTGAGATGGATGTGAGAAGGGCAACAACTTATACGTATACAATACCAACTAATGCTAATATTGGTATTGTTTCATTCAGGAATATGCCTGCACAAACAAATAATCCAAGCGGAACAACTATTACATTAATTGCCACTCAAAATGCTGCAGGAAGTGCAAATACAACTGCTGGAACAGGTATTGGAACAAATATTACTGTTAATGGTTATGAAAATGGTGTAGCAGTCGCAGGTATTTCAACTAGAGCACTTGTGAGTGCTGGGTCTACTATTACACTTTCGACATCTGGTAGTGATAGAGATTTTATTTCTTTCTTTATCAATTATACGGGCGGTACAAATACAAGTGCTGCAAGTTATCAAGTTTATGCTACGAGAAATGGTGGATTTAGGTAAGGGGTAAGTTATGTCTCCAATTTTTACTGGATCAAAGATTGGATTTAGTCGAAATCCTATCACACCATTTGGTCTCACTTCACCCACAACAATTTACACATTTGATAATACAGATGTTGCAACTATTGGAAGTTTTGGAACTTTATCAGTTTCTGGGACATATACAGCAACCTCTTCAACTGGAGCAAATGCATCAAACACTTATTTGAGAAGCAATGCAGTATACTTTACATATTCAGCACCTTCGGTAATTACAGTTGAACAAACTTTATATGTAACTGGAAATTTAAGAGGATCAACTGCCTCATATGTTGATGCTGGATGGGCAATGGGAATATCAAATAGTCTAGGATCTACTACAGGTGTTATAGCAGCAGCAGTTCAACTTTGCAGTAATGGTATTATATTTTGGGTTAATGGTTTAGAATCACATACTTTATCGAAAACAATAAATTTAAATGATCCTATCGCAATCAGAATAGAAAAAAACGGAACTAGTTATACTGCTAGATATGCATTTTCTGATGGAACAACCAGTAAAACTACCACCTCTACTAGTGCTACAGCAGCATCGTATCTTTCATTTGGTGGGTATGGTCCAGTTTATAGTAGTGTAACTGGATATTGGGGACAATCTGCGGCAAAAAATACTGCTTCAATTGATGACCCAATGCAATTGATTAATAAAAGATTTATTAATTATATTTAAATTGATTTTTTAATCTCTTATTTATTTTTACCATAAATAACTAAAAAAGTAATACTATGGCAATAGGTAATCCCGTATCACTCACGGGTAATATTTCATCAAAATCTATAAGTGTTACTGCTACTGCTGGACAAACTCTCTTTATCGTTACTGGTGGATATAGAGTTAATCAGTTAGAAGTATATAAAAATGGTGTTTGTTTAATTGATAGTTCAGATTATAGTGCTCGTGATGGATCATCTGTAACTTTACTCTCTGCAGCAAATGCAGGAGACGTGATTGAATTTCGTATTTTCGATACATTCCGCGCTGCTGATGTAGTTAGTGCGAACGATCCAAGTGTAAATTTTGCAGGAAATCTTGGTGTTGGTGGAACTGTAACAGCAAGTAATTTTTCAGGCAATGGTTCAAGTCTTACCAATGTTAACTCTGGTTTTGGTATTCCTGTAAATGATGCAGATAGATTATTCAATTATGTTTCAGCATCATCCACAGTAACTGCAAATCTTGTTCTAGATACAACTAATGCAGGATTAAGTAGTTCGTATGTTTTTACAGTGTCTCCAACTATTACTGTTGCATCTGGTATTGGAGTCACCGTACAAACTGGCAAAACTCTTATAATTGATGTACTAAAAATAGAATAGGAGATACTTAATGTCAAAAATTACTGCAAGTTCTATTACTGGACTAACAGGAGCACCTAATTTTACAAATGGAGCAGTAGTAACTGGTGTTATTACTTCCACTACTTTTAGTGGTATTACAACATCGCTTAATGTAACAAATCCAAGCATCGGAATTGGTTTTACAACTACACCATCCGATACTTTTGCAGATGGTGATGGAATTGTAATTTATGGAACAACTAATAAAACTTTAACGTATAGTAATACGAAAAAAGCATTTGAGTCAAATATTCCTTTTGCAACAAATGAAAGTAGATTTATTACTGGCGCAGAAAAGATAACATTAATTAGCGGAAACACTGTAAATTTAAGTTATAATTCATCTTCATCGAATGTAGGATATTGTAGCAATCCAACAGGAGATATTACATTAAATGTAACTGGTATTCCAACAACATCCGACTTTGATAATCATGCAGTTACTTTTACTGTGATTGTTAATTCTACAGGAACTGCAAGAACTTGCACCGCAGTTAATTTGAACGGAGTTTCAAGACCTATTCGTTGGTATAATGGTTCTCTTTCTGCATCTCTTTCTGGAGTTGCAAATACAATAGCGCAAACAATCTTCAGTTTTACTGGAATTAATACAGTTGGATCTGCATCAACAACTTCTAATTATATTGTTCTAGGTAACATTAGTGGGGGATATTGGTAATTATGGCTCCTATATTATCAAGGTTCTCTAATATTGGCGGTGGTACTGGTGGATTTGGATTTGGAAACATAAAAAGCAACTTTTCAGTATTTGCAACAGGATCTTATGCAACTTCCATTCCAGGAAATGGGTATATTTATTATTTTTTTACAGGACCTGGAAGTTTTAATGTAACTTCTGGTGCGAGGTCTGTTGATTATGTTGTTGTTGGTGGTGGTGGAGGTGCTGGAAGTACATTTGATAATTGGGCTGGTGGTGGAGGTGGAGCGGGTGGATTTAGAACAGGAAATATGTTTCTCCTAGTTGGTACTTATCCAGTTACTGTTGGTGCTGGAAGTGCATCAAATACTCCAGGAAATCCTTCCACATTTAATAATATAACTTCTACTGGTGGTGGAAACGGAGGTCCTGGAACTGCAAGTCCCACCCCCGGAGGGTCTGGAGGATGTGGTGGTGGAGGTGCTACTAGTGGTTCAGGAGGGATAGGAAATACTCCAGCAACTACTCCCAGTCAAGGTAATCCAGGATTTTCTTGCGTAACTCCCGGAACTGGATGGCCAAGTGGTGGTGGAGGTGGTGCAGGAACAGGAGGACCTGCTACCCAAACTCCCGGTGGAAATGGTTTAGCAGCATTTTCTGGAGATACTGGTGTTCCAGCTTCTTATGGATCTCCAGGACCAACTCCAGGCAGATGGTTTGCTGGTGGAGGTTCTGGGTATCCTGGAACTGGCGGTGTTGGTGGTGGTGGAAATAGTCCTGGTGTAAGTGGATCCACCAATACAGGAGGTGGTGGAGGTAGTGCGTGGCCGAGTGGAGCAGGAGCCACCATACCTGGAGGATCTGGTGGTCCTGGAATAGTTATCATTCGTTACTTAGCATAAATATTTAAAAACTATACGAAAATGTCGCAACTACAAGTTGACAGAATTATTAACAATGCAGGAACTGGTGCTCCAACTTGCCCTAGTGGATTAGTTGTATCAAGCGCATCAACTGTCGGATTTGCTTTAACAGTGACTGGTAATTTAAACGTAACAGGAAGTATTCCTAAAGCAGTTGCGTTTTCTATCGCATTAGGAGTATAAAAAAATGGTATCCACAAATACAACATATAGAATTTTTACTGAAAAAATGGGAGCAACCGATCCAACACTTTTTGTTGGAGATGAAGGAGAGATTTTTTATAATCCTTTAGATGGAAATATTAGATATTCCAATGGAGTAATTCCTGGTGGAATAAACAAGCAAACATCAATGATTGCATTTTCTGTTGCTTTTGGTATATAAACCAATAAAGAGAATAAATAACCTTAACGAACAAAGTTTTCTCAGATGGCAAAAAAATTAAGATATAACTACACATTTACTCCAGCAACTAATACAGTTGTATTAAATGGGTATACTGATGCGAAAAGATTGCTATTAATTACGAATACAAAAAATAATACAATCATTTATAATTTTGCAGATACTTCTTTAACTGCGACTTCGGTATCATATAGTGCAGTAACAGATACTACAACTATTGTATTATCATATAACTGCTCTTCAATGCTTTCTACTGATCCTCTACAAATCTTTACAGAAGAGGATTCAGTAGCATTTTCTCCAGGAGAAGTTCTTCAAGATCCTGTTAATAAATTCCGCACATCACAGCCACAGGCACTGATTGATACTGACTTTGAATATGGAATTCAGACAACTAAGTGGGAAAACTTAGCAGCAGTCAATAATCGCCCATTTGCATTCCCTTCTTCATTTGGTATTGTACCTGTTAATACCATTACCATTCCAACAAACTCAAGAACAGTAACTGTTGGATTAGCAACTGCTGCACCAGGTATTGGATCAGCAATCTATGTTCAGGATGCGATCTTAAATATTGCAAATGGAAATTTTGTTGTAGAAAGCAATAGTGGCGCAGGAAACACAATTTTTACATATACTGCGAGAGCAACCAATACTACAGCAATCACTAACATATTTGATCCAACTAAAACGGGTATTTACTCAGGCACAACTTACACTGGTGCTGCGATTGGAGGTGCTCCAACATTCGTTACGACTACAGTTGGAACTGCGGTTACGGTTACCACAACTATTCCACATGGTCTAGCACTTGGAAGTGAAGTTGCTATTGTTGGATCTTCAAGAACAGAAGCTAATGGTTCATTTGTTGTTTCCACAATCAATAACAACACCACGTTTACATGTTACTCAAACTTTGCACCAGCAGCAAACCCAACTGGCGGTCTTGTTTATGTAAGACCAAGAGCTCAATTCTTACATCGTCCATTTGATGGTGGAGTTATTTTCTCATCTAATGCAGTTGCTAACTATGAAACAGCAACAAGACAGACCAGAAGATATTTCCGTTATCAATCAGGTAAAGGTATTCAGATCAGTTCAGGTACAATTCTGAAGCCAAACCTACAAATTGATAGCCTAACTTCATCAGGAACGACAGTTACTGTTCAAACAAAAGAGCAACACAATATTCAAGCAGCAATTCCAGGAACAACAGTCACAATTTCTGGTGCAAATGAGTCTGCATATAATGGTACTTTTGCTATTACATCCGTCACAGGATATAATACCTTCCAATATACTGCACTAACTACTCCTTCATCATCTGTTGCATCGGGCATGTATTATTGCTCAGTCTCCGGTTGGTATGGGTGTTCTAATCGTTTGGGTGCATTTGATTCTCAGAATGGAGTATTCTTTGAATTTGATGGACAAACTCTTTATGCAGTTCGTCGCTCTTCTACTTTCCAAATTGCAGGTAAAGTTTCAGTCACAAATGGATCCGCAACAGTCACTCAAACAAATGCAGCATTCCCAACATATTTTACCAAACAATTAAATATTGGTGATTATATTGTTCTTCGTGGTCAATCATATCGTATTGCTGATATTGCAAGCGATACTTCACTAACTATCACTCCAGGATATCGTGGAACATCTGCAGATTATGTGATTGCTTCAGAAACAGTTGATGTTAGAATTCCACAATCGCAATGGAATCTTGATAGATGTGATGGAACTGGTCCATCTGGATTTAATTTGGATCTCACCAAGATGCAAATGTTTTATATTGATTATTCTTGGTATGGTGCAGGATTTATTCGTTGGGGATTTAGAGGAACGAATGGAGATGTTATTTACTGCCATAAGGCACCAAATAACAATGTTAATACAGAAGCATACATGCGTTCTGGTAACTTACCAGCACGTTACGAAAGCGAAAGTCGCCCTCCAATAACATATCTAACTTCAACGCTCAGCAATACTGCTACAACTGTTGGCGTTGCATCTACTGCAGGATTCCCAACTTCGGGAACACTTGTTATTCGTAATGCTGGTACTTATGAATATGTCAATTATTCAGGACTTACTACAAATAGTTTCACAGGACTGACAAGAGCAAGATCCGGAATTTTAACTTCATTACCTTTAACTGTTGCAGCTGGTTCAAACGTAGCAATTGGAAGCACTGCTAATCTTCAAGTCGGTCAAAGAATTATTAATGGATTCCCTAACGGAACTTATATTAGTTTTATTGGGAATGGTACAATTACTGCAAGTCAGGCAGCAACATCAACAAACCCATCAGTAATTGTTCCTCCGATGGGTGCAGTTGGTCTTGGAACAACATTTACATATTCTGCTTCCGACCCAGTAGCGATTGAACTTGCATATCCAACCTATGGTCCTTCAATTTCTCACTGGGGAACATCAGTTATTATGGATGGAAGATTTGATGACGACAAATCTCTGATCTTTACTTATGGTCAGACAGGTACAACTAACATTGCATCTGGTGCATCAAGAGCACTTTTCTCCATTCGTGTCGCACCTTCAATTGATAATGGCGTTACTGGTGCATTTGGTGCTAGAGAACTGATTAACAGAATGCAATTGAAGTTAGTTGCACTTGATATTTCTGTTGTTGGTGTTACTACTGGTTCTCTACTTGTTCGTGCATATCTAAACGGATCTCCATCATCAGCAACCAACTGGACAAATGCTGTCGGCAACGCAGCAAACAGTGTAAATTCATCTCTTGCACAAATTGCCGACTATGGTGGTGGTAGCACTACCATTTCTGGTGGTGAGGTCACTGCTGGATTCTTCGTTGGTTCAGGTGCAAACTCTATTGATCTTTCTAACGTTCGTGATTTGGGTAACAGTATTCTCGGTGGAGGTGGTGCAACCGCAAATACTCAAATTTATCCTGATGGACCAGACACACTTACGATTGTTGCTACAAACTTAAGTGCTGGATCAGTTAATGTTGCGGGAAGATTGTCCTGGACTGAAGCACAAGCATAATAAATACTAAAAAGTATCCAGAGATATGTCACAGTTAAATGTTGATTTAATCAAAAACAGAGCAGGAACTGGTGGTCCAACTCTTTCTGCTTTAACTGTGACTGATGGTGTGGTTGTTGGTGGTGCATTGACTGTAACTGGAAACCTTACAGTCAATGGTACGCAAACGATTGTTAATACTACTGTACTGGATGTAAAAGATACCAATATTGGTATTGGATCTACATCCAGTCCAAATGATGCATGGATCAATGGTGGTGGTTTAACATTTTATGGGACCACCAATAAAACTATTACATGGAATCAAAGCTCTGATGATTTTACGTTTAGTAATGGTATTGATATTAAAGGTGCTGTAGAAACAGTATCAGTTGCTACTACAATTGGTATTGCAGGAACAAATAGAATTGTATTGGAATGTGATGCAAGAAATGGTACTGTTTTTACTCATGATCTAACAAATGGAATTGTTGGAATTACCTCTCTTAAGAATTTTCCAGTAACCAAAAATTCAGCAACTACATATACAGTTATTTTCACGCAAAATGCAACAGGAACTGGAAATACAACTGCAGCAACTGGAATTACAACAAATATATTTCTAACTCCTTATGGAGTATCTGGATTCACAACAACCTCTAAAGTTTCGGCAGCATCTACAATTACTCTCTCATCAGTTTCTCTTGATGTTGATATTGTAAGCTTTATGGTTCATTACAATGGTTCTGGTACTGGTAATGTAAATAACTACAAGGTTTATGCAACAAATAGTGGATTCTTTAGGTATTGATAAGAATTAGGAGAAATTATTGTGGCACCATTTTTTACTGGGGTTTCGAGAAGTCTAAGTAGTTTTGCATCTAATAATTCATTTGTTGCAACTGGTGGAAATGTTGTAGAAATTTTTACTGATGTTAATGGCGTAAGATGGAAGGTTCATATTTTCACTTCTTCTGGAAATTTTACCATAGTTTCATTAGGAATTTCTGGAGTAACTAGACCTACTTCGCTCACATCTTTAGTTGTTGCTGGAGGAGGAGGTGGTGGTAGAGATGGTGGTGCAGGTGGTGGTGGCGGTGGAGTAATAGAAACAGTACATCCAATATCATCAATATCTCCATACTTAGGAACTAGAATTCCAATCACTGTTGGTTCTGGAGGAGTAGGTGGAGGAGCAAATCCCGGTCAAGGAGTAAATGGAAATCCATCATCGTTTGGATCACTTATAACTTCTGCTGGTGGTGGAGGTGGTGGATCTCTCAATAAAGCTGACCCAACAACACAAACTTCAAATGCAGGATCGCCCGGAGGCTCTGGCGGTGGAGGTGGAGCTGGATTTCGTCAAGGTTCTGGGGGAGGAACGGGAAATACTCCACCAGTTGCACCTCCGCAAGGAAATCCCGGAGGAACTGGAACATTTTCTTTTGATGTAAAC